AAGCGAACGCGAAAGCGGAAGCGAAAGCGAAAGTGTCGCGCGTTTTCTCTTATTTAGTGAAAACGAAGCGAAACGAAGCGAAGCGAACGCGAAAGCGGAAGCGAAAGCGAAAGTGTCGCGCGTTTTCTCTTATTTAGTGAAAACGAAGCGAAACGAAGCGAAGCGAACGCGAAAGCGGAAGCGAAAGCGAAAGTGTCGCGCGTTTTCCAAATATGAAGAAAGTTTTCGAGAGTAATCTTGAAATCCCTACCGTGCAAGGGAAGCGTGCCGACAACGCCGACACGCTACAATACCGCCAATGCATCGGAGTCAGGTCGGAACCTGTTTTATCAAGAAGTTCCAACAGTACGACATTTACAATTCGTGTCTTCAGAGCGTGGCAACAAATTACACTTACGTTACACTGGCATTGCGGGTGTACCGCAAAATCAGAAGTAAGGGCAAACTGTGGGTGTACCACGGAACGCCGCGTATTTGTGCCAAAAAACTCCGGAAACATAGAAAAGTTATGTTGATATTGCGTTAAATAGAATTTCAGCGGCTTTTGCCGCTTAAAAGCATATAGAGCCTATCATTCGCATTTGATTGGTAGGCTTTGTTATGCCTTTAAGATTGGCAGAATTACACTTGAAAGGAAGTCGTAAAATGGAAAACACCTACATCGAATTGATGGCATGTAAAAAAATTGAGCTTGACAAGGCTGTCGTGCGTGTCAATGAAGCTCGAGCCGCGCGTGATATGGATGCTGTAACCGAAGCACGCGCAGAATGCGGCATTCTCGTAGAGGAATACAACACATATTCCCGTACAAATTTTTTCCTTGAATGTTTCGAGAAGGAAAATCCGATGGTGCACGCTATCAAAGTATATGAATACCCCACTATTCAGTGCGTAGACAAAATGAGCGAAACGCTCAACCGTTTTGTTCTCAGCGAAAAAGAAACACGCACTGCAGTCGACCTTCGCGAAATGCTTCTTTTTGCAAGAGATCGTTCCCTTCCTCTTGGCGCACAGCCTAATTGGTCGAGTATGATTGACGAGCTTGCAACTCGCCTTGAAGTTTATGCTTGCAGGGAGCTTAACTCTTCTGTGCCTAAGAAGACCGCAGGAACGGCTATCTATGCAAGAATTCAAGCTGAGCTTGCTGCAGATGAAAACGCACTGAGCAAGAACAAGCTCCTTGCGTTTCTTGAGTCGGTTGTTCTCGCAATGCTTGGCGAAGGATATGGTGTTATCAAGCAGGATATCAATCGCCTCATAATGTCCGAAATCAAGGAATCCCGTCAGGGACGCAGTCTTACTGCAAAATCCAGCAAAAAGATGATGGAATCTATTATGAGCATTTGCAACAAATCTATCACACACAACGAATATGCCGTCAGAACAAAAGGCAAGGATTATTTCGCAGAAGCAGAGCTTGTTCCTGCTACTGCTGTGGCAGACGCATAATCAAAAAGAAAATCACTTTCCATTTCGCATCACCATATCAGCCTCATAATTAAACCCGTATCCGAAAGCACCACCACACAGTGGTGCTTTTTAGTATGGGCTTAATGCTACGCAATTTGTCCATCGACTTTTGCTTTCAGCAGGGCGGTCGGTTGCCTTTGCCGCCGCCCCACCTCCTCTTAAAGGTGCATGCCCCGCAAAGGAAATCAGTCTTGAAATCGAGTTGGCATCACATTGCCAGAAAGGAAATGAGTTATGAAAAGAATCATTAACAAAATCACCAACAAACTCCTTGATTTGTGCGAAGAGGTTTACTACTTCGTGCAGGGCAATGGTGCAAACCTTGTCGCAATTCTCGCTTGCGTAGCAATTGCCGGCTATCTTCTCACGGTTTTATTCTAAATCAAATTCTAATTCAGAAAGGAAATGCTTATGTGCAAACATCCCGCAACCGAATCCATTGATGAGCGCATTGCTTATCTCGAAAACATCAAAGATCTGCTTGAAGTTGCCTATGATCGCAGAAGATGGCTCATGGAAGACCTCATCGACGAAGACACCGGCGAACTCATCGAAAAAGACGCAATGCCTCCGGAGGAAGGAACTCGCTATTATTATCAGTGGGAAGCCTGGAACGTCCTCATCAAAGACCTCGCTGCTCTTGCAGGCAAAAAGTAAATTAGAAAGGAAATCGCATATGAATTTAGAAACCTTCAAACGCGACCATCTTATCCCCTGCACAAAACCTATCATTGAGCACATACTCGATGAATATCTCTCGAATGAAATCGATTCTGAATCCGCTATGCAGGGCTTATGTCATCTTGCGACGTCCTGCGGATGTTTCCCCAGCAAAACCCCAAGCGAAATTCGTTTCGCATACTATATGAGCTACGTCAGCAGCATTTGTTCTCCCGACGCCAAAGAACAGCTCCGGGCCTTCGATAATCTTCGCGAATTTTTTGCTTCGCCCAAAAACGAATTTCCTATCGAATGGGTTCCGCGTCAGCTCAGAACTCTTCACCCGGACTTTTATGCCCGAAAGGAAATCGCAATCATAATCGAAATTTAATTTAGAATTGGAGGTGCATCACATGAAATGCAATGTAAAAGTGAACCGCAAAAACCTGCGCAACATCGCAAACAGAAACGGTTGGTTTATGATAATGCACTTTATTCTTGCGGCATTATTTTCCGAATGCATTCCCCTTTGCGTGGTTTTCTTTGCATTAGCAGCATTCTGCGCCTTCAAAGCAGTTCAGATTGAAAAGGTGTTGATGTAAACGGAATTTGTATTTGAAATCGCCATTGGCGTCATACTCACAGCAGTGCTTGTGGTAGCCCTCACGGCTGCCGCAATCGTTGTTATAGAAGATTTTGAAAGGAGTGTCATCAAATGAAAACGCTCGTTGTAGAACCCGGTAAAGCCGCATATGCAAAGGAAATTGGTTCCGATTTGGAATCCCTCCAGCATGAGGTTGGTGGCCTTATTGAAGTTCTCTACCCTTTCACTGATGAAGTTGCGATTATTTGCAACGACGAAGGCAAACTCTGCAATCTTCCGCCGAACAGGTTTCTCTACGATGAGGAAACCGGTAATGCAATTGATATTATCTGCGGAACATTCCTTGTCGTAGGCTTAACGGAAGACAATTTCGGTTCGCTTACTAAAAAGCAAATCGAAACCTATTTGAAAATGTATTCCAAAATTCCTAATATGCAGCAAGAGTTTGTTTTGCGTTATCTTGAACAGTTTTCCTGATTGAGCAATTAAATTAGAGGGGCCTTTAATAGGCCTCTCTTTAATAAAATGCTTGACAAAATCGTATTCTCTTATTAAAATGTTGTAAGGGATTGAATTTCCCGTAGGATTCAGCAACGTTGGTGGTAGACGGTGGAGTTTCTTCCAATTCTGCTTTATTGGAAGTTTCTTGCTGAATCCTACGGGGACTTTAACTCCCTAATTTTTTAATAGGTGGTAATAAGATGGATTATAGCCAGCAAATACAAAACGCAAGAACTAAATTCGCAATTAAAATTAATGAAGCACTGCCGAACGGCTATCAAGTTAATCCTGTGGTTTTTGAGAATATAATTGAGGCAATAGCATTTTTCCTATGGTATCACACAACTTTACCTTCGGATGAAGCTTATCATATTCAATTTTCAAAAGATTACGCCCCTCGTACTTCTGGTACATTAAGAGTTACAACGTTTTCTTTAGCACTAAGAGCTCCCGATGAATTTGAATGGCTTAGAGATATTCTCAAAAATGTTGATGTGTGTGAATTTTCTTCAGCAAATGAAGAAGAAATCGATATAGATTTCACATATCATGACTTATATATTCCGCTTGTAAGATCTTGATGCTTTTACGAATTTTATGCTTGACGAAAAATAAAACTTCTTATTGCTACCTCGCCTCACAAGTGGCATAAAGAAAACCGGACTCCAAACGAGCCCGGTTTTTTAGTGCCTCAACTGATTATACCCTCATTCCTTTCTGAATAGAGCTTTCTGAACCGTGCTCAGATTTTGAGCACGGTTTTTGATTGCTCAAAAATTAATCTCGTTTCATTTGAGCACCGTGCTCATGAAAATAAAATTACATTCAAAATCCAAGGAGGAAACCAAATTATGACCCTTACACCTTGTAAAATTGAGGACATTCCGTCCCGCAATTACTTCAATAACCTCACTCGTCACAGAGCGGCTCCTGCTTTTGATGCAGCAAACGCCGATTGCATCGCGTTTCTTGCAATGGGCGACGCTTGCTGTGTAACTAATATTTCAGACGAAAAGGAAGCAAACAAAAAAATGATCTCTTTGCGTTCGGTCATCAAGAAAAACGAATACCCTATCAAACCTCTCACTCGTAGAGGTGTTCTTTACCTCGTGAATACCGCAAAAGCAAAAGATTTTAAAATCTAAAAGCTGGACAACAAATTAGTCAATTTTTGACTAAAATGGCACCAGCACCCGCAAAACCTCTTGACAGATTCGAGATTCGTGATATAATAGCGTCACAAAATCAATCAAGACAACGAGGAAAGAGACGGGCGCAAACAAAGTTCGTCTCTTTTTTGTACTCAAAAATAAGAACATATGTTCGATACAATTCTGCACCATATATGAATTTAACTGAGGATTGCGTTATCGTCACCTCTGTTCTGACCATGCACACGGGGTTACAGTGTGCAAACACGGAAGAGTAGCACAATGGCAGTGCATGGCTCATAATTAAGTGAATCGTCTCTGGTACAAACGAATTTACTTTCAGAATCAAAATGGAAGTTCAACTCTTCCCTCTTCCGCTCACTCCGCATTATATGCCGAAAGGCATTTGAAAAAATAATAGAACATATGTTCTATTTTCTCACCTAACAAAAGGAGGCTGGCCTATGACACCTGAACTTGAAAGCTACATTATCGAAAAAGAAAGGCTTCTCACAGAGGAGTTTCGTTTGAAACTTGACTTTTACGATTACGCTGAGCTTGTAAAATGCACAACGGAATCGTCGGTGGATAAAGCCGCCAGAAGAATCACAAAAAGAAAATTGGAGGCGAATGAATATGACATATCCGAAACCCGGTCACGTCGTCGGAGAGACGGTTACACTTCATGACGGAAGAACAATAGTCATCAAGAAAGTTTATCTTTCAAAATTTGAGCATGGTGCTCCAATTTATGAAAGCACCGAAGGCAGTCTTTATGGTGATAAAAACTTTTATACAAAAGATGATGGTCTGCATGATGAATTGTTCGAGTATAAGGTAGGAGATGTCATCGAATTCGCAGACGCTCTCGTTCGAAAAAGATACGTGCCTCTGGGAGAAGATAAAATTCCTCTCTATGAAGTTGAATTTATTTCCGGAAGAAATAGAGGCATGGTTCGCGCCATCTTTGAAACCTCTGCCCCTTGGTTTTGACGGTGGGAGGTGACAACAATGAAACATGAGAGTTTTATAAAGCTTCGTCCTGGCGATAAAGTAAAATTCTTCTCTGATTGGAACGTTTTCGATGGCGGCTGGCCCGAGTATGTAAATGATAACATGAGGGAATTCGAAGGTAAAATTGTTACCGTAAAAACAAATCCGTATTTATGGACTTCTGACAACGAAGGCAAAGAGTATTTTGCGGTACGAATCGAAGAATGCTCTCGCGGATGGAACTATTGCGAAACTCTCTTTGAAGGTTTTGCAACATCTCCTGTAGGATTGGAGGAACTCATATGACGTTAAAGGAATTTGAAAGCCTCCGTGCTGGATCAAAGGTCACCAACTCAAATAGCACTTGGAATGGAGTTGTAACGCAAGCATTCCATGACAACGGCACTATCAAAGTTCATTGGGTAAGAGTTTCCAATACAAACCAAACGCTTGACGAAACATACAAGTATAATGAAGTCGAGAATTGGGTTCGTTTTGTTTCAAACCCCGTAGCATTGGTTGGATTGGAGGAAATCATATGACAAAGCAGGATTTTGATAAGCTTTGCCCTGGAACAAAGCTTTACATAAAGAGGATTGTATATGGCATCGTTACCAAGGTAACTCCCGAAGACGGACGCACCGTGTTTATAAAGTGGAATGATGTTTCTTCAGAAATAAAATATACTCTCCCGCTTCTTGCTGATTATGAATTTCAATATCCAAATAATTCCGTACGTCTGGAGGAAATCATATGATAACCAAAGAACAATTTGATAACCTTAAAGTTGGCGATAAGGTTCTTCATTCTTGTGATTGGGGGGATGCCAACTTAAAAGGTATGTTCGGAAATGTTACAAAGGTGCGGCCCAATAGAATAAGTGTTGCATGGAGAATATCTTCTAATGAATACCACTATACAAATGAGCCGTCAGGGCTAAAGTGTTTTGACTCTTACCCGCAGTTCTCAACTATAAACATATCTGAGATCATATAAGAAAGGAAATGAAAATGCTTACCGAAGAACAGTTTAAAAATCTCAAAGTTGGCGATTTAATTGCTTATAACAATACTTTCACGGCTCCTCGTGTAGGGAAAATCATTTCAACTTATGGCAACTATATCGGCATCGTATGGAACGGTTGGGGCCGTTCTGAACCCGATGGTCGCAATGACTCTGAGGGTGCTCGATCCGAATTATTTATGGTTTGCAAAGTTCCGATGTCCTATGAAGAATATCGATCTTTAAAGTGTGGAGAATACTTCTACGACTCTTCCGTACGGAAAGTTCTTCAAGTTGTAGACCCACCACATCTTTGTTGCAATATGGGTGCTACATATAAAGGCGGTATATATGATTACACCCTTAATGACGACATCGATTTCAAAATTCATTCTGCATTCAATCTAACCATCAATAAGCCTGTAAAACTGTTCAAAATCATTTAAGAAAGGAAAATAAAAATGGAATCAAAAATCAATCTCCGCATTCTCCGCGAAGGCAAACCCGCCATTTATGAATCTATTGAAAGAGGAACTATGACTTTTGGTTCTCTTTTCAAAAAGTATCCCTTCCCTCCTATTACCGAAGAGAAAATGAAACGTTCAAGAACATTGAAAACCGCAGCGTTTCCCGTTCTCTTTGTTAATGAACACACTTTCATCGGAACTCCGGAAGTTGATAATTTCATTACTGAGAACCGTCCTGTGGAGGAACTGATTTCCGGGCCTTCGCTGGTGGTACAGATGCGATACAGAGTTCCCATCATTGAACGTCCCGCTTTTTACGGAAGACCTGCCGCGCCAGAGGGAAACCCTTACGACTATATCAGTCTATCTGCCGACCTTGGTGTACCGGAAAGCTACTGGGATGACTTTGGTTAAGAGGTGATGACACCCATGGAGTTCAGAATTATTCTTCATATGGCCTCAGTAGTTTTGTTTTCTTATCAAGCTATGACAAGTTACAAAAACGAACGGTATTTCTCCGCAAGCGCCTATGTACTGCTTGTTGGCGTTGGCTTGATTAATCTTGCAAAGGCAGTGATTACATGACATTTCGGAAAGGAGTTCGTAGTATGTACGGAGATTTCAGTTACAACGTTTATGAAAACGGACGCATTATGCAGTTTGTTTCCGATGAGGAATACAACGAATTCCTCGAAGAACAAAAAGAAGAGGAGGAAGAAAGAACATCATGATATCAAAGGAAGATTTTATCCAAGGTGTCACCAGCCATGGGCACGAATCGCGTTTGAGGTTTATGACTCTTGAACAAATCCGTTGTCTTCGTCAAACAAAAGAACACGGAATGTGCGTTTTGGTGACGGAGAACCCCTCCGAAAAGGTATTGTTCGGTAGCATGAACATCAATTCCGGCTATGGATATGCAAATATGCTTCTGTTCAATCCGCTATACTCGAAGAACACTTATTTTACAAGCGGCAATCTTAAGTCTATTTACGACAATGAAGATTGGAATGACTTGGAGTATTATATCGTTCCTGCTGCTGGAACGCTTGTGAACATAGAGGAGTTGATATGATATGGAACCAACAAAAGATTTAACATACCATTTCATTGAAGCTTGCGAACAGTGCCATTTCCCTGTAAAGAAAATTTCAATAAAGGAATTTATTTCTCGAGCAGAAAGCGGAAAAGAAAGCTTTGTTTATTTCGCTTCAGATGAACAAAAGCAAAAAATCATGAACGAATCATCCAGTGTATATTATTGGTTGCACTTCGATGCTCTGCCTCGAATCTATTGCTTGGAGGGTTCTGATGAGCCCGAAGATTTTAATAACAGGGACTTCCAGCCGTTTTACGAGGGTTGGATGCCGGGAACATCAAAAGAGGAAATCTTTTCTTCTGTTGAATGGTACCGGGACAACACCGGCATAGATCATTGCTATGTTATTAAGGATTCTGAATATGACCTTATAAACATAGAAGAACTTATTTAAGGTATTAATTTGGGAAACCAATTTAATATATAAATCAAAAAAAATTTTATTATGAAAGGAGCCACTAATTATGGCAAAAATCAAAGTCGCTGGTAGCGTCTACGTAATCGAAAGCGAATACACCAAGGAGGAAATCCAGACTGTCGCAAAATACCGTCCCAATCTCCTCAAACTCTTCGACGAGGACAAGCGTCCTGTTTTCGCCGTAGGATTCGGTGAAAAGGCACAGATCGACACCTTCTGCGTTCAGTTCAACGATGAAACCCACGCAGAAAAATCTGTCGCTTGCCTCACTATGCCTCTCCCCAAAGGTGCTGGCAAAGCCGAAGACCTCGTGGTAGAAGCAGTTGGCGTTGCAATTCTTCGTGTAAACAAAGTTGAAGCAAATATCGCAACTGCCCTCAAGGAAATCGAGAAAGAAAAAGCCGCTATCAGAGAAACAGTCACTGTCATCTGATTGAGAACAGGCTTTAGGGAGAGGAGTTAGTTTTCTCCTCTCCCGTCAATCTCACAAACAAAATTCAATTCAAATCAAATTAAAATTTATATATTAAAAGGAGATTTATATTATGGTACAGGTTTACTATTCTGTTGATTCCAACTGCAAATCCGAAATCGTTGATGGAGGCATGACCCTCAAACAGTTCTGCGAAGGACACGGCATTGCCACCTCCAGACAGATCATCGTCAACTCCGATGTTGTAACCGATTGCAACGTCACTCTCAATTCTCTCGCTGATGGAAGCAACATCGTTGACATCGTTGTTTCCAACAAACTTCAGAACGCTTAATCGTTCGACCCATTCCCTTTTCTATGGAGGGTGGGCAACCACCCTCCTTCCCTTTCAAAATAATTTTACATTCAAATAAGGAGTGAAACCGCAAATGGATGAAAGATATCCTGTAGCTGAGCTCTCTACCCACATCGAAATAGGCGAGCTTGCCCTTGCCGAATGTTATCCGAACATCGTAGAGCATGGAACTGAACAAGACAAACACGAGGTTCCCCGTATCGTCTTTAGAGCATGTCTTCCTCCGAGACTTAAAGATGGGGAAATCTTCAACTTTACTTCCATAAACTTCGCAAACGAAACCGTCGATGGCACAAAGGGAAAAGTTGAAGCACTGGAACTTACACCTGGTTCCCTTTACTACATTTATGTAGGACAGTACAAAACTTTGAAAACTCCGCTCAAAGCTATTTTTACAAAACGTGGCTTTGTGCCTAACGATATAGTAAATAAGTTTTTCGATGGTCGCATCGAAAAACAGGAATATAAAAATGAAGGCGACTTTATTCAAACTTATTACAACGAAAAAGACAAGATTTCAGTCGTTGTCGGTTCTATCGTTGGTGAATATTTCTGGAACGTGTGTGCAGCAGTATGCCCCAGAATTATTCCTTGGTATTTCAATGTGAAACCCGATTTTACTTTTGAAAACCATCCCCTCAATGAACTTGAAAGAGAACTTGTTAGAGCTATCGACATTGGTGATAACGAATTTGTTGCCGCTGCTCAGAAAATTTATGAAGGAACTGATGTTGCTGAAAAAGTACAGAGCATCAAATTCAAAAATGCTTACAAAAGCGTAAAAGGAAAACTCCTTCGTAATGCGACCTCTGAACTGGATAATCTTAACAGACAGTATCGTGATACCGTTGCAAAGCTTGAAGATTATGCAGCACGCATCAGGGATAGCTATCTTAGAAAACGTTCTCTTGAGGTAGACGAAGATGGTGATGGCTCTGAACTTGCAGTTCTTTTCACTGGAAGACCTTCAATTGCGATTCGCACTTGGCAAGGCAATGATCTCATTTTTACCGCCACCGCAAATCTCACAGCGTTTAAAGACCCGACTCATGACATTGATGATATCCGCAGAAGAATTTACTGTGCTTATCGCGATAAAGAAAAGGAAATTACTGAAAAAGAAGCAATCAAGCTCATGGAGTCAGTCTTTATTGAGCGTGAAATTAAGGTTCCTGTTTATTCGAACTTCAGACTTTCCCTTGAGCGCGGAACTCTTTCTGTAATAAGCAAAGATGAACCGGGACTTTGCGAACCCGCTCCTAAATTCGCCGGATATGCTCCCCAGCCGCATCATTACTATTACAGATGTCTTGGAACCAACGAGAGCAGAATGACTGAATGCATGAGCGTCGGCAACTACGTTGGTGCCGTTTCTCAGGCAATTGGTTCTTGCCCATATCTCGTATTCACCGATGATTGCGTAGTTGAAAGATACTCCAAAGAACAGCTTTGGAATAAACATCAGTGTCCTTATCTTCTTCCTGATGGACGCAAAGTAAACTACATAGATGCAGTTGCATGGCTTAGAGAAAACAGTTAAGGAGGGAAATTTATGCCGAAACCTATTAGAGCAACTGAAAACATGATTGAAGAAACCAAGGCAGCTCTGCTTGAAAAAGTAGATTCGTTTCTTGAAAAACTCAAAACTGATGTTCTTAAAGACGGAACCATTGAGTTCAAAATGCCTTATGCTTACACTTCAAAAGACTATGACAGACCCCAGGTCGAGTTTACTCCCGAAGCATGGGCTAAAATGTCCGCTCTTGTTTGTATGACAAACAGTGAGGTTGCTTGGAATGGTATTGTCGATCGCATCGATGAAACTCATTTCAAAATTACCGACATTCTTGTTTACCCTCAGAAAGTCGCTTCTGCAACCGTTGAAGCGGATGAAACCGAAAGGGCTCTGTGGCTTTCAAAAATTCCTGTTCAGCAGAGATGCAAACTTAATTTTCAGGGACATTCTCATGTCAATATGGCTCCTTCCCCCTCTTCTACAGATATGATTTGCAGAAAGGAAGTAGTTGAAACTCTTGACGATGATGGGTTCTTTATCTTCTTCATTATGAATAAATCTTTTGAGTTCACTGGAGCTCTTTACGATATGGAAAGCAATGCTCTCTTTGATACAAAAGAAATTGATTTTGTGGTACCCGTTGGAGAAGACCTTCTCGGGTGGGTGAAAACCGAAAAAGAAGATAAGCTCAAAGCCAAAACCTACGGTGGAACTTATAATTCCAATTACAGTAAATCTAACGTGAGCCAATTCCCTTCCACTTCTGGTGCTTCTTCCGGCACTAAAGAATCCAAAGGCTCTAAAGGAAAAGAGTCTGGGAAAAAGAAACCTCTCACTAAGACTCAGCTCCAGATTTCTGCAAGCACTATCGTTACTGCCCTTACCGTAGGTTGGCTTGAAGCAGACGAAATTCTTGAAGAATTGCTCGAGTCTGTTAACGCTGGCTTCACCAAAAACACAATAGACGACCTTCTTGTTGAAGCAGAAATCATAAAAGAAGAGCATGATGCTATTGCTCAGTACGGTAGTTACAAAGGATTTTACGGTAACCAGTATGGTAGTCAGTATGGGTACTAAATTCAAGTTCAAAGAAGGAGACCGCGTCATTTATGTGCGGCAGTGTCATTCTGAGCCTCCCACGGAAAAAATTCAAATTGGGGACAAAGGCGTGGTCTCGAGATGCTTTGAAGACACTTGGGATGATTCACCAGACCTCGTCAATACTTATCGAGTTGATTTCACAGAAGAATGGGAGTATTTCACTGGAGACGAACTCACAAGTGATTTCTCCTTAGTTAATATTGAAGAAATAATTTGAAAGGAGTGGTTAAATGTTTTCTGAACAGGAGGCAAATAGAAAATTTTGCAAATTTATACGGGACGGATTTGGGTTAAATCCTATGCCCATCACTCCAGACGAGTTGTCTCGCATTGCAAAGAAAAGAGTGGCTGTTCTTGTCCATAACCCAGATCAAGCAAAGGCGCTTGGCTATACAAGCCTTTGGGCGTTTGGTGAGGATCACAGAATCTTTGCCCCGTTCTATGATTACGATCTTGATGAGGCTTTTGATGAGTTTGACTCAGCTTCATTCAATAGTGACGCAAATATCACATATCTTTCGAGTTATATTCAATCCGAAGAACTTGATGAAGAATGGGTTTTGAGAGATATCAGAGAATATAACGAAGTTTACTACGTTACAAATGAAATCATAGAACTCGTCGGAATCGATGAGCTCATATAAGGAGGCTTTGTATGGGATACTACAGTGATGTTGGACTTGCAATGTATAAAAAAGATTTTATGGATATGCTCAATCATTTCAAAGCTTCCAACGAGGAAGCGCATCGCACTTGGACGCATGCTGATGATTACAGTTTGTTTGAAAATCGAAAAGACCCATCCAATCCTGTAATATTGGCAAAAATATATACCACAAAATGGTACCGTGAATTTTCCGATGTAGATGCGACGATGCAATATCTGTATCATTGTGACAGCGAAAACATCCAATACGTTTACGTTCACATTGGCGAAGACTTAGAAGATAACGAAGAATTATACAACGGAGATTTGTGGGAATATTGCGGTATTCAGCGCTCTATAGAGTCTGATGTTGCTCCCAATGCAGTTGGAAATTATGCTCAGATTTTCAAACAGAATGAATCTGTAAACATAAACGAAATCATATAAGAAAGGAATTTGGATTATGGATCTTGTACGTTCTTATGAATTTTTCAAGCCCGAAAAATGTGACGGCAGAGTGCATATCATCGGCTGTGGTGCAGTAGGCAGCACTGTTGCAGAAAATATTGCTCGTCTCGGTCTCACAAAAGTTTCGCTTTATGACTTTGACACAGTCGAAGCTCATAACGTAGCGAATCAGATGTTTTACGCAACCGATATCGGTCGGCTCAAAGTTGATGCTGTTGCAGAAATGATGACTCGCATCAACCCCGATATTGAAATCGGTTCGAAAGGACTTCGCCTTTTTAAACACGGTTACAGTGATCAGCCTCTCGATGGATATGTATTTCTCGCAGTCGATAACATCGAGCTGAGAAAGAAAATTTGTGAGGAAAACTCTGGTAACCCGGCCATCAAAGGTATCTTTGATATCCGCGTAGGTCTTGAAGATGCTCAGCATTATGCTGCTGACTGGCAGAGCATTAAAGACCAAGAGCGTCTTCTTTCTACCATGCAGTTCACCAAAGAAGAAGCAGACGAGCAACAGCCCGTATCTGCGTGCAACCAGCCTCTTTCTGTCGCACCTACTATCAGATGCATTTGTTCGATGGCTGTTGCAAACTTTATGAGAATGGTAAAAGGAGAAGAATGGAAACATATTATTTTCTCCAATCCCTTCATGTCTTATTCTAAGGCATTTTAATTAGAAGAACCGGAGCTCATTAGAGCTCCTCAAGTAAACAAAAATAAAAATCCATATCGATCGCGCTAAGTGTCATGAAACGAAAGCGATTTTTTAGGTGTGACCAAAAGAAAATGATTAGTAGAAGGTAATAGCCCTGGGACGGCGATTGGCATCCTAGATCTCGAACGGGTGCTTCGTAAGTTCACTCAAACCTCAAAAGAGAAACAACTCAAAACCGTGGTTGCTCGCGACATCACACACGAAATCATGTGTGCCAAGATGAGCTTATCACTAGTACAGGTAACTCACCTCTACCCAAAGAATTGCTGTAACCCAGTAACAACTAGTGTTCCTGATCTGAAGTAGCAGCAATCACATATATAGGATATGGAAGAAAGGAGCAATAATGTATTACATAACTTTACCTGCCTCTCCCCATGAAAAGCAAATCACGATTGATGAATTTTTAGCAGGGGATTTTAGTTTTGAAAACATAAACAGAAGAGATATCCCCTACACAAGAACCATCAAGACAGAAGCAATTCCGTTTGCCATAAAATCGAAAACTCATGTGCATTCTATGATTCGTTCACTCGAAAGAATTGTGGAAGCCACTAAGGACTTTGATTTGGCACATATGGAGAAATACTATCGTCATTATGAAATACCTAAGAAGAATGGCGGTAAACGTCCTATCGACGAGCCTCTCGGTGCCTTAAAGTCAAGCCTCAAGCTTCTCAGACATTGCTTTGAATACGACTGTGCTGCAAAATGGCATACTTCTGCATATGCTTACGTCCCTGGTAGAGGAACCAAAGATGAGAGATTGTACCATGCCAACAGAGGCAGTCGTTGGTTTGAATACCTTGACTTCCATAACTTTTTTGGAAGTTTTACATTTAAATATGCATGGGAAACCATCACGCATATTTACCCTTTTTGTATGATTGTTGAACATCCGGAAGGGAAAATTGCTCTTGAGCATTGCCTTAAGCTCTGTTTTCTCAAAGGAGGCCTGCCTCAAGGAACCCCTATCTCTCCCATGCTCACGAACTTACTTATGATTCCTTTTGATTTTGAAATGTCAAAAAGTCTCGCTCATAACTATGGAGACAAAAAGTTTTACTACACAAGATATGCGGATGATATCTGTGTTTCGTGCTCAAAAGATTTCAACCCAAAGGAAATCGAAAAAGCCGTGCTCGTTATGTTGAAAGACTGTGGTGCTCCTTTCGTGCTCAACACGAAGAAAACCCACTACTGTTCCTTTGCGGGACACAACTTCCATTTGGGACTGATGTATAATGCCAACAAAGAAATCACAATTGGCTGGAAAAAGAAAGATGAAATTAAAGCCATGCTCACAAACTGGGCTTTGGACACAAAAAACGGGCACGAACGTTCAGTACACGATGCTCAGGTTGTGCTCGGTCAGTTCAATTACTTTCGTCAGCAAGAGAAGGAATACGCCGATTATGTTATTTCTCACCTTAGCGAAAAGTATAAAATCGATATTGAGCACGCACTATTAGCTCGCATCAAGGAGGCTTGAGCACGATGATAAGTGAGAAAGCTTTTCAGAATTTGAAGCCGGGAGATTCTGTGCTCATAGTTGATGAGTGGGATCTTGATGGGCTTTGCAAAGAAAATTCGTTTGGCGAAATGGATCATTGGCTTGGCAAAAAGATGACAGTAAAAAGTGCAGCATACAATGACGGAGACAATCCCACCGTCCAAATGGAAGAAGATTCAGAAGAAGGCATCTTCGGTCATGGTTGGTATTGGAACCGTTTTTGTATCAAAAAAGTAGTTATTGCTACATCTGACATTGTTGGATTGGAGGAATTGATATGAGTGACCTTGTGCTTGAAATCGGTGACATTGTCGAAGGAACAAAATATTGGAACAAAGTCTGGGGTCGAGGTGAAGTTATTCGTATCGACAGAGGATCTGGATTAGATCCTCACACTGAATATGCCGTAGTAAAATACGAGAATGGAAAACGCCATCATCATTTTAAAATTGGAACAGAAGAAGTTCGCAGAATCGGCAGAAAAATTCCAGTTATAAACATATCTGATTTAATCTAATGAAAGGAGTTTAACTATGAACAACATATCTGGCTTGAGCATCGGTGACAGAGTAGAATTCACCAACAATGGTTGTGCAGACAGAGGAAGAGTTATCGGATATCTCACAAAGGAAATGGTTGAAGAACTTGGAACTAGACCAGGCGGTAGTGATGATAGCCGATTCATCGGATGGGCTCTTGTAATGTTGGACGACCCTAATAACTACTGCGACAGTGATTTCAAACGAGTTACCGGAGCTTGTTATGTAGCTAAACTTCATGACAATGTTAAATTGATTGAAGCAGCATGGGAATTGGTGGGAGTTGATGAGCTTATATGATGGAATTTTCAAAAGGACAAAGAGTTATTTGTGTAAAAGATTTTGATTATGTGGAAAAAGGAGACACTGGCGTAGTTGCAGGTGAAAGAGCAACCGAGTTAGCTTGGGTTCCGGTAAGATGGGATGTCAAAAAAGACGAATTGCATGATTGCAATGGCCTGTGTGAGATGTATCATGGCTGGTTTATACCTTGCAAATACATTGCAAAAACAACTGAACCCATAAATATCTCTGAGTTAATATGAAAGGAGCCTGTTGACTATGGCCGACATTGATAACCTGCTTGAAAGACTTGGCTTATCCAGTGAGGATGAGCTTACCATAAAACAAATTAGCGATGAAATCGAAGAATTAACCGGATCTATTGCAAACGAATTCGTTTGGGGAGATGAATACGGTAACATTGCTTTATATGAATCAGAGGTAAATTACCTTGTTGATCTTCTTGAAAGAAAACGGTCTCAGAAAGGAGTACGATATGGGATTTAAACCTAAATTTAAAATCGGCGATTTCGTCGAATTTAGCCAGCGAGGCAAAGATCGTTATTGGCTTTACAAAACCAACAGAGAAAGCAGAATCCTTTCGGTAGACGATTACTGGGATGGTGGGAAAAAGAGAAAAGAATACCTTGTAAATGTTTACGAGAAGGTTCGACCGGATCGAGGTCAGCATCGTTGGTTTAAGTCTGGAGAACTTGAGCTCAGGAAAGTCGAAGCTCCTGTGGGCGTAGAGGAACTGATATGAAAGACTATAGCCCTTGGGTAGTAGAAATTGACGATGGGTTTGTAATAACATCTAGTTTCCCACTCACTCCTGGCCATCTTATAGAAAGAATTATATCGGCAGATGATGAGCTTATTTATTCTGGGAAGCTTAAAGTGATTGACTGTAATAGTGCCTGTTTGGGATGGAACTACGGCTATTATAAAATTACTCTAAAAAAGGTAGATGATATTATAAACATTGAGGAGTTGATATAGATGTTTATTAAGCCTGGAGACTTAGTACAAATTAACCCAGAACAAAAAAATATGCTCACTTGGAGTGACTGGGTTAAATTTGGGAACAAACCGCTGGCTGTCCACGCTGCCTCGGAGCATTGGCTTACTATAATTGATCCTGATGATGCTGAAATAAAAGTAACCGGAGATATTGGTCTGTTTATTCCATGGGGGTTTGTAGGCTCTCAGATCCTTAATATAGAAGAAATTATATAAAAGGAGGTAGTCAAAATGCAGTTTTATTACGGTCAAAGAGTACGTTGCATAGATGTTGCTGACGGAAATGGTTCCGTGGTAGGGCAAATAGGTACAGTCCGTGATTTTACAACATCTTATGATTCAGAAGACGAGCTTTGGCCCGGGGTTGAATTTGATGAAGAAATTGAAAACGGACACTCTCTTGACGATGCAGAAACCGGTGAGGCCATAGCGTGGGATCATGGTTGGTATTGCCCTCCAAAAACCTTAATCCTTCTTGAAATGCCGATTGGAGTTGATGAACTCATATGAAATTCCATTATGGGCAGAGAGTCAGATGCACCAAAAAACCAACCGACATAACCGATACCGAGCGAGGTCGTTCCTTTGTTGGCCTAGTTGGAACAGTCTTATGCGTTAATCGTAAAGGATTTGGAAATCAGAACGATAGGAATGATTGGGTCGGTGTCTGTTTTGATAAACCAATTAGAGACGGACACGCAATCTTCGATGATAAAGAACAAGAGTGGGTTTCACCTTTAACAGGATGGTACTGTTCCCCTGACGTTTTAGCTCCGCTCTTTGAATCAGTCAATATAAAAGAAATTATATAAAGGAAGTCTAGTTTATGAAATTTAAATATGGACAGGTAGTTAAATGTATAGCCGTGCCTGATGGTGAATATTCATTGCTTGGCAAAACTGGAATCATCAGAGAGTTTATGGAAGACGAAGAGGAACCCTGGTACGGAGTAGAATTCGAAGATTGGAATGAAGGACATTATCTGGATGATGATGAGACTGGGCAAATACTTGATGTTGATTCAGGATGGAATTGCCCTGAGCATACGCTTGTAGCTTCTCTTGAAGTTATTAATATAGAAGAAATTATATAAAACCATTGTTTGATAAGCATAATCAATTGCGTAATAACAATTGATGCTTCTTGGTGTGACCAAAAGTAAAAAATTAGCAGAAAGAAGGGTACCACGCCTCCGGAGGTAACCAACCCTGCGAGGTCTGGGAAGCGAAGGCACTGCTGAACTCCAGCAGCTGGCGGATGATCATGAATTCTAGGATTACACATGTATCCCGAAAGAAATCAAAAAGTTAACCCGCAGCCTTCCTGAAAAATCTGCGATGAAACACATCTAACACGGTAAAGCTCATGCCCATCAGGCTATGGGCCCTACGACGCCGGCGCCCGCAAGTGTGATAAGTTATCAAACATATTTTATAAAATGAAAGGAGTTTTGAATCCAATGTATCTTGAAATTGAGGATGAGCTTCCGGCTCTTCTTTACAAAGAATATAAAAAGGAATGGTGCGAGGAACGCCGATACGAGCTCGAGGAAATGGAACTTGTCGCAGAAGATGAGGATTATAGCGGAGAATGTTTTGCCTGCTATGGTGAATTTTGTGACAACGAACTTCAAGACGGAGAATATGCTGTACATCTAATGGCTCGCGTCTTGGAAAATTCCCCACAAGCTCAAGCCCTCAAGGAAATGCTTGACATTGATGATTATGCCTTTGAGAAGAGGTATTGATAAATCGTGAAAATGGAGGAATTTGCATGAAAGTAAACCTTTGCAATAATGCAGGCTACGGTGAAATTATTGTTTCCTATGATGTGACAAGAGAACTTACGGCTGAAGAAAAGCGAGAAATCCAGGACGCTCTCGATACATATCTTGAAGAAGAGGAGTTCGACGAAGATTCTTTTATAGATTATTTCTATGAAGAACTTTCAAAGAGAGGACTTATTAGCTACGATAACCCTGTTGTCGCAAGCTTTTATATATAAGATAAATTAAAAGCTCACATTGCATATTGGAACCGAGATATATTATGAATTAATTAGAATAGGCTTACATGGACAATATATCCCGTAAAAATTAGTAAATGTTCCAAGCTTTATGGTGTAACCTGGAGTAAACAAAAAATATCACAAAGATTTTTTCGTTACTCTCCTCCAGGGCGTGCCGTGCCACTGGCACGCCTAGGAGGAGAGAACGAGCGCTCGGGTTTCGACTGCTGAGTCGACGAAGATGCCTAATGGCTAACGCCAACGGCATCACGAGACTCAGCAGCGAAACGTCCATGCGTCACAGAATGTGAGAATAGCTTCTAAGCCGTTGCGCTTAACAGCGGCATTCCAGAGACGAAATGCATAGCTATTCGTCTTAAGTAAGATCTTGCTTTAGCCCGTCTGCCATGTGCAGAAAGGGTCGTCGAATTCGTTCCAATCTTTGGTCACGAGTTCTGGAGCCGACTAGTTCGGCGAGGTGATTCCCTGCCTTAATGTGGACTTAAACAAAGACCGCTTATCGATGGTGCGGTATATAAATTATTCGATGCGTGAAATGTTTGTCGCTACTCGGCAAGCGACTAATAAAAGGCCGAGTTCAAAGCTGCCCGTTGTTGCAAAAAGCTCGGCGGGGGCGAGCGATGAAGCAGATGATGGGGTCAGTTCCGTACATCTGTGGAGCTTTGCACGAGGGTTAAGAAAAGCATGTAACCACAGACTGACTAGGCAAAAGCCGAAAGAAAATGCTTTCCGTGTTGGGCTGACACGTAAAAAATCTGGAAATTTGAACCAGGTACATTCCCTGCTTCAAACATTCTTGTAGCAAAACTGTGGCGGAAAGTGTGACAGGTTATTTTCGGGAGTTTTATTGTTTCGCTAAAGTTTGAATTAATATTGACCAGATAATTCAATCAGCCCACATGCGTGGAGAGATACCCAAGTGGTTGAAGGGTTCGGTCTTGAAAACCGATAGGCGTGTAAAAGCGTGCGGGGGTTCGAATCCCCCTCTCTCCGCCAAAGGAATTTTTTAATTCCCTCTTCAAAAAACATCTGAAACAATAGAAAGGAGGCAGGACGTCATGGGACTTGGTCTTAATTATGATCAAATGAACAAAAGCAGAGAAGACGACGAACAAGGCAGATACTATTTAGGCAATGGTTTGTGGACACACCCGGAGACTGGTGGGGATTTCTTCTTTGAAGACGAAAGCAAAAATAAATAGTATTGCAAAAATCCGAGGGTGATGCAGTGGTAGCAATTTAGCCTCATAAGCTAAAAGTCGTAGGTTCGAGTCCTACCCCTCGACCCACCCGTAAGGGGAATGCAAAAGAGGAACAAAATATCATTTATTTGTGTTGTTTCGCAAATTTGCACCGAGTTGGCGCTCGGCGCAAATCTGGGGATGTGGCTCAGTTTGGTTAGAGCTCCTGTTTTGGGAACAGGAAGCCGCAGGTTCAAATCCTGTCATCCCCACCATCACATGGTTAAGGTATTCAAGTGGTCAAAGAAGGGAACCGTAAATTCCCGTTCGTAGAGCTGGCTAGCGTGCGCTCGTAGAACTTCGTAGGTTCAAATCCTACCCTTGCCACCAAATAAAAATGCCGGTGTGTCGTAATTGGCAAACGGGGCGTACTCAAAATGCGTTTTTCTGTGGGTTCGAATCCCACCACCGGCACCAATCTATTATACATTATTATAATAGACACCCTCCTTTGAATGTAGAATTGGGAACGATTTCTATTGCGGTTAGATGGCATAACTAATCGGGAGAAATCAAGTGCTGAGTAGAGGGTTATAAGCACTGCGGGTCGTAATATGAAAGGATGATGCCATTTGATTGAAGGCCTAGATTATACTGTCTATACATGTAAAGACGGCAGACAAAGGGTTTATATTAAAGAATCGAAAAAAGTAATTTCCTATCCTCGTTTTTTAATGGAACAATTTCTTGGGCGTGAATTATTACCCGAAGAAGACGTTCACCATATTGATGGAAACCCATTGAATAATGAATTAGATAACCTACAAATTATTATGCATGGTGAACATCAACGTCAACATATGCCATCGAAGTACCATGATAAAGTTGCTGTTTGTGTTTATTGCGGAAAAGAATTTTTATGGACGGCTAAACAGCAACAAAATTATTATGGGAATAGATATAGACGCCAATTAGGCCCTTTCTGCTCTAAGAGTTGCATAGGAAAATACAGAAGAGAAAAACAATTGGTGTCGTAATAAGCCGGGGTGGTGAAATTGGCAGACACATCAGGTTTAAGCCCTGACGAGCAATTCGTAGGGGTTCGAGTCCCCTGCCCGGCACCAGTTTGGAAATTAAATTTCCAAAACAAAAGCGATTCCTTTCATAACAACTTTTGAGGATTAGTTGTAAAATAAATCCTCAAACAACATGGCGTAGCTCAGTTGGTAGAGCAGCCCAGAGAGGGGCGTGTCTCAGGTTCGATTCCTGCCGCCATGAGATATGTATCTTGCCTCAGTACAAGGCTGACGCCTCGGAAAGACGAGGGCATGCGCTGGTGTAGCACAATGGCAGTGCAGCTGATTTGTAATCAGCAGGTTGGGGGTTCAAATCCGTCCACCAGCTCCAAGTATAAGTATTAATCATAATCCCTCCTTTTTCAAAGCGCCGGCAGGCCGCTTTATAGTCTGCCACGCCTACTTGCGGATATAGTTCATCGGTAGAATGCCAGCTTCCCAAGCTGGATAGGCGGGTTCGACTCCCGTTATCCGCTCCATTCGCATTAAAGACACTTCGCATAAGAAATCGGTAACTAATTTCTTACTGTACCGGTGCCTGCGCTGGTGCAGGTTCTTATGGTGGTTGTGAAATAAGTGTCGCCACTGATGTTGCCCCACGCACAGAGGACGGAACGTGCTGCCGTCGCCATTATTGGAGATGAGGAAATTGCAACCCTCCTGTGTTTATGTGCTCGTGAGGCGAGTAGCAATTGAGCTTGAAGGTGCTCACCTAAACACCTTCCGCTGTTGTGATGACGTGTGACGGTTCTGACACGTCGGTAAAATAAAAACTGACCGGGCGTGGGGCGGCGCAATCTCCGCCCCACTTCAGCGAAAATGCGCCTGTGGCGAAATGGCAAACGCGCCAGATTTAGGATCTGGTGTCGAATGGCTTGCGGGTTCAAGTCCTGTCAGGCGCACCAAGGCCATCTTTTATCCTTTCTTGCGAGGGTACAGATGCCGCTGCTTTTTTATTCTTCATAAAATTGCCGATGAAAGTCGGCTGACGGCGGGAAAGACCGCGTCTTTCTGGGCCTTTAGCTCAACTGGCAGAGGAGCCGCCTCATAAGCGGTTGGTTGGGGGTTCGAGTCCCTCAAGGCCCACCAGCTCAAAACCATGGTTATCTGGTTTCCAGGAATTGGCGCTCGCGTCGGTACCGTTTTTTGAGATAACCAGCTTAAGCTTGCTTCTATAGCTCAACTGGCAGAGCGGTTCATTCGTAATGAACAGGTTTACGGTTCGATTCCGTATAGAAGCTCCACACTGGGGTGTCGCCAAGCGGTAAGGCACAGGACTTTGACTCCTGCATCTCGTGGGTTCGAATCCCGCCACCCCAACCAAAAATAAATTAAGGAGGAAAATTAAATGGGATATTACACATACTTTAGCATCAGTATTGATAACGCTAAACCAAACCAGTTTATTGATATTTATAAAGCATTCTATAAATGTATGTATGATGAAGAAATCGACCCTTCAGATAAAAGACATCCCTATGAACGAGATGGAAAAATCTATGTTCAAGGCTACGAAGGAAGAGAATTTGAAATCACTGATATTGAAGATGAAATTAACTCAAGTTTTCTTAATGATGATATGAAATGGTATGATTATTATGAAGATATGCAGAGCATCTCTAAACTGTTTCCTGAAGTAATTTTTCATCTTAGCGGAGATGGTGAAGATTCCGACGATCTCTGGGAAGCCGATTTCATGAATGGGTACGGTGCAATCAGGGCGGCAATAATTCCCGCATTTGATGAGGAAGCCTTTCTCCAGTGGGTTTATGAAGCGAATCCTCCAAAACCTAAAAATGGTGTAGGAATAGAAGAATTGATATAAAAATAAAATGCACGTTTGGAGGAGTATTTTTAATGACATATTATTTTGACGTAAAAGAAACATTCATAAAAACTATCGCCGTAGAAGCTGATAATTATACCCAAGCAGAAGAAAGAATCAGTGCTGCGTACGATAGAGGAGAGTTTGAAATTCTTCGTAATTCACCTGATGAAGTTGAATGTTGTTGGGTACAGGAAGAAGTCGAACAGTGCATTGAAGAAGGCGTCTTTTCAAAAGAAGATTTAGAAACTATTGATTGCAATTGGGTAGTATATGACGAAGAACAAGATGCGTATGTGTGCCCTGTTTGTAGTAATTTTGTTGAAGATAGATGTTGTGTAAGTGAACTAGAATATCCTTTGCCTGAATATTGTTCCAAATGCGGAACGAAATTGAAATATTAAATTCCTTTGGAGGAACAATTATGCCAGTAAAAATTTATCGTTTTCAAGAACATGATTTTGTTGTTCAAGGAGAAAAACAGGATTTAATTCAATTCGCAGATTTACTTCGTGAAGCCGAAGGTACGCTCGGAGATTTAAGATACCAAATCGAATATGCCTTTGATATCGATGGTATTCGTAGTGAAGACGAAGAAAATGATGGCTGCGATGATTTCGATTATGCTGATAATTATTTGACTTAAGGAGTGATTAATTTGAGTAAAACTATTACTTTAGGCCGTATATTATGCCATTATTTTAAAACTAAAAAACCTTTTTATTTAAATGATAATAACGAATGGGTTTTAAATAAAACCGGGCATGAAGCTTTCCTTAAATTTAAGAGTGCGCTTATCGATGCTAACATTGTAACTGGCGAACAAGATATTAATGCCATCTTAATAAAGCTTGATGAAATAGCCAATATAGACCTCTATGAGGAGAAATCGAAATGAACTTATGCGAAGATTGCAGAAAATACGCTGCTTGCATTGACAGACTTTATGACATGCAGCCAGTAGAACAATGCACAGCATACAGATCGAAAACTGGCGTTGATTTTATTTTAGAGCAAACTCAAGACAATCATGGTGTAGTTATTAAAAGGTTCAGTAAATTTGGCTTGGCTTTCGACGCCATGATTAACGCCGCTGAATTGGCCAAAGAAGATGGAGATTTGCTAGTTGTTAAAGGCAAAACAACATTTGTATATAAATCTAACGGAGATGTTATTCGTTGGGATATTTTTGGTAGACCGGAGGCATCAGAATGAGCATACAAAAATTTATATATTGCCGGGGTTGCGGCGAAAAAACTGCCCATAAATTCATCAATAGAGAGATGTTAGATGAGGAAACTGACGCTTTTTTTCGAGGTTTATTAGCTACCGCAATTCTCAATGGCGAGGCATGGACAGGTGCTAGATGTTGGCAATGCACAAAATGCGGGGATATAAAAATAGCGATTCAGCGGAAATACGGAATCAAAGGATAATTTTATGAAGGTGATTTCTATGGAAAGAATTAATTGCCCTGTATGTGGCAAAGAATTAGTAAGGCTCGAACCTTTTGAGAAAGGTATTTACGAATATTGGTGTGATAATTGCAATATTGATGTTGTTATTACAAACAACAATGAAACCGAAGAATAAAACGACAATTTGAAATGGTGGGTTGATTATGATTAAGAACGCAACATTTACAAGTGTTTGGGATGGCGGTTATGAAGTAACCACTAATTGCAAAGTAAATACGGAAACAAGAGAAGTTTTTGATATTGAAGTGGCAGACCTTGACGGATTCGAACTTCTTGAAAAAGAGTATATTACAGTGGATAGCGAGGAATATTTAGTATTTCAGATAAGCGATATTACCGAAGAGGATAATGAATTTTGGTACGAATAAAAGAGTGATTTCATGGAGGTTGAATATGCAAAAAGTTGAATTATATGATGGTGCTTTTGAAGCCAAAAAAGAAATAGAAAGCAATATTGAAAATGGTTGGCGTGTGCAAGCTTGTACTATGAATGCTTTTGAGGTCGGGTTTTCACACGGCGTAGAAGTTTTAGTTGTTTACGAAAAGAATTGACGGAGGACATAATGAATACATACGACATAACTGTTTGCAGATTTGGTTTCGCGACAATTGAAGCTGATACAGAAGACCAAGCATGGGAAATTGCAAGAGCAATGGGTCACGATGATTTTGATTGGTCTTGGGACTTTGAAGTAACAGACTGCCAGGAAGGAGAATCATAATGGAAAACGAAGTTAAAATTAAAATTTCCGGTGGGTATTTAGTGGCTGGAGTAAATTCAGATCCAGAATATCCTGGTGTTTATCTTTGTTTTGAAAAAGGCGATGGAGCTGTTCTTGACTTAGCGATGGCCGAATCTCCTATTGGCACCAACGAAATAAGCACTTACATATACGAGGACATTTATGATGAAGGTTGGACAAGGAAATTTTCCCTTAAGATTAGCGATATCTATAAAACCCTCGATTTTTAAAAAATAAAGAACATATGTTCTGAAATTAAGGAGGACGTGATGATTAATGCTCTTACGCCAACAGATTTTATTAGAGACGACACCAAAGATCTGGTCGCCTATGCCGAGATGGGAGAATATCCTTGCAAATATTGTGTCCCTGGAGAAAGACGAGGGTGTGCCAATGTTTGCCGAGCGTGGCCGGTTTGGTTTTCTGTCCATTGGAAGGAAATCCAAAATCGATTTGGAGTGATAGATAATGCTTGAATGGAATGTTTATTGTTATAACTCCAACAAAAAAGAAATCGAGCAAATGAATATTCTCGAAGGCAAATTTGATCGAGATTATTTCAAAAGACTTAAAAGAAAGTATAAAACCAAAGAGGAATTCGCAACTGAATTAAAACACGAAATGATGTACCATTTTTGGAGCCGCTGTGAATGGGAACTTTTGATTAGGGTCAATGAAGATAATCAAGTGCTCCTTCTCCCCTGGTGTGGATGTCGCACTCCCGAAGAATACGCTCTTAATGTAACGAATTTCCCAGACTTTGATTGGTTCGGGTTTGCCGAATTGCATATTGCAAAACAAATTTACTTAAACGAAGCAAAAATTGATGTATATGACCAGTTGCAATATGTTTGGGATGACTTTGTTAAATACTGCTGGGACAACAAATAAAAGGAGTGGATAGAATGTCTTGTGATATAAGCGCTGCCAGAATGCAGCTTTATCGACTTTCGCAACTACCCCCAGATTGGGACGCAAATGGATGCGAAAAATATAGCGACAGAATTATTTCTCATGCTCGTTATCTTCTATCAAAACTTCCAAAAGCCCCCAATGTATATCCTGGTTCAAATAAAAGCTTGCTGTTTTCTTATGGAAATTCAGATGATTTTCTTGAGCTGGAACTTTTCGAAGATTCTACGATAAGGGCTTTTTATAAAACCACGAGTGGTGAATATAAAATTCAAAATACAACCGTACATAGAATTGCGGATTGGTTCAAATATTTTTTCCCGGAGGAAACCAGAAATGAAAGCAGTGCCGGTTGATGATATTGAAAAGTTAATCAAAAAATTTATGTTGTTTCATTATTCCAAGTTATTCACAAGGGATCAAGTGGTTTATATTCTGGAGAAGATAATTGAAAAAAATTCTACTGAACTTAATCCGCTTTATCATTGTTTAGATATAGAAGAAATTATTTAAAAGGAGTTGATACGACGATGAGCACATTGTGCAGTAAGTGCACACATAAAGATATATGCTTCACACGAGAATATCTTGAAGAAGACGAAGAAGAGGCAATGAAATATTGCGCCGAATATATTGATGAAGATAATATCATTCGTTTCAGTCCAAATGATAACTTTATTTCTCATAGACAAAAGAGAGTGGATATGCTTTCAGAAGAATTTAACCATTGGGTTTCAGCCGGTGCTTATTATGACTTTATAAAGATAGTTGCACATGAACTTTCTTGGCGGATGATTATGCGTATTGTTCATAAACTTCAAAGAAAGCGAGATGCTCAATGATTCCAACTTACAAAGAAATAATTTCCGAGCTTGAAAATTTAAAACACAATCAAGAATTTCTCTCTTATTATGCTGATGCTCACGATAAAATGGTGGCTATTTTCACCATTAATAGCTGTATATATCATTTAGAATGTATGGAGGAACCAAATGACACTTACAAAAGCAATCTTGCATAAAAAAGAGCACCGCAAAGAATATCACGGTGCTAAATCTATTGATAAATCTTGCAGAAACCATGGTTCTGATTATTGGGAATATAAAAATCGAATGCATTCAACAGACAAACGAAAAGCCGCTTTAGATTCAAAAGAAGAAGAATATCCCGACTTAACTTGGATTACAACCGGCAACGAATCATATGACAAAGGTTTTACCGATGGTGTTTTGTTTGCTTTAAACACATTGGATTTTACATATCAGATTAATCCAGACAAGGAGGTTTGTTTTGATGACTGATAAAGATAAAGAAGTCATTTTGGCTTTAGCTAATTTTAATATGGATGTAGCAAAAACGTCTCGAGGTACTTATACACATTATAACACTATCCGTTATCACGTCAAAAAAATCAAAGAAGAAACTGGGCTTAATCCAATGAACTTTTATGATTTGCATAAGCTCGTTGGAGTAGCCAGAAACAGCTAAAATGAATTGGAGGTTCTTTAAGCAATGCAATATGTAGCTAGTTGCCCGCTGTGTGGAGCAATTGTTATCGTTAGATATAGTCAGCCCAAGGACAAGCATTGTCCTTGTTGTAACCACCATATCTCTTATTATCAAGAGGTAGAAATTAAAGATGTAGTTTAAGGAAGTGATAATACGAAACGAAATTTCTTTTTGGATTTTTTGTATTGGCTTTTTGTCAGCGGGCCTGACGAATTGGAAATTATTCCTACCGTATTGGGATGGATGATTCCTGCTTTTAGTGTACTCATGTGCATAATCCCTTCAATTATTGAAAATAAATTTGTAGTTTTATGTGCAATTCCAGCTTCTTGGATTGCCGCATTTGCAATATATTGTTTAAAACTTTATGAGGAGGATAACAAATGATGAAAAGAAATCCGATTTTAGATTTCTTCTGTTGGATCTTTTATGAGGATCATTATGAAGAAATCACTGTTGTATTAATTTGGCTCCTTGGAGTTATTATACCTATCGTCTTTTTTATCGCTGGATTTTTCAGTGGGTTCTTATTCCTCGGAATTCCTGCTAGTTATTTGATGCTTTACGGCGTTTCCCTTTTGGAAAAATATTGGGATGAACGAGAGGAAGATGAAGACAATCCATGGTAAAGTTTTTTGTTTATAGCGATGCTCATGGCTTTTTGACACCACTTAAAGAAGCTCTCGCCGAAGCAGGTTGGGATGAAAACAACCCCGACCACTGGCTGGTTTCATGTGGTGATAACTTTGACCGAGGAGAAGAAAATCTTGAAATGCTCAAGTTTCTCTCTCAAATCAAAAATAAAATTCTCATCAAGGGAAATCATGAAGACCTTCTTGAAGAATTATTCAAACGCGGTTTCCCTGCTTCTCACGATATTGGGAATGGCACATTTGATACGGCTATGGAATTTATGCAGGATAGTGGCGACTATGGCGTTGGCTATATGAACGTCCGCCCTCTGCTAAATAAAATGGTAAACTATTTTGAAACTGAAAAGTACATCTTTGTGCATGGCTGGATTGCAGTAAATTGTCTTGATGATTGCCCAAAATATTGGCAATGTGATAGGAATTATATTTACGATTGTGACTGGCGTGAAGCCCACAACTCCAGATGGGAAGAAGCCAGATGGCGTAACGGAATGCAAATGGCCCACGAAGGAATTATCGAAAAAGATAAAACCATTGTATGTGGCCACTGGCACACAACTTGGGGCAAAGTACGCTATCAAAAAGATAAATATTTAGGTAGTGAATTTGGCACTGATGCTGATTTTTCACCATATTACGATGAAGGCATTATTGCTCTTGATACTTGTACTGCCCATTCTGGAAAAGTAAACGTTATCGTTCTTGAAGATGAATTTTTAGAGGGGAAAAACGATGGATGATTGGAGCATGAATAATTGGCCTCAAGGTTTTGCACGTAAATATATTCGTCGTCGACGTGAAGAATCTCATTCTTGGGAAAACCGTGAATTTAGTTTACGGGAACTGGAATTTAGAAACCTTTTCAAAACAATGATTCATGGCGATTGGATTGTCGTTGACGATACTGCCAATCCCTTAGAACCAATCGGAATAGATGAAATCATATGATTGGAGTTGGTTAAATGAATTTGCAAGTTAGTGTTCCCTATCAGCCTTGTGTTTATAAATGCCCTATGTGCGTAGCTCGTGGACATAAAAACACCGGCACATTTGAAAACCTATATGAAAAAGACCCAAAAGAATGGGCGAAAAAACTTCGCGAAGCTGCAAAAGATAAATCTGCAGTAGTTATCACCGGAGAGTGCGACCCTACTCAAAACATGAAATACGTTAATGATGTTGCCAGAGTTCTTTGGAATTGCGACGATTTTGATGGTGATATTGAATTTACAACCCATAATCAGCATTTTGATAATTGGGGTTTAAATCATTGTGTAAAAGTCATTACTCTTTCTGTCACAAATGTACGAGAGTATTTAAATGCTTGGAAAGTAATTTCAAATAGAAATGCGATAGTTCCTCGTACATATCGAATGGTTATTCTTCTTACAAATGAATTCGATTTTTTAACTCCAGAGAATTTCAACACCATGGGATTCGATCAGGTCACTTTCAAAACCCTCCAATATGGTGAAGACGGTGATGTAAATCGCTGGATTTATGAGCACAAGATGAGCGATGAACAGGTGGAAAACATTCGAAAAATTGTAGATAAATTCAATTCTTTTGGCGAGTGTTCTGTTCGTCTTGACACTTCATGTCAAACCGCAGCTGGCAGATATGAAATTTTCCGTTGTGATGGAAAAGTATATCCAAGTTGGGAAGCTTTTGAGGCTGAGGAGGGATGATGTGGAATCTATAAGGTTTGAAATAGGAGATACATTGACTCCTATGACTCTTAATGAAATGATGGCTCGAATAGAAGCTATTGAACATGAAAGAGCTGGAGCGTGTATTATTTGCGGAGGCCATAATTCGTCGCATTTAGTTCTCTGTGATTCTTGTCTTGCGCGGCTTAAAGCTCTTCTCTACCCTTCGATTAATATAAGTGAAATAATATAAAGGAGTTTCAAAAATGAAAAAGGTTTTGACTATTATTTTGGCAATCTGTTTTATTTTTCTTCTTTGCGCTTGTGGAACCGTAGATGATTCTTACTCTTCGGGTACGAGCTATGATGAAGAAACAATTACTGTGTATATGTATGATTTCAACGGCAATGTGCTTCAGCAGTGGAACAATGTAGATTATGTTTATGGTTCAGAAGATGAAGTTTACTTCTATCTCAACGGCAATACCGACCGCATTGAAATATATGGGTTTCCCGTAGTTGTTGTTGAAGAATAAGGAGGAAGGAAATGAAAAGCACTTTTCATAGAACAGAAAAACCTCTCTCAGAATTTGAGACGGCGAATTTAATTGACATAGAAGAAAACTATCTTGGGCTTTATCTTTCGGCTTTGATCGATAAATCTACAGTACCATCCAATTGGAATTTATATTATATCCAGGCAGGCAAAACTAATATCACTGTAATGGATAAAATTCCTGCAAGACATTTTGCCGGATGCCTTTTGCTCGAGCATCTTTATGAACTAAAAGGATTTTTCAGTAGGAAAAAACTTCACTCCGAAGATTATGCAATTATTGAGCCCGTTGATATAAAAAAATATATGGAAATGGAATCTCCCGCTAATTTCTCATATGAAGAAATGGTTGAGTATGGATACGAGTGGGACGGAATGTATCCGATGGCATTCAGTGAAATTCAAAAGATATCAGATGTGCCGATTTACATTTTAAATCAAGATAATACCGAAACCGTAATTGAACCAAGTGAGGAGATCCCGGGTGATTCGGGCATCATATATGGTATTCAGAAACCCGACTGGTATCATCATTTGTATCGCACCGACGATGAGGAGACTGAGGAAGAAAATTGATTGACATCATAGGTTCTCTCATCGCGATAACCATCATGGCGATTTTCGGAATCGCTGTATTTGCTGCAGAGCGGTGTGAAGTCGAAGTACCAAAATTCATTTACTGGTGCTTTTTCTTCTTCGCTCTTGCAGATGTAGTTGTCCAATTGGCTATTAATGTAGCTAATTATATAAAATAAAAAGGAGATTTGAGAATGTCACCAGTGTTTTATATTCTCTTGTTCCTTGGTGCAGCTTTTCTGTGGCTGCTCTGCTCATTTCTCTATCGTCCCGTAGGCAAGCTTTTCCATCGCTTGTTTAAAGATGCTACTGATGAAATGATGATGGAAGACAAAACAGAAAATGAAAACGAAAAGGAGTAACAAAATGAAAAAAGGTTTAATTGGCGCAGTTATTTTGGCTGTTCTTCTCATCGGAGGACTTATTGTTGGGCTTATGTGTTTTGAACATATTCCTGCTGGTTACGTCGGTATCGTGTACAACATGAATGGCGGCGTTGAAGATGAAGTTCTCACTCAGGGTTGGAAATTTGTCGCCCCGACAAAGAAAGTAACTCTTTACTCTATCGGTATTGAGCAGTCCTATCTTTCTTCCGAAAAAATCGGAGACTCCCCTATTGACGAAAGTTTCAACATCCCTACATCAGATGGTAAAACAGTTAGAGTAAACCTTGAATTCTCTTATAAGTTTGATGCAGAATGTATCGCTCAGACTTTTACGACGTTCAAAGGTAAATCCGGCGAAGAAATTAAAGAGACTTTTATTAAGCCCAAGATTATTGCATGGACTCAGGAAATTTCTGCAAATCACCCCGTAACTGATATCTTCGGTGATAAACGTACTCAGATTAATGCTGAACTTGATACTTATCTTAGGGAAAGATTTGCTCCTTATGGCATTATTATTGACACAGTAAACTTTACCGATATCTCGGTTGATAATGAAACTGCTGCTGCAATTCAGAAAAAGGTTAACGCACAGCAAGAACTCGAACTTGCGACTATCGAAGCTGAAACTGCAAGAATTCAAGCAGAAAAAGATAAAGCGGTTGCAAAGATTAAAGCAGAACAGGATATTATTGCTGCTGAAGCTCAGGCTCAGGCCCTTCTTATCGCCGCTGAAGCAGAAGCTGAAGCAAACCGTAAGTTGGCAGAATCTCTTACAGATGTTCTTGTTAACTACTATTACATCCAGCAGTGGGATGGCAAGCTCCCCGTTACTATGCTCGGGGAAGGAACCTCTTTCATGATTAATCTCCCGCAGTAATTATGGTAACGTTAGTTATAATAAATACGGTGCTCACAGCTGTGAGCACCGGGTTCTTGATTGCGATGTGCTTCGATAAAAGAGCGGAAAGAAAAGAAATTAGAAAAGAATTTGATCGTATCTACGATGCGGAATGTGACATAGAATCCGATATAAAACATTTGAAAGAAAAGGAGAAAACAAGATGAAATATACCAATGCCGATCTTTATCCAAATGTAACTTCCCTCACCTCTACCCTTGCGAATTTCAAAAGTGCAAATCCTTCTGTAAAAATTACTAAAATTTCCATTGGATCAACCGGAAGGAAAAATGAATTTGCAATGGTTTTCGATTGGGAGGATTGATTGATGAAGCGAATCCTCTGTCTTATGATGGCGATTATTTTACTAATCGCAACACCTCTGACAACATGTGGATACGAAATTCCAGAAATGCGCTACGAACTCGACGACGAAGAAAGAGAATTACTTGAATATGCAGTTATGTCTGAAGCTTCTACAGACTTTTTCGGACAAGCTCTTATTGCCGAATGTGCGCTTAATACAGCCGTTCTAAACGGGTGGACAATAGCTGAAGTAATCGATCGATATGACTGGGTAAACCGCTTTGTAGAGCCTTCAGAGAGCTGTAAATGGGCAATAAAATCAGTATTTGACTACGGTTATTCGCCCAGCGAAGGCGGCTTAATCACCATTTTTTATAATCCGAAATTATTGGAGAGCGGCAGAAGCTCCTACCACGAATCACAGTCATTTGTGCTGGAATGGAACAATGTCCGTTTCTTCCGCGAAAATAAATTTAACAATTTAATTACGGAGGAAGACAATATGAATGCTGTAAGAAGAAAAGAAATCGACGCCCTTATCGAACGAATGAACGAACTTATTGCAAAAGCAAATATGATTTGTGATGCGGAACAAACTGCTTATGATAATCTCCCCGAAAACCTCCAGGATTCAGAACGAGGAGATGCTATGCAAAACGCTATTGATAATCTCGATGCCGCAATCGCAGCTTGTGAAGAAGCTTTGGATTACTTTGCAGATGCAAGAGATGGAAATTAAAACAAAAATGTGAAGAGTTGAAATCCTGGAGCTCGTTTGTTATAATTAGTATTAAGGATATATTTCTTAACAGAAAGAAGACAACAAATGCGGATCGGATTAATTGATATTATTGCTAGTTTTCTCTTATACATTATTCCAGGGTATATATTTATTTTATCGTTTGAATGGTTAAAATTGTCTATAAAGGAAATTAGCTGGAAACGGCAAATAGTTTATAGCGTAATAATCAGCTATATTTCAGCTACGCTTGTAAAGGCCGGATTCAATCTATTTGGAATATCTGAAATAGAAATCAACACCCATGCTGTGTTATCTTGTTTACTGTGCTTTTTGGCAGCTTTAGTTTATAGTTTGTTTACTAAAAATCATATCTCTTAGGAGGTGGCTTCATGGCTGTATTTTTTGTAGCACTAATAATTTTATATTTTATTTTATCTGCCAGCGTAAAGTCCGACGAACGAGCTCGCCAAAGAGATATAGAAGATATGGAAGCCGCTTACCGCAAAGGAATGGGACACGGCCGAGATAACATATATCAATTTAAAATATATTGTTATAATATGCGTTGCCTTCTTGAGCTCGCGCAAATGGATGGCATTGGCGTCGGTGAAGAACGGAACGAAGCCTTTTATGATAACCATTGCGACGAGATTTCTCAAAAATACTGCCATGGTCGAGATCCAGTGCATTGGTGCATGAACAAAGCAAATAAAATAGTACGAAGACAAGAATATATATGCTCGTGGATCCCAAATAAAGATAATAAAACATATACGGTATTCAAGTCTGAATATAGTCGAGATATTTATTTAGCCGAACACATAAAAAACATTAAATTACCAAAAGATGGCGTTACTAAAGCGGAACAAATTCTTCGGGCATTATATTATTTTAATCATGCTTCTAAGTTTGAAAATGTTAGCCCATATAAACAGCAGTTGGATTATTACATTAAAATCAATCCTGGCAAAAAACTAATAAAAAATATTCTCTATTTTGAAGAATCCAGAATAACTTTATATAATTAAAAAGGACAGCACATGCTGTCCAAAATGAAACCAAATATTCAGATGATTGCACTTGACATTTGCGAGGTGATGTTCGTGAAAAAATTGAATATTACTAAAGCATTGTGGATTGCTTGGGCATGTGCTTTAATATTTCCCCTTCTTTTTTTATTTACGTCTTATAGTGGTAAAGAAAATATCAATGCCAATGCCTTTTTACTTTGGTTTATAATAATATTAATCACTCCATTCTTATTGGGTATATTAAACGAATCTAAAAATGAGAAAGAGGCGTTAAACACGATATCTGAGGACTCAATAAAAAAATCGCCATTATGCCAATCTGACATTGAAGAAATCAGTTCAATGCCTTTAAGCTATGTTGAAAGAGAAATTAAAATTTGTGAGTTTGGTGTATGTGACCCTTTTAGTAGAGAATTGTTAGAGAAAAATCTTAGATATCAAGAACTTAAAAAGAGGCAAGTTTATTTAACGCACCCTGAGATTGTCGATCCCCACGTATTTCCTTCTCCCGATCCAACATTAGATAATGACAACGAACGAATAATCTAAAAAAAATAAATAGAAAGAGGCGAGCAATGCTCGCCTCTTTCCCACCGGAGCAATAATAACACTATTTGACATATATATTTAAATAAATTTCCAAGTGCAGATATAAAATGAGACTTTTTACTGTATCCGCATTTGAAAATTATGTCAAATCTTTTAACATAACATTCAATGTCTTATTTTTATGCAAAACAACCAATTTATTAATAAAAAGTTTACTAAATATGGTAGTAATGTTCATATAGTGGTGTTGACTTATATTAATTCTATGATATAATTAAATCCTACTCCAAAGAAAGTGACACAGCCGTATGCCCGTAAACCCAAGACCCTATGGAGGATTTAACATGAAAAAAGTAACAGCAAAAATCAGCAGCCACAGCGACGAACCGAAACCGATTTATCGCGCCGAATGCGAAAAATGTGGAAAGGAACTCGCTTTTTCCAAGTCCGATATAACTCACGGCGCTTATGGCTGCGTAATGGTAGATTGTCCGCACTGTTTTAAAAGAACATATGTTCTTTGTGATGAAGAAGAACTTGTTTTGACAAAAGATAATTTAGTTTTTCCGAATCATTTTTATGAAATATCGGTCAATGAAGATGCTGAAAATGAAAAAGAGAAAGAAATCATTAACCAACTTTGTCAAGAAGTTCTAAATGAACTTTCTACTTATAAAAACATTGATTACGCTGAACGTTCATTCAAACATTACTTAGTGGTAGCTTTAAAAGATAACGAAGAAACCAATCTTTATGTTTGTAATGGTTATTATCATACAGCTATTCCTGAAACTTAATTGAGTTTCTTGAAATAAAAAATATTTATTAAAAGGAGAACTGCAAATGCCCTATTCTTGTGGTTTTTGCGGAAAAGAATTCGATAATATTGAGGCTCGCGCAAAATGCGAGCTTCAATGTGCCGAAAGAATCCGCAAAGAAGAAGAACGAAAGAAAAAAGAACTTGCTGAACTTGAAAGAGCGGCAGCCGAAAAAGAAATCCTCGCTCTACAAACCAAATATTTGGAGAAACGATCCGAATATACTAAAAAGTATGGCAAATATCCGGTCTTTAGAAGAATCCGAACAGACGATTCCGAAACTGATACTTTTGCCGATTTCGTATCAGAAATTCTTAGAGAATTAGCTGATTAAAATATTTAGGAGAACATATGTTCGACAAACTAAAAGATTTTATCTTTCACTATCGGCTTTTAACAGACTCTGAAATCGATGAATTCGGGGCTCTTAGATGCCATAACAACAAATATCTTGTAGCATTTATGTATGTACTTGACGGAAAGGAATTCATCTATGTCTTCAACGAGTACAAAAAGTACAGAAACGAAATTGAAAAAATTTTTGCCGAAAAACGAAATGACGCCACTCGTTTACACGTCGCAGACGAAACGGATTTGGGTTACGACATTAGATCCGGTGAAGAGAGTGTTTGTTCTGTACGAGAAACTACCGGATGGCTACCTGAAAGTAGCGACAGCGAGCACATATGAAAAAATGGAGCAAAAACGAAATGAATTCGATTCTGCTCCATCGGATAATTGAGGAAGGAGAAACAAGTTCGGCCTAGGAAACTTAGCTTGTTCCTCCAGAGGATAGGAAACGAAAGCGGAGTTGGCGCTCCGCCTTCGTGGTTGTTTGCAACTTTAATTCAAGTTGCAAACGATAGATACGACAGAAGCTGCTATAAAAGCTAAATTAGCGATTATAGACACGATTCTGTCTACAACTGCTGTTGTACGCTCCATTCAATCAACTCCTTTTGTGACCGATCATGGGGACGCATAAGCGTATATTACGGCTCGAGGAGCAAGCAATATAACAGCATTGTTATTATACAGCTTCTGTCGCCTTCTGTCAATAAAACTCGTCTTTGATTAATTTTATTATAGAAAGGATGATGCGTTTTGGCTTTTAAGAAAGCGGAACGAGAAAAAATCTGGCTGAAAGTTCTACTGAATGGCCCTTCCGGTTCAGGAAAGAGCTACTCCGCTCTTCGTCTTGCAACTGGGTTAGCAAAGGCTTGCGGGTCAAGAATTGCAGCCGTCGACACCGAAAACGGGAGAATCCGTTACTATGCTGATGAATTCGATTTTGACGATATGCAGCTTACGGATTTCGCACCCGAAAGATTTATTGAGGCAATTGATGATGCAGTTGCTGAAGGCTATCAGGTTCTTATCATTGATAGCTCTTCTTCTGAATGGAAATTCCTCAATGAGCTTCACGACAAAATGCCCGGATCAAACAGCTGGGCGAACTGGGGTAAGCTTAAACCTCGCCATGCGGCTTTTATGAACAAAATCCTCGAAGCCCCCTGCCATCTTATTGTAACGGCAAGAGGTAAAGACGAATACGTTCTCGAGGAGAAAAATGGCAAACAGCAGCCCAAAAAAGTTGGTATGGGCATGCAGCAGGAAAAGGATATTGAATATAACTACACCGTTACATTCAATCTTCACCAGGACACCAACATTGCTGAATGTCTCAAAGACAACACTCACCTTTTCGAAGGCAAATACGAAAAGCTTACTGAAGCTGATGGTGTTGCTCTCTATAACTGGGCAAACAAAGGTAAAGAAGCCGAAGCCCGAGCGATTCATACTACTGGCATCGTAGAAAGCGATATCTATACCGATATCAAAAATGAAATCAATGCCCTTATCGCAAAAGGAATTGATAAAACTGCTGTAACAGCCAAAGTAAAAGAAAAACTTGGCGTAGCAAACTACAACAAAATTGACGACAAAGCTCTCCTCGAAGAACTTCTCGCAGAGCTTAAAGTAATGGAGGGCTAACACATGAATAAAGTATTTCTCATTGGCAGACTTGCCGCCGACCCTGAACTTCGCCAAACTGGAGACGGTAAAAATGTAACTGATTTTACGATTGCTGTTACTCGTCCCTACTCCGGAAAGGAGTCCGAAGCTCAGACCGATTGGATCGATATTGTTGCTTGGAGGCACACCGCTGAATTCATCTGCAAATATTTCCAGAAAGGTTCCCCTATCGTAGTTGAAGGTTCTATTCAAACCAGAGTATGGGAAGATAAAGAAGGCAAAAAACGCAAAACAGTTGAGGTTCTTGCAGAAAATGTTGAATTTACCCCCAGAACAAAAGAATCTTCTGAAGGAGAAGCACCTGAAGCTGATGACAGACCTGCAGTACAGCCAGCTACAAAGGCTAAAGCAACAATTGATGTACAGGCAGAAAATGATGATGAACTCCCGTTCTGATTTAGAGCTCGAGAAATATTCATTTTCTAAATTATCAACATTCGAACAGTGTCCATATCAATACTATCTGAATTATATAGCACATGAATCCGGTGAGGGAAACGCAATGAGCGAATATGGCTCATTCTGCCATTCCCTCCTGGAACGGCACTTTAAAGGCGAACTTGAGTCTTATGAACTTGCCGATGAATACGAAAACGGATACGGAATTGAAATCAGACACGATTTTCCCGAGATGTTCAATGTTGATTTAGCAGAAAAATATTATAACGACGGTTATGACTTCTTTTACGAATTTGAAGATAAAGATTGGACAATCCTTGGAGTTGAGCAGGAATTTGATTTGCTTTGTGAACACGAAGAAAAACCTTTCATTTTAAGGGGTTTCATTGACCTCATCTATAAGGAAGATGGAAAGCTCGTTTTTCATGACTGGAAAAGTAAAAGCAAATTCAAATCCAAAAAAGAATTAGCTGATTATGGTCGACAGCTATATCTTTATTCAAGATACGCAGAAGAATCCGGCTTGGGATTTCCCGATACATTAAGGTTTTATTGTTTCCGAGACCAAAAAGCATACGATATTCCATTCAAAAAAGAAGATTACGATGCCGCATGGGATTGGGTCTATAAAACCGTAGAAAAAATCAGAGAAACGGAAATGTTCTTACAAGATCGTTCAAGTGAATTTATGTGTAATGAACTTTGCGATTTCCGTTATAAGTGTGAGGAAAACGAAATTGGTTTTTGTTGAGGAGATTGTTGGTAACTGAAAGTTTGCGGAAAGGATGATCAAGTGACAGAAGATAAAGTCTTCGATGTAATAAACGAATATATCGTAACACACGATAACTCAGATCCGCTTGCCCAGGCAATTCACCATTTAATCGCCGAGATCAGATATTTGAAATGGGGCGTTATTGCGGATGTTGATAGATCCGAGTGAGATCTTAAAAGCGAAACAGCAACTTGGGGAACGAAACGCGGATATCATCGCCGAGCTCCTTCAAGTTGAAAAATATAATCCGAGCAGACATACGTGCTGCTGTCCTTCCCCCACCCACGAAGACAGCACTCCATCCTGCTCATACAATCCAAAAACATACAGCTATAAGTGCTTTGGATGCGGATATACGGTCGACATTGTGGATGCTTACATGCAGGCTCTTGGCTGTTCTTTTATCGGAGCCTGCGAAATGCTTTTTGAAGAAGCAAAACTTCCTTACGATTTTACCGAAAGAGGCGTTTTGGCAAAAAGCGATTATAAATATCCAAAGCCTACTTATGCTGGCACAAAAGATAAAGTTTATGAATACTGGGGTTCAAGATGCATTTCCCCGGAAACAATAGATTATCTTGGAATAGAGCAAGATCCTTCGGGAAACACTCTATTTCAATACTGGGACTTTAATGACGTTCTTGCTATGGTCAAAGTAAGAAAGTCCAGCAAGGTTCCTCATGGAGAAACAAAGATATGGTGTCTACCCGGAGCTGGCACACAGTTTCTCCTTTATAACTGTTCAAAAATAAATCCTGCACAACCTCTTATAATCTGCTCTGGAGAAGGAGATTGTGCGACTGCAGTAGAATGTGGATTCAAAAACGCAGTTTCAATTCCCTTAGGCGATGGCAATAGAGACTGGATTGCGGAGTGTTGGAGCTGGCTTCAACAGTTTGATGAAATTATTTTGGTTCACGATAACGATGAAAGTGGAACAAAATTTGCCAAAGAAGTCTCAACACGCCTTGGGGAATACAGAACAAAAATTGCCGATATCCCTAAATTTACCTCTGAGAACGGAGATGGCACCAGGTTTAAAATAAAAGACCTTAACGAACTCCTTTATTATGAAGGTAAAGAAGCGGTTGCAAAGGTTTTGAATGAAGCAAGAAATGCCGAAATAGAAACCCTCATTGATTATTCAGATGTATCAGCTTTTAATATGGCTGATGTTGACGGATTTGTCACTGGGTTTAAAGATTTGGATAATGCGCTAGATAAATTCTACTGTGGTACAACAACAATTTTAACGGGAGTTGCTGGCGCAGGAAAATCAAGTTTGATTTCAACTTTGGTTTGTCAAGCTCTCGATCAAGGTTTCCCTTCTTTTGTTTATAGCGGCGAACTTTCTAATCAGTCACTGAAAAATTGGATTGCAAGTGTCCACGCCGGTCAACGTGGGATGAACTGCTATGAAACTGGGACAGGAAGCAAATATTATAAAATCCGCACCGAAGCAGCACGAGCTATCGATAAGTATTATAAAGGAAAATTATTTTTCTACAAAGATGGTTTTACTCATAAAACCAGCAGACTCTTTGCCACAATGGAATCGGCTGTCCGAATCCATGGTGTGAAATTTATAGTCCTTGATAATATGTCCAGCATTGATACCGAGGCGAAAGATGACGGTTCAGACAAATGGACAAAACAGGATGCATTTATACGAGATATCATTGATTTCAGTAAGAAATGGAATGTGGTTTGTCTCGTGGTTTTACATCCTAAAAAACTCGACACATTAAGAAGAATGTCGATTTTTGATTTACAAGGCGTTGTTAGTGCGGTAAATCTTTCCCACCGAGTTCTTGCTCTTTATCGAGTAACTCCAAAAGAAAAAGAAGGAGTAATTGGTAAGTCGGGCAAGATGGTGGAAATGCCGGTGAAATACGATGTTCTTTTGGACGTGCTCAAAGACAGGTTTGGCAGTGGAGCTAATAAAACAATTGGACTTTATTATGATCAGCCGTCAAGAAGGTTTTTTGATTCATACGATAGCGTAAGGCATCAATATGACTGGGATAAGACCGATTATGGAGATACCCCTCTGCCTTATGGCGTTCCTCAGCTTGATTGTGAAGACGAGGTGCTCGGGCCTCCTATGGGGCCGTGCTCATCGAGGTGCGCAGTATGAAAAAGTATGAATACTGCAACCAACACAAGCATTCCTGGTACACAAATTGCCGCCAGCAAGATGTCTGTACAGATCCCGAGCTATATGCCATCCGTGCTCAAGAAATTGGAGACAGAATTTTGAGTTCGTGTGAGCACGGATTTCAAGGCAACATTTGGCAATATTACGAATTGGCTCAAAAATACGGACTAAAATTTCTGTTTGCAGCAGAGGCCTATTGGGTTTTAGATCGGTTCGAGAAAGATTCTACGAACTGTCACATCTTTCTCGCCGCAAAAAACGAGCACGGCAGGCAAGCCATTACAGAAGCTTTAAGCGACGCAAATGAATTCTCCTTCTATCGTCAGCCGAGACTTGATCCTTCCGTGCTCATGAGCTTGCCGCCCGAAGACGTATGGTGCTCAAGCGCATGTATAGCTGGATGGAAATATGGATATGACGTTATGGATCCACTTGTAGAAGAGCTTCACAATCATTTCGGGGATAACTTTTTTCTCGAAGTTCAACCGCACGTGGAAGAAAATCAAATCGAACTTAACAACCACATCTTAAAACTACACGATAAGCTTAAGATTCCGTTGCTCGCAGCGTGCGATAGTCACTATATAAAGCCAGAAGATGCTATAGATCGCATCAACTACCTTGAAACAAAAGGGATCAGATATGAAGATTCCGGTGAGCAGAATTTTATTTTAGATTACCCAGATGGAAACACACTCTACCAACGCTTTGCTTCTCAGGGGGTGCTCAATGGTGCTCAAATTGAAGAAGCTATGTCCAACACCCTTGTATTTAGCGAGGTTGAAGAATACGATTCTCCGATTTTTACAAAGGAAGTCAAACTTCCAAGTTTATACCCTGATTGGAGTCAAGAGCAAAAAAACGAAGAATATAAGCGTCTAGTTTGGGAAGGCTGGGAAAAATATAAATACGAAGTTCCCGAACGTGAATGGGAACATTATATAGATGAAATAAATAATGAAATAAAAGTTGTCGTGGATACAGGCCTATCTGACTATTTTATAATTGACTACCATGTAATGAAACGAGGCAAAGAACTTGGCGGACAATTAACCCACACAGGGCGAGGATCTGCAGTTTCCTTCTTAACCAATACTCTGTTAGGGTTTTCCGAAGTCGATAGGATTTCAGCAAAAATACATATGTATCCATCCAGATTTATCAGCACTGAGAGGGTACTGGAAACAAAATCATTAGCCGATATCGATATGAACGAGGCGGATTCTGCACCATTTTTACAAGCTCAAAGTGAAATTATGGGAGCATGTCATAGCTACCCGATGATTGCGTACGGCACAAGTAAAGTTGCTGCAAGCTTTAAACTTTATGCAAAGAGCGCAGGAATTCCCTTTGAAGCGGCAAATAAAGTTTCTGAAGGAATTAAAAAATACGAGTCAGCTTTGAAACACGCCGAAGAAGATGAGAAGGATTTTATAGATATAGAAAAATACATTCCGAAAGAGTATAAGCACATTTTCGACGAATCAAAAGTTTATCTCGGTACGGTAACGAGCTGGTCGATAGCTCCGTGTTCGAGCCTTATTTATCAAGGCGATATAAGAAAAGAAATCGGGTTAGTTCGAGTAAAAGATGAAATTTGCACATTGCTTGATGGACACGCCGCAGAAGATTATAAATTTCTAAAAAACGATCATTTAATCGTGTCGGTACTTAAATTAATCAACCAAGCGTACGCTGAAGCAAAAGTAAAAGTTCCCACGGTTAATGAGCTTCTTAAAATGTGCACTCCTGAAGATTCTTGCTGGAGCATTTACGAAAAAGGAATTACTTTAGGCATTAACCAAGTGGAGCAAGAAGGCACTCGTGCTATGGTCGAAAAATATAAGCCAAAAAACATCTCAGAGCTCACAACATTTATTGCGGCTATTCGTCCCGGCGGAGCTGGGTCAAGAAAACCGTTCCTTGAAAGAGAACATTTTAGTTTTAATTTTAAACCACTTGACGATCTTATTCAAACCGAAGAGCTTCCTGAGTCTTATATTTTCTTTCAAGAGCAAGTAATGAGTATCCTGCATTACGCTGGTTTTAAAATGAGCGATTGTTATTCGGCAATCAAAAGTATTGCTAAAAAGAAAGTAGAAAAAGTTCTCGCTCTAAAAGAGCAATTCGTAAACGGCATGGTTTCTCAGTTGGTAAAAGACGGAATGCCTAAAGATAAAGCCACAGCACAAACCGAATATCTTTGGCAAGTCGTAGAAGACAACTCCCGATATAGCTTCAATAGTTCGCACGCTTATTGCGTAGCTCTGGACAGCCTTTACGGTGCTTGGTTAAAAGCTCACCACCCTCTTGCATTCTACAAGGCATACCTTGCCGTACAGGAAGCAAAGGGAGATAAAGACAAGATGAATGCAGCGAAAGAAGAAGCTGAAAGCTATTTTGGAATTAAGTTTCCCTCATTTAGATTTGGGCAGGACAACCGTGACGTAGTTGCTAATCCAATTACTAACGAAATCACCAACCCTCTCTCCTCTATAAAGGGATATTCCAAAACAATGGCTCGAGCTTGCTATGAATGTGCAAAACAAAACTACAAAGATTTTGTTGACGTACTTGCTTGGTTTGACGCTCGTTCAATAAAAACTGCAAAGCTTCTTCCTTTGATTAGAATTGACTATTTCGAGCAATTTGGAAACGCTCCTACCCTTTCTAGAATATGTGATATTTGGGATCAGTTCCACCAAGGAAAAGCAAAACAGATTAGGAAGGATTCCATTCCAGAATCGTTGTACGGGCTCTTCTCGCCCTATCTGTGCTCGATAAATGCAAAGGGCGAGGAACTTAAAACAGCAAAGATAACAGATGCTATGGAGCTTGTCAGAACCTATGAACACCATATAAAAACACTCGAAATCCCGGATGTTCCATATAAAGTTAAAATGCAAAATCAGCTCGATATTCTTGGTTATGTTGACCTTACAACTCGTCGGCCTGAAGACCGTAGAAAACTTATTATCACTGATTGCACTCCGCAAAAAAGTAAAACAAAAAACGAAATTTGGGCATATCGAGTAGGAACAAAATCTATCGGAACAGGCAAAACGGCTCGTCTTACAATCCGTACAGATGTGTTTGACCGAGAACCTCTTGCAGTAGGGGATATCGTTTTTGCTCGTGATTTGAATAAAAACAAAGCAGGTTATTGGTATTTAAACGGTTATGAAAGGTTGGTTTGATGAAGTGGTCGCATGGCGTTTATATAATAAACAATCAGTCGGAACTCTATTCTCTTCCACATAAAACTGGTTATACTGCGATTTGCAAAGATACAGGCGCTTTATGGATTTATGGAACGACTTTGGGATGGATAAAAATATCTGAACCCGAAGATAAAAAAGAAATTCCCATTAAAGAAAAAACAAATTTTTATCGTAATTGTCCTAATTGCGGCGCTCCAATCAACCTCTATAAAGAAAAGTGCGAATACTGCGACACCTATTATTTCAATGAACCAACTAAATCGCAAGAGAAAGAAAACCTTGATGAACTTATGCACAAGTGGGAGAGTTTCCCTCCCATTCCTACCGCAGAGCCATTAACCACGTGGAGGTAAAAACATTAATGCTAATCAACATTTTAATTGTCACCGACGATGTACCCGGATGGAGCATAAAGCTTTCCCGTGAGCTCCATGATGCATCTACTTGTTATTACCCAGAGTTCGAAGAACGCCGAACAATCGAAACAAATTTATTTCGCTTTTCGATTGTTTCCGATTTTGTCGAAGGTCGCCATGCTCGTTACTCGTTAGTAATTCTCGATAAAGAAATGAATCGAGATCTTTATAGGGACGTGCTTCGACGTTGCATCTACTCGGAAATTAAAACAGATAACTTTAAATTAATATAAAAGGAGGTCACACAATGGAGTATTTATCGGACAGTTTCATTTGCTGTTGCGATAGCAGAAAAATGATAGCTGAGCTTCCCGATGGCTTCGTAGATATGGTTGTGGCCGATCCTCCCTATTCCGAGCTTGGAGAAGACTTGGAATCAATTTTAGACGAAATTTGTCGTGTCCAAAGAAAAATAAACACCTACATTTTTTGTGGGCAAAAGCAGCTGATATTTCTTCTGGACTATTTCGTAACAAAGCGGGGCTGCGATTGGACTCTGCTCTGTTGGCACAAAACAAATCCGGCGGACGCCTGTGTAAATAAATATCTCTCCGATACAGACTACATACTTTTTGTAAGAGAAAAATCCGTCCCGCTTTACGGCTGCTATGATAGTAAATTTACGTATTCATATACGATGAATAACCAGGCTGAAAAAAGAGAGTTCTCCCACCCAACGGTCAAGCCAGTGTGGCTTATAAAGAACTTTATTTTTAACAGCACGAAACCCGAAGACATTATCTTTGACCCATTCATCGGGGTTGGAACTACCGCTGTTGCCGCCGAGATGCTTGGGCGAAGATATGTCGGGTTTGAAATGAAACAAAAATATTGCGATACCGCTTTTCAGCGGTTAAGAAAGGATGAAGAATCCGATTGTTAGAAATTAAGGATATTATCTCTAACGTAAATGTTTATGGGCTTGAGGAAAGCGTAAAAGCATCTAAGTACCCTTTTGCCGTAAACATCGAAGATTGCTCAACGGAAATCGTTAACAGAACAAAAATTCTTGGCAGTTGTCAAGGCGGACAAGGCCACGACACTTTTCTTCACGGAATTGTAGTTCAGTTCGACCTTACTTTTACCAATAAAGCCTGGGTCGAAGGTGAACGTTACCACTTCCTTGAATTTGTATCGTCTCAAAGCACAATGCATCGTATCAGTAAATTCAATCCCGAAATCCAGTGCATTGAGTACACCGATCCGATTATTGTTGCCAGATTTAAGGAGCTTATAGATATCTATAACGGCAATCCCACCGATGAAAACTTTCTTCATTTAATTTACAGCATCCCGTCTGGATTTAAACTCACTGCAAGAATGACTACAAACTATGCACAGCTTAAAACCATTTATTATCAGCGCAGATATCACCGCCTTCCGGAATGGAAAATCGTTTGTAAATGGATCGAGTCTCTTCCCCATTTTAGAGAAATCTGTCTTGGAAAAGACGAAACAGAGGAGGTAGAATCTGCATGATTGTTGCAGTAGATTTTGATGGAACTCTTTGTGAAAACAAATACCCCGAAATCGGTGAACCTAATACCGATTTAATTAAACAGCTTCTCAAACAGCAAGAAAACGGAGATAAATTTATCTTATGGACTTGCCGCACAGGGAAGCTTCTTGATGAAGCACTTATCTGGTGCAGAGAACTTGGAATTGTTTTTGACGCCATAAACGAAAATCTTCCCGAAAGAATCGAGCAGTACGGTGGTGACTGCAGAAAAGTTTCTGCGGACGAATATTGGGACGACAAAGCATACCAAATGGCTGTAATCGGTGGAGATGACGACTTTGAATTTGAGTTTGATCTGTATGAAGATGTGGAAGAGGTTTGAATATGAAATATAAAGTAATTGTTTTTAATAACGCAGAAGAAATCGAAAAAGCTCTTGAAGCCGCTTATGAAGAAGGGTATAACGCTGGGTTCGATGATTGTTTTGAAGAAGCCGAAGATGATGCTTTTAAAGAAATCGAAGCCGTAAGAGAAGAGCTTCGCAGAGAGCATGAAACTGAGCTGGATAAACTTGGGCATGAAGCTTACGAAGAAGGCAAAAAAGTCGGTCATGAAGATGGCTACCAAAAAGGTTTTGAAGCCGCAAAACAGATATATGGCGGTCTGACGACTATACCTGGTGTTGCCAATGAATGCGTTTTGGGCTCTGAATGCAAATGTACTGACGCCGTTTCACACATCAACATTTAAGGAGCGGTAAGTTAGTTTGAGTAAATATATTTATCTGGTCGTAGGCCCCTCTGGAAGCGGCAAGACAACCGTTGTAAGCGAACTTTGCAGACGGTATGGTTATCGGTCGGTCAACTCATTTACCACCCGTCCAAAGCGCTACAGCGGAGAACAGGGGCATATATTCGTAACAAAATCAGAGTTTGATGAGCTTCGTCCGAAGATGTGCGCTTATACTCTCTTCGATGGAAATGAATACGGAGCAACATCAAAACAAGTAAGCAAAAATGATTTCTACGTTATCGACGAAGCTGGGATAGAATATTTTGCAAAGCATTATAAAGAAGGTAAACAACCGGTCATTGTTTACATTGATGCAAGCGAAGAACAGCTTAAATCCAGAATGGCTTCCCGCGGAGATAATGCGGATCAAATAAAAAATAGACAGAAGGTTGACGCAGGCCGTAAAGGCCTGTTCAACCGATTCAAAGAAATACCGTGTTTTTATATCATGAATAATGATCTCGAAGAAACAATCACGGTTATTAAGAATTTTATGAGTTTAAGAGAAGGATGATGCTTATTGGATTATAAAGATTGGCTAGGCGAAGACAACACCCTTGGCCTTGACATAATTAAAAAGAAATATCCCGGCAACGATGATGATTTTCCTACTTGGCTTACTCGAATTTGCGGTGGGAATAAACCTTTAATGAATCTGGTGTTTGAGCAGAAATTTCTTTTCGGTGGAAGAATACTTGCTGGCAGAGGAATGGATTTGCATGGTTATAAAATGGAAATGTCGAATTGCCATGTAAACGCTTCCCCAGAAGATAATATCGAAGGTATTTTTGATTGTGCGAAGGAAATGGCTCGTACATATTCCTACGGCGGAGGCGTTGGTATTGACATCAGTAAGCTTTCTCCAAGAGGCACAACGGTCTATAACTCTGCAAGAGAAAGCAGTGGCGCTGTGTCTTGGATGGATTTATATTCTTGCACAACTGGGCTGGTGGGGCAGAATAATCGTAGAGGCGCCTTGATGATAACAATGTCGAGCGATCACCCTGACATTGAAGAATTTGTTGACGTTAAAAGAAATCTTGATAAAGTCACCAAAGCAAATATTTCAGTTCGTATGAGCGATGAATTTCTTAGAAAAGCAGAGCTCGGGGAAGATTATGAAGTGAGTTTTACGAGAGAAACCACCGGTGAAACCATTTCAAAAACTCTCAATGCAAAGAAAATTCTTCATCGCATTGCAGAAAACAACCATCTTATGGGTGAACCTGGAGCTTTGTTTTGGGATAGGATTTTGGACTGGAACTTAAATAGCAACAACCCCGAATATGAAATTTGCTCCACTAATCCTTGCGGAGAACAGCCGCTAGGACGTTATCAAAGTTGCCTTCTTGGCTCTCTCAATCTTGCAGCGTTTGTAAGAGACGGAAGCTTCCAATTTGAAGAATTTGGACAGGCAGTAAAAATCGCAGTTGAAGGACTCAACGAAGTTCTTGACGAAGGAATTCCCCTTCTTCCTCTCGACGTGCAAAAAGAAGCAGCAACAAATTGGAGAAATATTGGCCTTGGAATAATGGGATTGGCGGATGCCCTTATTAAAATGAAAATTCGCTATGGTTCAAAAGAGGCAGTAGAAATCTCTGAAATGATAGCCAGTTATATGGCAAGAACAGCAGTTACCACTTCTCTTGAGCTTGCCATGAGAGATGGCGCATTTCCTAAATGTGAACCCGAAAAAATTGTTGAAACGCCATTTTTCAAAAATCTTTATGACGAAGAAAAAGATTTTGAATTTATAAATCTTGTTAAAAAATATGGACTTAGAAACTGTGCATTGCTTACTATTGCGCCTACAGGAACTATCTCCACAATGTTTAGAATTTCCGGCGGAATAGAACCTATTTTTTCTTACACATACACAAGAAAAACAGAATCTCTTAATGAAGGAGACGAGCCCGTTTATTACAAACTCCATACTCCTATCGTTCAAAAATATATGGAATCGCACGATATATCGGACGAAAAAGATTTACCTGAGTATTTTGTTACTGCTCACGATATTGCTCCATTGGAAAGAATTGCTATGCAGGCCGCGTGGCAGAAATATATCGATGCCTCCATCTCTTCTACGGTTAATTTGCCTAATAGCGCAACTGTAGATGAAATTTATAACATCTATATTGAAGCTTGGAAAGCTGGTCTTAAAGGCATCACCGTTTACAGAGATGACTGTGCAAGAACAGGAGTTCTCACAACCGAAAAAGAAAAAGAAGAACTCGCCGTAGAAGAAGTCGCAACCGAATCTGTTGCAGTAGCTCCGCTCGATACAACAAATACAATTGGACTTCAAAGACACATAACAACCGGGTGCGGAACACTCCATATGTGCGCTTATTTCGATAGAGATACGGGCAAGTTTACAAATACATATTTCCCTAAAGGAAGTACCGGCGGCTGTATGTCGAATATAACCGCTGTATCAAGACTTGTAACAACTGCAGCACGATATGGAGCTCCGCTTGAGCAGATTATCGACGACCTCGATAGTTGTCCCACCTGCCCGAGCTATGCAGTCAGAAGAGCAACTAAAAAAGATGTTTCACCAGGCTCTTGTTGCCCCGTTGCTATGGGCAAAGCCCTGCTTGATATGCAGAAAGAAGTTAACGATTTTTTAAAAGACAAAATTACAAAACCAGTAATTGTCAAAAAGGAAACCCCGCAGTTACAGCCTTCAAATGAACCGAAATGCCCTGAATGCGGAGTTCCAATAGTGTTTGAAGGTGGTTGTAACGTATGCAAAAACTGCGGCTGGAGCGCTTGTTCCTAAAGGAGTGATTGAATGCCAAGAGGAAGACCCTCAAAAATAATTTGTCAACTTCCAAAACCATATTCCCCCTCTTATATTGAAGAGGGGGAGTGGATTTCTATCAGTAGGAAAATGAATGGTGTTCACGCTATTTTTAAGGACGGTAATCTTTACACAAGGGAACGAAGAATTATTCCCGGATGCGAACACCTTCTTGAAGATTGCTGGAAACTCAATGAGGCAATGGGTGGAACAAATTCAAATCCATATATCATTGAGGGTGAACTTCTTATTAAAGGAGAAGAATCAGATTTTGAAGATGAATTTGACAGATTTACTCAAACTTGCAGTTTAGTAGGAAATCTTGATCCAGATAAATCCGCTTTAGAGATGCATATTTTCGATGCAGTAAGCTACGATGAATATACAAATATTCCGGATATGGAAACTTCATCATATAGTCTTCGCAGAGAACCGCTTGTAGATGCATATGAAGCCATTGCAAATGAAATCGAAAACCTGAAGTTAATACCTCATTTGTACGAAGGCTATGATCAAACAAAAATCGAAGAATGGTTTCAATACTCCAAAGCTCAAGGCTGGGAAGGAATAGTCATAAATCGTGATCTCCCCTATTTGAGAAGTAAAAACAACAATGTTCTAAAATATAAGCATAAGCATACCGTTGATTTAGAAATCATTGATTTCAAGCCAGGCACAGGCCGCTATAAAGGCAGCCTTGGAGCGATTATGGTTGAATATAAAGGTAACATGGTCGCTGTTGGAAGTGGGATGGATATCCCTACAAGAGAATGGATTTGGACTCATCGTCCAGAGCTTTTAGGCAGAGTAGTCGAAGTTCAATATCAATGCGTAACAAAAAGCAAGGCAGGAACAGAAAGCTTACAGTTTCCAAGTTTTGTTTGTTTGCGGGCCGAAGGAAAAGAAGTAAACGAAGGAGATTAAAGTAATGAAAGTACAAATTAAACCACTATATGAAGACACCACTTTGCCTTATAGAGGATCTGAGCATGCTGCTGGATATGACATGTATGCTTATATTCCCGAAGGGCATATAGTGATTAGACCCCACGAAACCAAACTAATAGGAACGGGATTTGCTGCCGCGATTCCTGAAGGATACGTTGGTCTTGTATGTGCTCGCTCTGGAATGGCAATTAAGCGCGACCTTCGGCCAGAGAACGCCCCAGGCATTATTGATGAAGACTACAGAGGAGAGTTTAAGGTTGGGCTCCACAACGATGGCATGGAAGAACGCATTGTCGTCCATGGAGAGCGCATTGCCCAACTCGTAGTAGTCCCCTATCTTGACCTCGAATTTGACCCCGTGGAAGAATTGGATGATACCAAGAGAGGAGCCGGTGGCTTTGGCAGCACAGGCGTATGATGTTCCTATTTGGCGTAAGCTCACTTTAACATTTGAAGAAGCGGCTGCTTATTCTGGATTAGGTGTTAATAAATTAAGAGTTCTTGCCTCCGTAGATGGCTGTAGTTTTGTAATAAAGAATGGTACACATACACTTATAAAACGAGAAGCCTTAGAAGAATTTCTTAATTATACAAACGCAATATAAAATTAACAATTTATTCATAGATTTTAAGAGCGCTGTTTTATTATAATTATAATATAAAGCAGCGCTCTTTCCTGTTTGAAAGGAGGCCATTTTATGGCAGGAAAGATAACTACAAAACGAAAAGATTCAAATAGAATGATTCTAAGAAAAGGAGAATCGCAAAGAAAAGACGGAAATTATAGTTATCGCTGGACGGATGAATTCGGGAAAAGGCATGAAGTATATGCAAAGTCTCTTTTGCTCCTTAGAGAAAAAGAAAACGAGATTTTGCACGATCAGCTTGACGGCATCCAAACTTTAGGCAACCAATATACTTTAAACAAGTATTTTGACCGCTGGTTTTCTTTAAAGCGTGGCATAAGAGATTCAACGAAAACAACATATTTTTCGCAATATAAGAATTATGTGTACGGCACTATTGGCACCAAGTCTTTGGCGAAAATAAATTTCATAGATATAAAGCAATTATACATTCATTTAAATGAAGATCTAGAACTGAAAGAATCAACCGTACGCTTAATCCATATACTTCTCAACCAAGTTTTTGACAGTGCCGTTAATGAGCATATTCTTAGAGAAAATCCTGCGAAGCAAGCATTTCGCGAATTCCATACAAGGGCAAATTCAAAGTCACAAAAAAAATTTGCACTTACTGTTAGTGAACAAAATGCATTACTCACTTACGTTAGTAGGAGCGGTATGTATCATAAGTGGAACAACCTTTTTGTTGTTATGCTCGGAACTGGTCTTCGAATTGGTGAACTGATGGGGTTAACGTGGAATGATATAGATTTTGACAAAAATATAATTACTGTGTCAAAAACTTTGCTCTACATTAAAACTCCAGAGGATGCTCACACCGCATTCAAATACCACGAACCTAAGACCGCCGCAGGAACGAGAAAAGTTCCCATGTCTCCGAGGGTTAAAGAAGCTCTTCTTAATGAAAAAAATCTCCAAATCGAACATGGAATTACCAGCGCAATCACTATCGATGGACGAAGTGACTTTTGTTTTATCAACAAAGCATTAAAGCCACATACCCATACAGCGATAAACGAAGCGCTTAGAAACATTGTAAAGCGCTATAATAGCACTGTCGTTCCCTTATATCCCGAAGAAGCCACTCCTCTCCCCAGTATCACTTGCCACACTTTCCGTCATACTTTTGCAACCAGGTTGTTTGAATCTGGAGTTGATTTAAAAATAATACAAACTATAATGGGACATTCCAGCTATTTAATCACTATGGATATTTATACTGATGTTTCCGTTGACGTTGCTCAAAAAGACATCGAAAGCATTGATTCTTTTTTTGTTGAACGCGCAGTATAAAATTCATACACCAAAAATTTCATTTTTTACTCCATACGCCAAAATTTACGCCAACTGGTTCAGCTTTTACGTGAAGATACGTGAACTTATGTGAAGTTAACGGAAAAGTGCAATTTTTAAGAGCTTAAGAAAAGTGAGGTTATATAAGGTTACGTGAGGTTATGTGAAGTTATTGTTCAATACAGCTTGAAAGTCTTGCGAAAATGTGGTATTATAATTATAAACTTTTTTGACCCTTAAAAAACGGCTTATTTAAGCCACTTTTTGACCCATAAAAATTAAAACAAATGATATTTACGCCAATTTTACGCCAATTGATGCAAAGAGCGTTGCTTTAAATTTTATATGCCAAAAAACTGCAAAAAAAGGCGGAACGATTTATTTCGTTCCGCCTTAAATTTTTATTCAGACATAATAATGCCTGCTTCATCACAATTCTCTACTTCGATTTCAGAGGGAAGCTGGCTAATGTTGACCACCTGAGAAGGAGCCTGCTGAGCTGCAGCTTCCTGCTTAAGCTGTCTTACGGTTGCTTCAATCTGAGTGTTGATCCAAGCATCAATATCTCCATAAATTTCAGTAATAACTTCTTTTTGTGCATCGCTAAGAAGTTTTAAAACATTGTTTTTAGATTTTTCAAAAGCAGTAACCCAGGCATCTTTATCAAAAGCGCCATTGTTTTTGAGACTATCTACATAACTCTGATTGGTGGCCGTTACGCACATCACGATGGTTTCTTTCGCCATTTCGAGATATTTAGATGCGCATTCGTTGTCCAGCTTATTCTGAAGATATTCAATCCCTTTTTTAACAAAATAGACAAGAAGACCTCCTATCGCAAGAAGAACCGGTTCTGCAATCATATCTACAAGAGTTTTAACAATAATAAGAATTTCGTTATCCATACTTCAATTTCCTTTCATTACTCTTTAAGTGCCCTGAAGAAATCGACAGGGTCAATATCATGTTCCTTAAACCATTCAATTGCTTTTCTCATTTCTTTATCAGAAAAGAAAGAAAAAGCTCTTTCATTTTTGCGTTTCCATAAAACAAGAGCTGTTACAGCTGAAGCATCTACAAACACGGAAGGGATAAGCACTGTCAGCGCGGTAGTGTCTCCCGTTGCAATACAGCTCCAAAAAGAAAAGAGCGCAGTCACCGTAGCAAGTGCCTGCACCCAATATAGAACGAACATTGATTTAGAACGTTGTTCTTGATTCTTCTTTTTATTTAAATGATTCCGAGAAAACCGATTATTTCCGAACATCGTAAAACACCTTGACTTTCGCGTTGGATTCTTTCAGAAATTCATCCATCGTCATAGGTAGCTGTTCCATGTATTTAATGCCATCAAAAGTTTTCCAGTAAGAGCCTGCCGCAGCATTATGGAATCTATATAAAAGTTCGCCTTTTTCATTAGTGCCTGCAGGAGTGAAAGCAACATAATGAGCCCTAAGATTGTCTTTCATATAATATAGAATTCCCATACGGGAAAATGCTCTTTTGAATCCTTTAAGTGAACAATACATATCCACCTGGCGACCTTTCTGGCTCAAATATCTTTTAACGAAAAGAATATCAGTGCCAAGCTTGCCTCCGAGGACAAGCCCTCTTTCCATTTCATCAAAAAGTGTTGCTTTATCCGGAGCAACGTTAAGAACCTTTAAAATATTCCACGCAGCAATAGCGCCACAGCCACCGTAAGCTGCCGTAACGAGGCCATATTTTATATTGGTCATTCCATTTTGATATTCAATAAACCCGTCACGAGAGAAAACAGATTTGCTTCCAGGCGCTTCAACAAGCTGTTCAAAAGCCTTTTTATTGTATTCTAAATTTTTCCCCATATTTTTTCGCCTCAGTTTCTGTTATGCATATCTTCAATAAAATTATGTTCTTTCATGTGTTTTTCATATGCTTCTTTAATAATGCCGTAAGAGATGTCAACTTCGCCATTGCTCAAGCCGTTCTCCGCTATGATGTCTTCATATTCGTTATAAAGTTTAAAAATCCTATTGAATTGTTCTCTTGTCACCGGATGAGATTCATCTGAAACATAAAGAGCAAAATCAATAATTTCTCTACGTTCGGTGTTGATAAGGAGCTTTGTAGAAATCGAAGCATTTTTTTCTACTTTAGCCTCAATTCCTTCAAATTTACAACCACTATCAGTAAGGTGTTTATTTACTTTTTCAATCCAATCATTGCGCTTGTCAATATTGTCATCGGTGTAATGTGCTGTAAAGTTATCAAACTTTTCACCCATAGCTTCCATTTTTTCTTCCATTCCTTGAACAAGACTTGGAATCTTTTTAAGAGTTTCGCGCTCTTCTTTTTTGCGAGCAAAATACTTTCTTACTTTTAAAACTTCCGGTACGACTTTTCCTTTAAACTCCAGCAATTCTCCAATAACTTGAAGAATAAAAAACAAGACTACCAAACCAATTGCAATTGTACTCGGTAATCCAAGATATTCTATGTAGTTCAACATTTCTTACTAACACCATTCCTTCAAAATATTATCCTTTATCTTCAAGTTACAGTGGGAATTCCCAATACTTTGACACTGTCAAATTGTTTGCTGTGAGCTCCAAGGGCAACTGTCTGCCCTCTTCCTTTGTGCAGTATATAGCAAGGCTCTACTGTGGAGTCTATTGTGCCTCGCTTTAAAATTTTGTGCCCAGTGGCAGCCATAGGCATACAGGCCAAAGGATATTTTGTGTCTGTGTCAAATTGAACATGAAGATGATCCCCGCTGACATATGCTCCTGTGCCACCATAGTAGCCCAAAAGAGTTTCCGTAGTTATTTTGTCTCCAGCTTTTACGAGAGGAGCTTCTCTCATATGCATAAAAGTGCAAACCACATCACAAGATTTTTTCGTGTTATGGTTATAAACGCCTTCATATTTAATGATTAAAACATACCCTGCTCCGGCGCTTGCACCATTTTTAGCGGCAGTAACTCCATCCCAACCTGCAGCAACAACAGTGCCATTCCCAAGTCCATAAAGTTCTCTATTACCGCTTGCACTCACCATATCTAACCCATAGTGATGCATCTTGTAAATTGATTTATAATATGCGTTTTTATATCCGCAAGTAATTTTTGCATCATTCATCGGCATAATCAGCTTCTGAATCGGTGCTTTTATTTCTTCTTTAGGGGGTGGATCCCCTTCGCAGAAACGAGGAGAATCCACCGCAGTTGTTGCATAAACAGCGAGAGAGTGAACTCTTGCTGTTTGTTTCTTTCCGACCACCAAAACCGACATAGGGTTCAAAAGAGTGGTCGCGGTAGCACCTGCTCTAATGAGCAATTTGCTCGAACCCTCCGCAACCTGGGGGGTGTGAAATGGGTGTTTGATGTCCGTATCAATCTCAAAATGGATATGATTCCACCATTTATGAGAACCACTGATAGTCCCGATAACATCGTAAGCATTGACGGTTTGTCCTTTTTTTACCTTTAAAGAATAAAGGTGATAATAACGAACAATAAGGTTTCTCTTAAGTTTTGTGGTCGGATTATAGACATTGTCATACTGAATTACAACAACACCGCCGATGCTATTGCTGTTCTTTTCTACACCTATAACTTTACCCGTTCCTGAGGCAAGTACGTTAAAGTCTTTGCCCCAACGATCATCGAAGTCCCAAATTTGTTATCCTATTGGCTTTTTATCCAATAGTTCTTATACTTCCTTTTCGTATAAGTTCAGCATACATTTTCAGCTTTCGCTGTCCCGTACTCGTGGGTAGATTATTGCTTCCATAGCGCTCACTACCTATGCGTTACATTCCCCGCTGGTTTCGTGGGAACTCGGTATTACCATCTCAGGCTTCACCGATTTTACGGGATTTTTTCTGGAATAAAACCCAGGGGGCGATCTTCACCCCGTAATGGACATACCCATAATCTTTGCGATACTTTGTATTTTTATATCCTGCAGCAACGGTGCACTCTTCCATCGGGAAGAATAAAAGTTGAGAACCAGAAGGTGCATAAATCTCTTTCATGCGCACATCTCCTTTCCTTCCTGTTCTTTTAAAAACGGTTGCATTATTTTGTTGAGTTCCGCCTCAACATAAGGGAATTTATAATTTCCGAACCCATATTTAATATCGAAGACCTCTATTCCATGCTCTTCGGCATATCTGCATTTTTTCCGATCATGCAATGTCGTTTCCGCAAATTCTTTTAAGCGATCTTCTTTAGTTGCATTTTTACTAAAACTTTTTGGAGCATAGTGTTTTATGCCATTAACCTCAATAATTACATTTAACTTCGGTATATAAAAATCAAATAATAGTTTCTTTTTATCTTTTAAATCTTCAAACCAATATTGCCGTATGTAGTAAATATCGCTATCTTTTATTTCACCAAAGATTTCGTAATAATGTCTGCCATAGAAATCAAACCGTTCAAAAATACCGTGTTTCTGCAACCAATCTGCAACAAACTCTTCGCCTTGCGAAACAACCTTTTCTCCTGCGTGAGGATGGGTTTCTTTGTATATACGGGCATTATTCTTTCTTGAACGCAAATTGTATTTTTCTTTGTTTTTCCAATAGTTCTTACAATTTCTTTCATTGTCTTTTTCTTTGTTTCTTTGATGATACTCTTGGCTATAAAACGGGTTATTTTCTTTGAACTTTTCGATATTAGCTTTTCTTCGGGCTATAAAATCCTCACTATTTTTATTTTTTTCATAATAATTGCGAGCATTGATTACTGATTTTTTCTTATAACTTTCTGAATCGCGCTTTATTTTTTCGCATTCTTTACAAGAAGCATTCAATCCATCCCATTTGCTTTTATCAGACCCAAAGCACGATAGTGGAAGCCATTGATCACACTTGTAACAATGCTTGCACTCAACGTTCGAAATTAATTTATGTTCTTTGCGTTTCATAAGCGCCATTCTTCCATCGGGAAAAACAAAAGCTGTGAACCCGAAGGCGCATAAACTTCTTTCATCTTTTCACCTTCTTCTAAAAGAAAAGCTCTCAGCAATTAAGCTGAGAGCTTTTATAAATTATTTTTAAATTAAATGTACTGTTATTCCGAATCAGTTTCTAAGCCCGGAGATCTTTCAAGCCAAATATTTTTAATAGCGATGACTGAAGTTCTTGAGCTTACGCTACTTGGGACTGACACATATATCTTGATATAAAAATCCGAATCAATATTAGTTATATCGAATTTTTTTTGAACATATATACCTTGTTCGTTATCAACAGCTTTTAAGTAAGACTCCCAATTTGCACTTGAATCAGGTAAATCAATATCGGTGTCATATCCATATCCAACATACAAACCACTACTGCTAACATTCCTATTACGGTTATATTCTATTATAAGTTTAGAATATCCAGAACAATTTATCGGGCCTATCCAGTTTGTAATTACGAAATTTAGATTTCCATAAGTGCTATAAAGATAATATTCTCCATCCGAATTATAACCAATTGTTCCATAGCTACTTGTTTCTGCCCCATAATTTTGTTTAAAAACATCGGATTTTCCTTGTTCGTATATATATAACTTTCTTTGTAATGCCGATCCTTCAGACCCACTTTCATCTTCAAGAGGTGGCTGAGTATGGACTTGTTTCCCGCATTCTGTCCATTCATTATTTACTTTTGCATATAAAGCATCAGCTATATACCAATCGTTTCCAACTTTACAATTAATTTTAGAGGATTGTAGTATTCTTCCATTATTTTTAACGTAAATAGAAATTTCATTATTAGAATCAAGAACAGTAATTCTAATTAACCCGTCTCCTTTTCGCGTTCCTTGCTCGTGGATGGTATTTGAAAAAGCCGTAGAGGCAAAGCTTGAGCCCCCTGCTCCAGAGCTAAATACTCCGTTGCCGTAACCACTAGTATATAAAAGAGTTCCTCCTCCGCCTCCGTAATAGCCGCCGCCGCCGCCACCACCACATTGTTTCTTTGTTATGTTTCCAGTGCCAGCTCCACCAACTCCAAGACTGCCTGTTTCCCCTTGTTGCGCAGTATAAGAGCCAGTTATTGAAGCGCCAATGCCTCCCTCGGTTTGAGAGCCTCCAGTTGCAACAGTGCAATTATAGGATTCTAAAGTATTATAAACCGAGCCCGAGTCTGCTTTTATTCCACCTCCCGCACCGCCGAAAGCGAAATATTTATCGGTTTCAAGAGATTGACCTACGACACAGCCACCACCACCAGCGCCTGCGACAATAATCCTATCTTCTAAATTGTGGGAAAGTCTTATATCTGTTGCTCCACCGCCACTACCTGCAAAGTATGCATTAGAAACACTTCCTCCTCCGTTCCACCCTCCGGGGAGGATTCCTTCAAACTGATAACACCCCTCTAGTCCTTCTCCTCCAACATATAAGTAAAAGACCGTATCTTCTACAACGGATATTTCTCCATAAATCCGTCCTCCAAGTCCACCGAGATGTGTCGTTATTATCGGGGAATCACTGCCACTGATCATATTACTATGCCCAGCATTAGTAACCGTGCCTCCTTGCGCTCCGTAGCAATCAAACAAATATCTCCCTTTGGGCAGTTTTAGTTCTTTATAATTCCCAGAATATCTACATTCAATAATATCCCCGTTGTTTAACGTTATATTATCCAAAGTAGTTGTAAGCAAATCGTAAAATGCCATTTACTACACCTCATTCCGTGGAATATAAAATCCAGATGTCACCATTTTTCCCATCAGCTTCCGTTGGCTCAGACGTAGAAATATAGATAGATGGAAGAGCATCTACATATCCTTTATTTACAGCATGAGCAGCTTCGGTTGGAGTTTTGACAGATAAACTTCCATTAATCGTGCCTCCTGTAGTCGGCAAAGCACCAATTCCATCGCAACTAATACCAAGAACTTCTTGCATCTCTGCAACGGTTAAGTCTTGCGGAGCTGCAGCCTTCTCTGTACAGTTTCCTTTAAACGTATCAACCGGCATATATGCAAGATTTCTATTTTCAATAACCTCATCACCTATATCCTGTGCATTGCTGATAGTGTCTTTCCAAGCAAGAGCACCAAAACTACTAAACCATTTCGCAATCTTACCAAATAACGTTTTGATGGTATCTGTAGTAGCAATATTTTCTTTCGTTCCTGCTTCAGTAAAAGTAACAGTTTGGTCTTCTGCTGGTGTAACTTCTGGAATTTCTGGTACTTCAGGTATTTCAATTTCTTCAATCTGAGTATAGAGATCATCAAGATCTGTACTTATGGCGGAAAACCCACCTTCAAGATCTGATACAAGCTCGTCCCTAAAATTTTTAAACAGACTATCTTCGTTTTTGTTTTCTATTTTATATTCATTCGGGTTAAATGTCTTTGGCATCTTATCCCTCCTCTTCACTTGAATCCAACTCTTTAAGTGTCTTGCCATCTAAAGCACTTAATGCACTGTCATCATAATCACCCAATGTATGGTTATAAAATCTGCCGAATTTAGCTCCTGCAACACTGAAATTAACTTCAATTTTATTTTCGAAAGCAGATTCAATGTATTGTTTGATTTCAGGGATATCTGCTTTGACATCTTTAAGACTATCTGCCACTTTAATATCATTAACAAAAGTGCCAAGATTCATCCAAATAGCATCTATAGATTCTCCAAACATTGTGGTTTTTAATGCAAAAGAGTGTCTATTGGTAAGAGTTAAAGCGTTTGAACCTTCTTCTTTGAGCCGAGTTTCTATTTTTAAATTGAAGGAATATTTCATTAATTATTCACCAGCTCCTATAGAAAGCTGCAAAGCTCCTTTATCATAATAGAGGTTTACTCCGCTAGGAATCTCCTGAATATCAACTGCGGCGATATACATAGCAAATTCGCCCTCTGTAGGTTCTGCATTCGGAGAAATAAAAACAGATTTAACCGCTGGCCAAACTTCTGTTGACTTTTCGAATCTGATTTCTTTGTATTCATTTGTTACCGCGCCATTATTTGCACTTTCGCTAAAAGTGCCATTGAATCCATAAGTGTTCTCAACTTTTGCACGTTTATATCCGCCAGAAGTCAATTCTCCCGTAATAACGCCATTTTCTGTAAGTTCATCTTCACTTAAACCAATATAAAAAGACGCAGGTGACAATTTAAGAAGCTCTTCGCCACTAATGCTTCTTCCAAAAAGGAATTTAGCTATAAGATTTCTTTGAGGAATTGTAACCATAATTAAATATCCTCCTCTCCGGTCTTACCTCGAGCAATAATATTTACCGTCCCTTGGCAAGGCCTGAATGTTTTTTCATCGTCTTTGATGATAGGTTGCTGAATATACAAACCACTTTCAAGTTTTGCCGTTTCTTCCGATTTAAGTGCAACCGTAAAAACATTTCCACCGCCTAAAAAAGATGGGCGTCGACTTCCTTTTACGACCAAAGCCGGAGTTTCCGTTTCTCCGTAACGGAATAAGACTACTTCAAAACTTTTAACTAAATTTGGATCAACGGCTTTTCCTGTATCAATATCCGTTATTGTATATTCAAATTCTTGGTAATCTCCTGCAATAAAAGAAACGGGCGCAAGCTCTTCCTTATATGTAACTTGCATTATAATCACCCTTTCATAATTAAAGTAGAAGGCGAAGCATTAAGCTTCGCCTTCATTTTTGTTGTCGATTTCTGGTTTCTCGTCCGCTTTTTGCTGAAGCATAACCAGATAATCAAATATATTTTTCATCGTGCCGATATCCTGAGAGCCCTTAACGCTGATGCTTTCAAGAGCTACAATAATCGGTTGTAGATCTTTTGATGTTATCATTTTATTACTTTTGCTCCTTTTATGTTATTACGCTACCGAGAATGGCGTAAGCAGTACCGTTTATAGCTATTCTAATTGGTTTCAAAAGCACCATGCCTAAATTGCCTAACACATTGTTTTCATTTGGCTTATAAACATACATTCCAGCCGTAGTGCTATTTAGTGTTATCGAAGAGTTACATTGTAGATACCCATTCGACCCTATAGAGAGTTTTTGAATAATAGCATTCTCTGCAATAAGACTTTTAACTTTCGCTTCCGTCGCATAGATCTTATTAAACTCCGTTACAACGTCATTATTTAACTTTGAATAAGTAACAGCACTGGTATTAATTTGACTTGTACCAATACCGTTTACTCCATCCGATGTAATTTTAGAACCAGTGATTGAGCCTCCAGTTATTGCACTTCCTGATAACGACCCTCCGTAACCGTTTTTGGCGTTATATGCAATATTGTCTGCATAAATTTCTCCGTCAAAAATTGTGGTATTTGCTTTAATCTCCATCATGCCGATTTTAGCCGTACCATTGCTTCGAAGGACAATGCGTGGATTGTTTGTTGATTCTGTACTTTTTAATACTGCAACATCTGTATTATTAATTCTTTCAGTGGTAATTGCAAAACCGCCAATTTTACCAGACTTTGCATTAATGCTTTGAAGAACTAATTCGCCATCCATATTTACTTGAAAAACATTAGTTCCTTTATTGTTGATAATGGAAATTCCACCTGGATTATCGTTTTCTCCTTCCAAATTTTTATTTGGAATCAATGAGATTGTCCCAGAATTAGATTGGATTATCAGTCCCCTATTATCCATCGTCATTGTATTGGCTTCATTTGAAATCATAAGGTTAGAACCAAAAATAGCCTTGCCAATAAGTAATTCTGCATTAAGCCCATATGTTTCCGTATTGCCAACCAACCCCAAAGCAGTTTTTACAGTCTGCCAATTATCGTCGGTAAAAGCAAGCGTATCAGCAGTAATCCAGATTCCTTTTTTAGAATCAGTGCCATCCGCATTTTTGCTCGAACCTCTAATGCCCGTATTATCGATTAGAAACGAGTTGCTTTCAGAATTATTTACAAGTCTATTCTTTGAAACATCGAAGTTGCCATTAATGAAATCAAGCATCTCGTCTTTATGGGTTGCCCAATTTTTTACAGAACTATAGTCAAAGCTCATACTACCGCTTGTCGCAACGGCTTCACCAATAAGATCACTATATGTCCACAAAGCATTATGAAGCCTATATTTATTGCTGAACTCCATGCTGAAATCCGTAGGATCATCGAAATTTACATGGAATTTGAGAAGCACTGGGTCTATCCACTCATCTTCTGCAATTTCAAGATTAAATCTCGTACCCAAAAGCTGTTTCAAAGTTTCCGGCTTGCTACTGTCATAAATTCTATCAATATACGGAGCCAACTTTTCAATAAATAAAAAGTTTACCGAATCGGCTGTAATGTTATAAGTCGGATGAGCTGCCTTGTCCATAATATTGATACAGCTGTCATAAAGCTGCTGAATCATATCCTGTTGCTCTACCAAATCCATTGCGTCAGTGATAATGTAGTTGTCATCCTGATGAGTGCTTTCATATTTGAAATATTCGAGTTCTTCTAAATTCTTCGCGCCAAAAAAAGTTCCAGCTTCAGCTTTAAAAGATAATTCATGATTTACTGCGCTCATCCCATCTTTAATGGTTTTGATTATGTCTTGCTGCGTAGTTATTTCTGCCTCTTTCGCAGTAATTGCAATAAGCACATTATTAAGATTTTCAACCGTTTCTTCGTAAGCCGCTTTATTCCCGGTTTCCGTTGATGAAGCGATACCGCCAGCGATTTGAGCAGCTTGCAAATCCTCATATTTTAATTTTTCGGTTTCAAGATCTCGCAAATCCGTCTGTAACCCAATCAACACTCTATTTTCTTCTTTGAGTCTTCGGAGTAAATTCGAATATTTCCCGCCAGTGTCTTTGATGTAAGAGCCTTTGCTGTCGTATGAACATGGTACTACATATTCCTTATATTTTTCCTCCCAAGCAGCAAGAGCGTCTTGGAGCCCTTTCGACATCATCGGTTTAAAATGATCGAAATTATAAAGATAAATTGTGCCGGTAGGATTAACAGAAGCAATATTAACTCCGTCACCGCCATAGCAAGACATAACCGTCACGAGTTCTTCAGAAATTTCTTCAACCTTTTCAGACTTTAGAAAATTATTATAACCAATATAAATATCGCTATCGTGTATGAGCCTACTATCTTCGATGTTATATACGTTTATTTCTCTTTTAATTGTGTCAAAAACAAAAACACATTCATACGCTTCCGATACATCGTTCATCAAGAAATCATATAGAGTAGAGTCTGGTACATCAAAAGTGCGGGATTTCCCCATTAAGTCTGTACTTACATTTCCGATACTCCATGTCGGAAGATATTTTTCTATGAGCACGCCTAACAAAGTTTCTTCCTTGTTTACCGTATCATAAAATTTATAAGTACCATTTAATAAATTTATTTTTCTGTGACAAAGCTGATACTCAGCACTATTCGCAGTAATCTGTTTGTATCGCTCTGCCCCATCGCTTTCTTCTTCGCAAGCAGTGACAATGAATTCACCAATACCCTTTTCGGTTCCGCCAACCTTTATGAGCATTTGAGCACACAGCTCATCATAAAAAGCAGACTTTTTCCCATCATTGCAGTAATATGAATACTTAAAAGAAATGGTTGAGTAACTTCTAAGCTCTGCATCATAGCTTAAATCAGAATAAGCGCCAAGCTGCCCCAGTTCAGTTCTTTGAGGGTATGCAAGCGTGAGCACTGGCTTTTCAGCCATGTCAAATTTATCAAATTCAACGAGCATGCTCAACCACCGACCTTTCTTGCGTTACGATATTTCATCTCAATGCTCTCAAAATCTCCGGTAATTCTAAGGTCGTTCACACCTGATACAAGTCGCAAAAATTTTTTATTAAAAATTTCGCTCAAAGTATTTCTACCTGTATATGAGGTTTCAAGAGTTTGGTTCCGGCAGTCAATAATAAGTTCTTCATTTTCAACTAAAGTTTTTGCAGTTCCGTTTTCTGTAATTCCAAATTTGAATTCTCGATTATTATCACTTGTGTTGATGATTGAAAAATCCCCACCGCGTTTCATTTTGAACTTGATAATCGGATAAGTATAATCGGTGTCATCGGAGTCATTATAATGTCTCCAGGTAAAATAAGTTCCGCTCTCATCTGTAACTTGTTTTGCCGTATTCGAATTAAACTTATATGTCTTTTCATTCTGCCAAGCCCATGGAGCATCACATTGTACTTTACAGCTGATACCATGACAATAGTTGCCTATATATGTAAGCTGAGGATCTACAAGATGACAATTGAAGTAAATATCCTGCAGGTCTCTCTGTACGATTTGAAGTTTGCAAAAATTCATTCTGCCAAAAAGCCACTTACTGATTTTTGAGCGCATAATTCCTGGAAGCTCATCCTCGCTGACAAATTCAATATCGAATTCAAGCGGCTTATTCTGAGCAACTCCCTGGTGGAAAGCCGACGGGTTTCGGTAAACCCAATCAGTGAAAATATCAATTCCGCAGCCGGCTGAGGCATTTGAAGTTACACTGCTACCACCGATGCTCATGATTTTCAACCCGTAGTTTTCTGAATATTGTCCATCAAAAATAAAATCAAGACCTCCAAAACTCATAGGCCTCACCTCCTTTATAGAAATAGAGCCCCGCTTTAAGCAGGGCTCAAATAATTATTTATTAATTTTAACCCATTCCAGCTCTGATCGTTTTAATTTTAGCCGTATAATTTCCATCCATAACAATAACCGCTGTACAAGAGTCATTGGATGCAACATAATGAATGCTGCTTCCATCTGCTTCTTTTGTGACAGTTATACCGTCCAATTCATACAAATCGGATACCATTGTAGCTGAAATCTGAACACGTTCGCCCTCGCTAAATGTAAATACATCTCCGTTAGATGCAATTTGATCATTTGCCGTTACTGACGTGGGAGGATCCATTTCTATCGTAAGCGCGTATTGATTAGATGAAGATTTAAGTTTAATAACAATATTCGAATTCATCTTTTTGCCAGCACAATTTAAGACTTTATCCGCTACAACAACGTTTGTTCGCATTAGCTTACCAGAACACTGAAGGGTCTTTGTCTCTCCTGTACCCACCGTTGCAATATTATCGCCATCATAAGAAACCGCAGCATCTCCATCAATGTTTTCTTCAACGATTATATCATTTGAATTTGAGCCAGGCTTTTTATAAGAAATCTCAAGTCTATTTGCCATCAGCTCACACTCCCGTCATATACCTCGACAGCGTTCACGATAACCTCACTTAAACCGTCATATCCATCGTCGGGGACTATGGTTTGTAATTCTTCGGATGGAGTAACCGTTTTACTCTGCAAGTTCATTTCTGGGGTAACAGTTTCGGTCTTATCCCAAAAAAAGCATCCTCTGCAATCCTCTACAGGGCAATTAGTAACTTTAATTCTAACAATCCCATCCAAGCATTCTGTTCCAATGAACCAGTTTTCGTACTTTGATGGAACTAAAGTTACAAGTGTACTCGCATTAACTCCAGGAACAGAGACATCATGATAAAAGTAGCCTAACGAGCCTTCTTGTGCAACATGCACCCAATTTCCATAATAATCAGTCATATTCCAACTAGTAATTGTTCCTACTGCTAGTTTTCTAATTATATTTGCATCCATTGCTGTAATCTGGCCATCTTCATCCAAATCTCCAATGGCAACTTGAATCTCGTCAGGATCTATGGAAGATACCAAAACTCTAGCCAAATCAGCATCGGCCTCAGTTATCAACCCATCTCCGTCCATGTCTCCGGTTATTCTGCCTTTTGGGATTGTAAATTCAAACGTATTTTTATTCGTGTTATTGATTGTAGAAATAGCATATGGGAATTCGTCTGCAATAATCTCTATATCATTACCTTTTTTCAAACGAATAGCATCGGCGATATCATCAAACAAAGATGTTAAAGTAGCATGCATATTAGCCATTAATAACTACCTCCAATCGCCAAACCAACTGCTGTTTCAATAGCTGAATTAACCTCTTCTCGAGTCAATATTTCAGTTTCCTCAAAAGTTATAACAACATAATCGTCATAAGTATCTGCAGTTGTTAAAGGTTCTGAGAATGAGCAAGTATAAATACGATTTCCTTCCACGCATGAAAAATGATAAGTTGTTCCTGCAAAATTTCCTTCATCATCAGCATCAAAACTCATACCGACCGAAGAATACCCTCTGCTTGGAGTGAAAGACAACCCGCCAATTTCATAAGGTTCTAGCTGCTGGTTGATAACGAAGTCAGAGGAGCCCGTGCTTTGTCTTAATTCAGCTATTTCTCTATAGGTGTATTCTGCAATTCCATCGACGACACGTATAATAATTTTCGCAGGTTGATATTCATAGGAATCAAAAATGCACTCTATAGGAACGTTTAAGTCAGTTAGAGTAGCATAGAATGAAATATCACAAGTATATACCTTTCCTTCTTCGCAACAAGAAAGATGAAAATCCATATCAGACATAAGGCCGTTTATGGTATTTCCGTTGCTAAGAATATAACTGCGAATCTCTTGTTCCCCAGTTTCTTCATTCTCGGCTACCACTCGTTTAACCACAATGCCTCCGCATCCGCGCTCCGACTCAAGTTCCGCCTTAAGCTCTGCATATGTTTTACTCGTCGTCCCATCTGCATTAACCCATATGTAGGCAGGTCTCATTCCGAGAATAGCTGTTGTCATATAATCGAGCTGTTGATATACTCCTCCGCTGGATACTGCATTTTCCGAATCTTCCGTAGGAGTTGAGTCAACATTGTTTTCAGATAAAAGTTTTACAGCACCCTCATCTTGTCCGGTGCCACCCACATAAACATCTCCAGCAAACCAGCCCGTGCCATCCCACGCAACAGTGTGCGCATTAGAACGTTCTGCTTCTGAGCCACCGTTTCCAACAATATGCGCATACTTACCTTTTGCTGCTGGGTCATCCATAGCATCCAAAACATTGTATGTCCCTTGAACGTGTTGAGCGCGGGAGGACGCAACAGCTCCTTCTCCTTCAGCATGAGAGTATGTACCCTCGGCTGTGGTTGCAGAACCTTCCGCGTGTGAAGCGTCGCCGGAGGCAACTGTAAGTGCTCCTTCCGTATGTGCTTGAGCAGATGCTTTAGTGTTCATTCCCTCAGCGTGCCCATAGGCCAACGCCTCAGTTTGATATCCTTCGGTGTGAGAATAAATCCCCATAGCTTTGGTTTCACAGCCTTCTGCATGAGAAGCCGCTCCACTTGCCTCGGTGTCTTTGCCTTCCGCAAAGGAATAATTTCCAACGTCACTTTCTGCTTTTCTATTTAGAGAGAAAGACCCTGTTGCCACAGGATTATTTTTGTCAATCTTACTTATAAGATTTTCTGTAACCCAAGACTGGATTTCTTGTCTTACTTGTATTAAAGCTTCAACTATATTCATTCGATTTCACCTCTTTTCAGGTTGCGACAGCAAATCTAATTACCATTCCGTATAAGAAACCGTCTCCTACAGAAAGATTAAACATAATCGGCGTATTAGTCGAAGTATCTAATGTTACAAAACCGCCATTATATATTCCTTCGCCAATCATTGCGTTAAGAATTCCGCTAACTGATTCTCCGTTAGCTGTGAAATGTATTTTTACAACACTCTTACTAAGAGCATTGCGAAGCTCCGTGGTATCGCAGGAAACATTAACGGCTGTTCCATCAAGAGGAATATTCGGAAGTCCCATTGCAGTAAGGTCAAATTCAGGCGGGTCAGGGATATACTTCTTATCAATTTTAGTAACTATTTCAGCACCGGAATACATCGTTACAGAAACAGAATCTCCGTAATCAGTATAACCCAAAATGCTGAATCCACCGTTAGGAGTATCGTTTGTTTGATAAGCAATAATCAGGAAATCTTCTCCGGTGTCTGGTACAGTAACTCCCGTAATGCCTTCTATTTCAGCTACCTTTTGCACAAACGCAAGGTTTCCAAAATAAAGTTCCCAATCTCCTTCTTCACGTTTTGCTTCAGCACAATAACTTTGTTCACCAATCTGAAGTATATATTTTTCTCCTATTGTAAACTTTGTTTCAGTCCAATAATTATCAGTTGATTCAATAGTATAATCATAACCATACAATCCTGCTTCTTCTAATGCTACATCTGATTCTGTAGAATTTTTTTCAGCATTAAATGATGTAATTTTATCTTTTACAGTATGGTCGCTACCATATGGCAAAAACTTTTGGTCGATTTTTTTGATACAATTTAGAACGCTAATTTTTACCGGATATGATTCATCATTTGTAAATTCAGAGTCGTATGCGGTATCAATGAAATTAAGTATATTTGCAAACCCAACAACTACTACTGTATGATAATTGCCGTTATCATCAAAATCATTTAATGTGACAATTCCGCCCTTAATAAATACATCTGATGGTAAGTTTATTAAATTAGTAATTGTTGTTCCATCAACGCCAGTACCAACTAAGACATGTCCATTGATTTCAACAATATATTTTCCCCCAATTTGAAAATATTCATCTTTTAATAAAGATTTACCTGTATTAATATCTGTTAGAATAAGTCCAAAATCATCGCTATCATATCCAGCCATAGTATCCGTCAAAACCGAACCAGCAGAAACCATTTCTCCGAAAGGTTTATTATTAAGAAATGCTGCACTCTTTTCATCTTTTTCGTCCCAATCGGTTTGATTCTGGTATATTTCAGGGATTTTTTCTATTTTTTCTCCGACTATTTTACAAGAATAAAGACCGCTTATAGTTAAATCTGTTGGCACAGGATTAACCATTGCAATCCATTTAGGCGTGCCTCCAGTAAGTCCAACAGTATCTCTCGCTATAGCAAATGGGACGCCATTATCTTCAAGTCCAACAAGTGCTGTATTACCTACATAAGGAACTATTCCTTCTGCTAAATAACATTCAAGTTCGTATTCTTTACCTTCCCAAGTTACAACGTAGCGTTTGCCTTCTTCAAGTGTTACTTCAGATGTATCTACGATGCTCATTGGCTCGTCGTTCCATGCATCATTCGTTCCATCGCCATCGTTATCAACAAGAGTATTTTGGAATTCGCCTTCAAAAATCACAACCGGTTTTTCTCCAAAAGGTCTGTCTTCAATAGCATCCCACGAAACAAATCCGGGTTTTGCTTCATCTTTTTCTTTGGTTACGATTCTGACTCTGACAGTATGATAATTTTCAGCAGTATCATTTACAGCACAAACAGAAAGAAAACCATTTGCAGTCAAAATAATGAACGGTTCATTATTTCCTTTATATCCAAAATCAGTACCGTTGCCTATCGCAACTGCTCCAGTCATAACGGAACTACAATCTTGACCTTCGCATACATAAACAGCATTATCCCAAGTTACAGTATATTCCACACCAGCTTTGAGAACGAAATCAGATTCAACATCTATCTTGTAAAGCTTGTATGTATCGCTGTATGTTAACGGGCCATACTCATTTATTGGAAGAACTTCTTCTTCGGAATACGGAGTGTGTTTTACAAACGGAATATGTTCTCCTTTTACCATTGCTTTAGTAGCAGGTTTATACACTCTTATTTCATGGGTTTCTGTCGCCGATTCTGGAAGAATAAAAACCATTGCAATTTTTCCATCATCCGGAATTGATGCAGCTAAAAAAGGTTCTCCTGAATCAGGGTATGATTCTCCCATAGACCTTGTGTTGCCAAGGCATATTCCTTCGCCAAGCCAAGCAACACATTCGTATTCAGTGCCGTCAAACTCAACGATATATTTTTTATTGAGCTGAGGACATTCTTGAATCTCAAAAGATGAAGAATCTTGTGCATTTTCCCATGTAACGGTTTGTTTTGGGAAGATATCCATCTCTTCAGAATCTTCACCTTCAAGAATGCCAAGAAACTTATTATTAAGTTTTTTAATCTCTTTAGATTCAAAAGTATAGCTTCCTCCTTCGCCAACACCAAGCATATATGTGCCGGTTTCAGGAATATTTACGGTTTCAGTACGTCCTAATGCAGTAAGAGTAGTTTCTCCCGGTTTATATACCATTAAGAACGGGAACTGGCCAAGAAGAAGACAACCTATTCCATGCTCATTTTCAGCTATGACATCGTCTCTACTAATCACTATAGACATTCCATTCATAGAGATTGTTCCGCCAACAACCGTTCCTTCAGGTAATGTATCCGGAGAAACTTTTTTCCATGCAAAGCCTAATCCTGAAAACGTAACATCTGTTACCGTGCTTTCATCAATTACAATTTTATATGTCTTTTCATAAAAAGGCTTATTTGTAATTTCATTCCAGCTGATAGAATTTACTTTTTCATAAATTCGCAGATTGCATGTAATTTCACTTACATCTTCATCAGACACGGTAGCAAAATAAACAGCTTTTTCTTTAACGGTTTCGCCATCTATTACCCTGTCGTTATCTAAAAATTCAAAAGCAAAAGGCAAAGAATTATCAAGATCATCATGCCCTTCCGCTGCAAGACAAATATTTCCGCAGAAAGCGAAATTATTTATAGTAACTTCAGGAACTACAGGATACTCAGGAATCAGCTCAGAAAACTGATTAAAGTTCATAGCTGTACAGGTATATTCCGCCCCATTAACAACAAAGCAATACTCTTTACCTGCGGCGATTTTTTCACATGCACTAAGCATGTCAGTGTCGGTAGATTCATTTATATAAATTTTTTTCCCATCGTAAGAAGTCGGGCCCTCGGCCACGGGTGTTAGAACCAAATCAGTCGCTGGAAGTATGTCCGTACTGCTAGACGTTATCCCTGCTCCAGGTGCATCTATCTTTGTCCATTCTCCATCAAGAACTCCAAGAACTTTACCTTCATCTTCATCCGTAATATCAGGAAGGCCTGCTCCAACTCCCCCACCCAAATTAGCGGGAACATCTTTAAGGTCGTTGAAACTACCTGATGTGGCAACTGCCGAAAGTCCAGTAATCATACTAGCCGGGTGAGTTGAAGGATGCCGTGGATTAACTCCCCCTATTGCAGCGTTAATTTGATATGCAACCGACTGATTTCCAATCTTTTCTTTTAAGTCAGCAACCTCATTGGCAATGTTTCCTGGGAGTCCAATAATATCATCTATGGTATGCTCATGACTATCCGCAGAAGCGATATCCAACCATTTGCCATTGCTGCTTTTTACTTTCAAACCAGGCATACACATACCCCCTTCATATTAAAATTAATGTCCAAAATTTCGTTTCCTATTTATATATTCGTTTAAGAAAGAATCCAACATAGAATAATCTAATGCCGGGAAAAACTCCTTAACAAAATACAATTCGGCATAAGCCGCTTGCCAAAGCAAAAAATTCGAAAGTCTCATTTCCCCACCAGTGCGAACAATCATGTCTGGGTCTGGAGCTTTGACGTCTAAAGTTCCAGATATTTCTTGCTCAGTTTTTGCTCCGGTCTCTATAGCTCTAACAATTTCATCTCGTCCGCCATAATCCACACAAATTGTTAATTTTAATTTTTTACAATTCATAGTAGCATTTTCTACTTTGTTAAGCTTATCGACCAAATCTTCTGCCAGGCGATCTTTACGTCCAGCGAACTTTACGCATATATCAGATGCTATGTACCAATCTAATTTCTCAGAAAAATACCATCTGGCAAAATCCATAAGCTGATTAACTTCATTTTCAGGGCGTCCCCAATTTTCAGTAGAGAAGCAATATATAGTCAAATATTCAACATTTCTATCTATTGCCCAATCACAGCAACGCTCAATTGTAGCCAAACCTTGCAAATAGCCCGTCTCCCATGGCAAATTATTTTCTTTTGCCCAACGTCTATTCCCATCTGCAATTAAAGCAAGATGCTTCATTCTAAGGTTACTCCTTTTCATATATACTTATATATCCTTGTTTTCTTGTAGTCCATGAAAAATCTTCAGTCATACAAGTGTTTCTTTTGTTTTTTAATTCCTTTTTATCCTCATACAGTTTTGCCGCTCGTTCAATAGCATTCGGCAAACCGTTTTCATCAATTACAACTGCGTTATCGGGATTAAAGTTATCAACTAATCCGCCATTCATGGCAACAATAGGAATTGCTCCATAACGACTGGCCGTCATAGGCATTAAACCGCATGCCTCTGAATTACTTGGGCATAAATAAAAGTCTGCCCCAGCCGCTAAAGGAGCCGCTTGTACGGGCGAAGCCCATCTGTCAATATAAATAACTCCATCAGAATGTTTATAAGATCTTAGCTTTTGCTCATAAACATGCGCACCTTTACCGACAATAACCAGAACACCTCCGGTTCTTTTAATGGTGTCTATAGAGTCAAAAACTTTTTCAAGACCCTTCTCCTTTATCAATCTGCACATCATGACACATATGTAAGGGTCTCCATCTACCCCGTAAGTCTTAAGCAAATTATTTTTACATATGCGTTTACCATTTTGATTCTCTGCAGTATAACTTGCAGGAATCAGCAAACCTTTTTCGGGAGTAAAAACCGTGTCTAATATACCTGCGGTGATACCTTGGAAATCAATGGACAATAGAGTATCAGAAAGCTCATCTTTTGCTCCTAAAACATCTTTTGCATATTGAACGGAACTTGTGGTAACGGTGTCATAGAGGGGCAAAAATTTCTCTTTGCCCCTAACGAAATCCGCTTGATCAAAAGTGCATACGGCCTTTAAAGGTCTTTTAGAAAGCATGGAGATAATTTCTGGCTCTGCAAAATTGTGCAAAATATCGGGGTTTAAATCTTCAACAATTTTTACAGCTTTCTCAATCCAATGGCTTTGAGATACCAAATAATAGTTAACAGCGGAAAAACGACAAACTCTTACGTCTTCATCTATTGTTCTCAAATCGCCTGCGTTTCTTACAAACACACTATCCCCATCAGGGCACACAATCGTAACATCATAATCTCTGCTCAGAGAATTTGCCATACTATCTACCATTTCTGCCATTCCGCTGCAAACTCTTCCGGAGAAAACGCTTTCCACTGAAAGCATAACTAATTTCTTTATGGTAACTCACCTTCTATCCCCATTAATTGAAGAAGCCAGTCTTCATCTGCTGACAACATCATATCAACAGCCTGTTCCGCTGAAGCTTCTTTTAATAATTCTTTATTACAAAAAGCGGCTCCCGATAAAAGTCCGTTTGCAAAATACATACCAGAGTCTGTCCATATTCCGAACATTTCCGCCGGTTCATGTACGTGCTCAACAGATTTCAGAGCCACTTTTTCTCCATTTTCTTTCATTGCATGTTCTCCAACCTTCCACGATTGAAGTCTCTGCCAAAACCCTTGCTCTACATTATAAAACCGATGAGGATGTGTTTCGTCTATAACGGTGCCATCTTCAAACGTATAGAATGTATGAGTGTCATTAAAATGTCCTCTGCGCACATTGTAAACTTTAGTAATAGCTCCATTGGCAGACAGAACCTCGTCACCAATTGAGATGTTATCCAATCTGCATTTACTGCCATCTGCCATGGTTATTAATGTGTCCGCCGAAAGACAAGTTGTGGTATCTTCTGTAAGTAAAATTTCATCTACGGTAAAAGAACCTTCATTAGCAGTAGCACACCATAAAACGTAGTTTTGATCGTACTCTCCACTATGCTCGATTTTCCATTTCCCGTTTTCTGTGTCTTTTGCTGTACAAAGCGTTTCCATCAGTTGGGCTAAATCAAAAGTATTATCAATTTTGCTCAAAAAAATCTTTTCGATATTTTTAGTACATGTTCCTGTTATTGTAAAAAAAGGTTTCGTGTATGAACCTTTTTCTTTTAAGAAAGAATAGGTAAGAATATTCCCTAAAGCAGAGTCATGGATAGCTACGGACAAACTATATTCGAGACTTGCTGTGGCAACATTTTCCAATGAAATAGGAATCCACATTGCTACCACACCATCGTTACCTTCACAAAAAACACTTTCAAACTTAAAGTTGCCTTGTTTATCCGCATAGGTGGTTGCTATAACATTATTTTTAAGCCCTTCTATATCTCCTTTTGTAAACCCAGAAGATAGGAATACCGTCAAATCCCCAGGAATAGCTTTCCCAGAAATATCATAGAAAATGTTTTCATACAATGTAATAGTCTTGATAAAATACGCAACCTTTTCACCGGTTACAACAAAAACATCGCCACTTATCCCAGTGAGACCTGCTGGTTCTCCGTCTTCAAAATTTTCTTTTACGACATAAAAACGCCCATATGTTTTTTCTTCTTCGCTTCGTTTGAATAATGTATTGGCCCCGCTCAATCCTTGGATAACTACAGTAGCTGTTCTATTTGTTATCATCTAATACCAGCTCCTTTATGAAGTAGTTACTATCAAAACGTCGCCTACTTTATAGTTGCTAAGATCGATTGAGGAAATATCACTGGTACCAGCATCAATGAGATAAACCTTGGCAGTATTATCTTCCTCTTCGGGCAGACCTACTTCGTTAGTATCAACCCACAAAGTTCCTGTTTGAGCATCAGCCGGTTCCTCTGCTTGTACATAAACCTCAACAATTGCTTCTGCGATCTGGTCAGAAACCGGAGAACCTCCAATCATCTCATTTAAGCGAGCAAGCTCATCACCAGTTTTCTTAGCATCTGCAGCTAAGCCTGTTACAGAAAGAGTCTCATCAACATCAAAATAGTTTGCATCAAAATTAGACCCATCTCCGTCTTCTTCTCCATTAAGGTCAACATTAAAAACATATGGGTCTATTTCTTCTTTATCAACTTTAACACGCAAGTTATTAGTGACCCAAAGTTTAAGGTCATTTCTGAGTTGTACCATTGCTTCAATAATTGTCATAATTTATGGGTCACCTCCTTAAATTACATCGCAATATGCAAGCTGAATTGGCTTATCAATAGCTTCTAATCCGATATACCAAGTTTTAGCAACTGGTGGCAAAGTAATATCAACCTCTAGTTCAGTCCAGTGTAACCCAACCAATTTCTGCATTTTAATGCTTGAGTCTTTCTGGAGACTATCATTGGAGTCATACAGCTTAACTGCAAGCTTCGCCCAGTCAAATGAATCATCGGTAATTGCCGAATCATCTGGATATGTCATAGTAGTAGGGTCAAATATATCAGGGAAGTATCTTGCCCATACTTTAACCTTATAGTTAGAAGACGTTGTCTCATCTGTAATTCCACTAACAGTGATTGATTGAGCAATAGTGCCATCATCAGGAGTTAGCGTTACAATCTTTGATATATTTTTAGGAAGTACACTATCTACAGGAGTTGTTGGAGTTAATCCACATACAGAAGAATCATTCTTAATCCAATGAGCGACAGAATCATTATCAAATTTAGTATAGGATAACTTTGAAGTTTTAGTTCCTGTAGTCAATTGTAAGTTGTTTCTATATGCTAGAGTATCTCTTTGTTTTGTAATGTTACCCTTAAACTTTACTTGAACATCTTTAAGATTAAAGGTTGAATCTCCAACAAGTAAGAATGTAATTTTATCATAATCTAAAGCACGTTTTAATGTTGAATCCTTAACGACACCGTATTCTTCCAATAAAACATAATGACCAATATCTTGTTTTCCAGCTGGATAATCAGAAGAAAGACCAACCGCTTCATAAGTACAGTGTAATGTTGCATCACCGGTACCAGATGTCAATGTTAAAGTTGATTCATTATATTGAGTAACCGATTTATTACCTGAGCAGATAAGAATAGTACCATCAACAAAACCATCATCAGACTCAACTTGGTCATAGATGATTTCTACAACAGTGTATGTAACACCCGTTGATTTATCAGAAGTATATTTATTACCTACTGCTACTCTAGTGCTATCTAAAACTTCTGCAATATCAAATCTACGACAGAACGCAGGACTCGGATATGGTTCAGCTATAACATCTTTTACATAGCAATTAACTCCTGAGAGAGTATTGGTGATTAATTTTACCTCTGAGATATCATGCACAGTAGACGGCAATATAACATCAATTAAACACATTTTATCAAACTCAACACTTAAGCCTGCCATTAATTTAAAGTATTCGGATTCGTACTTAGTGCCGCTTTGGTTCGTACAAGTATCGTATAGAGAAGAATCATTTAAAGCAGAATGACAAATGGAAATTTCTTTGAATTTTTCTGCTCTTTCTTCAATACCGTGGAATAAATAGTTATCTAAGTTAGAAACCAATGAATTATCTCTTGGTCTAAAAATCTTTATAGATGAATAGGGTCTAGGAAGATTTTCATTGATATATTTTGTAAATACATCTGAATATAGGTGATTTGTTCTTGTACCAGGATGACTTCCTCCCCAGAATGGTTTATGATCTGTGCCTCTTAACGTGTAAGTTTTTTCTGTGAGGTCAACATAATACCCACCATATTTTTTAGCATAAAAATCAAAAGCAGTCTGTGTATAATCTTGGCTACTAACATGATGCTCTGAAGCAATGATTGGTATTGCGCCTAAACCTTTAGTAGTCTCTATTGCAGCGACCATATCATAAATATACTGTTGTGCATCCATATACTTAGTGTCGTTAGTTTTACTAATCAGTATTGTATGCGTAGGATGCAGTTTTTCCCAAGTCATCTTAGATGTCTTTGCATATGAATAGGCTCCAGTACGAATTTTATTTAATTGTCCACGGAAAGTGTCTCCACTAATTGCGAAGTTATCATAGTTATAATCAGATAATAGCGATACTTTACTTAACCATGCCTTATCCTTGATTGTGTAGAAGGATTCAGTATAAGAGTCACCTATAGTGACAATTCTATCAACATTAGTTAAGTCTACTGTTTTATAACCATCACCAACACCGCTTAAGTCCACACCACCAAGCTGATCTTCTGTAAGAGCAAGAGAAGGCATATTAAAACTATAGTAAGTAGTTGTGATTATATTAGTAATTTTCCAAGATTCATTAAAGTTAGAAATCTTATTTGAACAGACAAACCATTTAACTTGTTTTGGATCAATTCCAGCACTTTCGAAATAATCTACTGTAATCTTTAAATTAGTACCTGATTCGCCACCATACAAATTCTTTCCATTTGCATCTAAAAATACAAAGTGTCTAGCAGCTCCAGTAATTTCATAAGTGCTATTTTCGTTAACGTCCAAAGGAATTGGTTTTGTGATTTTATAGTCTTTAGAACCTGCTTCCACTACCTTTGTGTAAGTTGGTGTAGAAAAATCAGAGATTGCACAACTGGTACTTGACAATCTGTATCCAATATAATGAGCAGGGAAGAAATTCTCCATTGTTAATTCGCTATATATAACTTCTTTCTTTTTGGTAATCAGTGTTTTATTTTCAATTGCAAGTGCCTCTTTGAATTCGCCTATTTCATTCATCACATCATTTAAGCGAGGTGACTCATAGAATTTTTCTGCAACATCAGAAGAGATAGCAAGTCTAGGATTTTCATAAACTTCTTCTGTTACTACTTCATTTAATTTAATATCAGATATTGTTGATCGTAACCAATTACTATACTCTTCTTCAGAATCTGGCCTATCAATACCAGTTTTTAAACTATAGTGAATCCATACTGGTTCATTTTCTACATAGGTACCCATCGTATGATAAGTTTTAATAGTTCCTAATAAACCACTCTGAAACAGTGCGTTCAGCTCTTTCAACATAGCACAGTTGAGCGGTATGCTATTTGCTTGTAATGCTGAACATATCAATGGATACGCAGAAACATTAGATTCTTCTGCTATAAAGGCTGCCAACCCAGAGCTAGATAAGCCACCACTAAAATATGTTGGATTAGTGGCTATCTGGTTACCTATATGGAATAAAACCTCACCATTTTCATTAAATATATAGAAATGACGTACAAAAATATTTGTATTATCAATTATTAATGTATTATCGAGCGCAGTATTAACTTTAATAACAGGTGAACTAATATAATTACCAGTTGCTATTGTAGTCCTATGAACAGTTTCTAATAAAATTTCATTTTTGTTAGTTAAAAAATTTTGTTCAAAACCTCGAATTGCTGTAGAATAATAAGGTTTCCAATATTCAAAGGAATCTTTTAATAAATCAGTAGAAGTTGTAAGATTATAATTATTTTCTTGAATTACAGACTTCTCAAAATTATCGTCAATTTTCTTAAAAACCGCCTCATTAAGCTCATCGCCAGTTTTTAAATCTAATCTATCATAAGCCATAAATTATCTTCCTCCTTTCTTTAAGCAACATAGGTATAGCCAACTTTAGCATAGCCAACGTAGGGAGCGCTGTCTCCAACAATAAAACTCGTGTCAAATGCCAAAGTATTTTCATAATCAATGTTTAAAACATAAGTTTCTAAAGCATTTCTATGCTTGGCGGCAAGTTCTTTACTGCCGAACGCTGCCGCCATTAGACTTAAAATTTCTATTAAATTATTTAGTGTTGTTACTTTCAGTTTCATAAACATTCACCTCAACTAACAACTTCTGAGGTATCAAATTCAATTTTGGTATAATCAACATTGAGCAAATGCTCATCTATGTCTGTAGTATTTTCTGTTACCTCAGACTGCGTTGCGAACAAATTTTTGCATCCGGCAAGGAACTCACCGATGCGTTCAAGTGTTGCGATTTTCAATGCCATTAAATTTTACACCTCGTTTATTATTTGGCTTGTATCAAAAGCTAAGTTATTTTCGTAATCAATATTTAAAACATAAGTTTCTATGTTTATATCGTTATCTGCTACCTCACTATGAGGAGCAAAAAGTGTTTTGCATTTCTCAATAAATTCGCTAAGGCGTGGAAATGTCATGACTTTCGTTGCCATATTTATCCTCTCCTTATCGTTTATTCAAATAAAGCCGCAATTTCTTCAGAAGTTATTTCTTCAAGTTCAACATCAGAACTTGCGCTGATCAAATCTCCATCTTCATTACTGATTAGATAGAGCTTTACCGTGCCATCTTCGATTACTTTAATGGACTGTCCAACATAAGCGGTTGGGTCGGTTGCTGCATAATTTTGAGCATCTTCGAGAGAATACCAGATTTCAGTAGCATCAAGAGGAAAACACTGACCTCTTTCCATTGCTTTAACCCAAACTAATCTGCTGTCTGTATTTGAATTATTAGCCAAAGTCAGTCCCTCCTTTTAAATCGTTACTGTAAATGTCATAACTGCTCCAGCTGGCTTTGCTAGTGCATATGTATAAACTTTATAAGACATAAGCCCATTTTCTCCGCCCCGAGCATCTGCTACATTAATAGTGGTTTTAGTAAAACTATCTTTCATACCAGGGTCGTTGGCCTCGACATAAGTTACTTTATTTACATCCCTCAGAGTTGCCGGATATGCAAAAACAATATATTGCTGACCCACAGCTACATTAATCGTAAGGGTGTTCCCCGCTGCAGGATTAAGTTTTTTCCCACTGAGTCCACGAACCAAATCAGAAGTTACTGTCGGTAGTTCACCTGTTCCAGTACCGTAAAAAGCATTTCTTTTCCCTACGATGCTGTAAGCTCCAGAAGTAACAGAGCCTGCGTCAAACCAGTTTTCCTTGGACTCATTGCCAAGATTATCGGTTTTTGCAGGTGCGGCATTATAACTTGCTGAAGCCGTAAACGATATAGTCTCATCGCCAATTACAACTGCCTCACCTGTATAAGTAAGCGGTGATGTGGTTCCACTTGCCACCGATGTGCCACCTCTAAGAATCGAAATATCGGTAAGTGCCCCAGCATCGTTTTGAGTAAAGGTAGCTTTAAGTTTCGGAGTAATAGTGGAGCCAGCTTCTACATTTCCAGATGCTTGACCTCCGTTATTTGCAATTGAAACAGTTGGCCTAGTATAAGTGGCCGCAACGGATTTCTGAAGAATTTTATTTAAGATAGATTGAATGCTGGTGCCTGCCTCAATGGTATCGCCAGTCTTGTATCCACCGACAGTACCGCCACTTCCAAGCTCAACTTTAATAGCGTTTGCAGTAGTGGTAGCTTCATCGATGGCAGCTGCAACAGCTTGATTTTGGATGGGGTTGGTAGATGTGGCGCTAATTTCACTGTCTGCAATAGATAATAAGCTATAAGCTTCCGCTTCTCCGGGAACTTGTATTTGTGAAATAATCTTATCAATTTCCATTTACCTTCCTCCTTTCAAAAGAATAGAGGACGGTTTCCCGCCCTCAAATAGTTATTTTATTACTCTTCAACGGGTTCGCCAACAGTTACGGTACCTGCATTCCACGTCTGTGCCTCTGCAGTACCGGTGAATTCTACTTCTGTAGATTGTACAGTTACTTTAGATGCATCAATAGCAGTTCCAAGACTTACTTTGCTTGCTTTAACATCAGAAGCAGTAACTTTAGAAGCCTTAACCTCAGCAACTTCTGCGGCCCCAAAAGAAAGAACTCCGTTTGTAACAGACGCAGAAGCAAGGATAGAAGTTGCGTCAACCTTACTTGCAGCAACCTCAGTATTAGCACTAATTTTAGAAGCGGTAATTTCAGCATTCTCAGTGACATTAGGAATGCTTACAGCATTTGATGTAACAGCTGGAATTGCAACAGTACCGCTAACAGAAGAAGCGCTATTAGTGCCTGTTACAGTTACGGTATGGACATGATCAACGGATGCCGCATCATGAACATTGCCAAGAGCTTCCCATTCATCTCCAACCTTATCATTATTTTTATCAGCCCATACATATTCACAATCATCTTCAGCTACATACCAAACGTCGCCAAGCTCATTCCCTGTAGCTGGAAGATCAGTTTTCTTGTCCTTTTTGCCTTTAAAATGCATAATAGCAGCAACATCAAGATCTTCGAGGCTGTGAATAGCACTTGCGTCATGAATTTCATAGGTTTTGTTAGTGCCGTTAGCACCAGGAATTTGAATAGCGCTGATTATTCCATCGTTTGCACCAGTATAAGCAGTATTATCATGTGCCATAATTCATTTCTCCTTTAGTTTGTAAAAATCAAAGTGTTGTTGTTTGAGTCAAAAGATACGCCAACCTTTTCTCCGAGAGCTTCTGTAATTGCTCTCTGCGACATTGTTCCATCGTCCGCATCACCAATTGTTGCATAGATTTTTGTCAAACCGGTAACTTTATCCGTTCCGAGAGAATAAGTTGTATTTGTATCCTGCGTTTCAAATGTATGAGATTTGCCATCTCCGGTTATATAGGTAACCGTAGTACCATCGACAGATAAGGCGATAACGGATTGGTTATGCCCGTCTTCGATTTTTTTCTTAATTTTTCCATCGTAGTATTCCAGACCTTCGAGATCCAGAAACTTCTTTTCAGTTGTGGTTTCAGCCAAAAACCGTTCCTCCTTTCATCGAAGGAATTATTATAGTTTGGTTTGATTTGTCGACTTCATCAAACCTTCGTTTCATATTCATAATTTAGCTAAATCATAAATAGAGGAGCCATTAAGGCTCCTCATTTATTTTTCATCAAGTGGTAGGGAAAAGAGCATCAATATCAGCGTCTTCGATTGCGTTGATATTACCCTGTACTGCATCGACAGAAAGTTTGTCAGCAGTAATTGCTCCGTCTTGAATAGCTTCTGCGGTAATTGCACCAGCAGCGATTTTGTCTGCAGTAATTGCGTCTGCCGCGATAGCATCCTCGCCTACTGCGCCGTCTGCAATTTTCTCAGCAGTTACAGCATCTGCAGCAAGTTCTGCTGCGCCAACAGCGCCGTCTTTGATTTTATCTGCAGTTACTGCATCTTTTGCAAGTTCAGTTTCACCAACACCGCCAGCAACAAGAGTTGCAGAAACTTCGTTGTTAGCATTAATAGCAACCTGAACCTGTGCTGCATCTGCTGCTGCAGTATAATCATCAATAAGATCTTTTACGTTGATATAGAGTTTATCTTCGGAGTTTGCAAGTACAAGTTCAATATAAGTACCTGCGGGCTGACCTGCAGGGTCAACTACAACAGAACCGCCTTCAACGACCATATCTTTAGGAATGTTAATGGTCTGAATTTCAACACCGCCCTGTTTGATAACATAGTTATCGCCATTTTTTTCTACTTCAACTTCAAGAGTTCCAGCAGTTTCGCCTTCGCCCTCAACAAGTTCTTTTCTAAGTTCGTCGATTTTAGTCTGAGCAGTGCCTACGGGATCATAGTCGTCTGCAATCTCATTGATACCTGCTTCAATTTCAGCAGCAACATGAGCTTTGATTTTTTCGTCATAATAACCGAGACCTTCATAATCAAGGAATTTCTGATCTGCCATAAATATCTCTCCTTATCTATTTCAAGCGAAAAGAGCATCTATATCTTCGGTTGACACAGCTTCGCTTTTGTCAGCAACGACAAGATATTCGTCATTGGGTTCATCCCAGACAAGAATCTCTTTTTTTGCTTTATTTACATATAGTGTTTGAGCCACGCCCAATTCCGGAAGTTCAGTGCCGATAAACACAATTTCTTCTGGCGGTGTAGTAATCTGTACCCAGCCATCAGCGGAATATCTCCAAAGAACAGCTGTATCAATTACAAAATAGAACTTTCCTACAATGGGAGCTAAAAGTGTTCTTCTAACTCCTTCGGTATCAAGCTCTTCAATATCTTTATAGAATACCCTTTTGCCGTTAAAGTCCAAACCAATTTTGTGTTTATCTTGTACAAAAATCAAGTTGCCGTCCTTGATGGCCAAGTCCGGCAACTTGCTCGCAACGGTGGCATAAACCGACAGAATGGCGCTTGCATTTGTATCTGCCATTTTATACCTCCAAAATCAGACTTTAATTAGAACTCAGTAACAGCAAGTGCGTTTGCAATCTGAGTATTAGTGTATTCATTGGAAGTTTCGATAGCTTCCTGTTTTGCTTTTGCGATAGCTTCAGCAGAAGCGGTGCCGCCGGAACCAACTGCATTATCAATATAATCTTTAACAGTGGTTTCAGTAGGGATACCGCCGATTCTTTCTTCAAGAGCCTCAGCTGCTGCTTCTGCAGCCTGTTCAAGGGTTACTGCTCTTGCTTCAGTAATCTTGGTGTCAACCTCGGTTGCAGTTACTTTAGTGTTAAGGTTTTCAGTAATAAGCTGAAGTTTTTCATCAATTACAGTCTGAGTATAAGCATCGGTAATGCCATAACCAGCAAGAGTAGTTGCTTTATCTGCTTTGTTATCAAGAGCTTCTTCTACTGCTTCTGCGTGAGCATTGACAAGGCCCTGAGCTTCAGCTTTAGCTGCTGCAAGAAGTTCAGCCTGGGTTTTGTCATAAGTTTCAAGCTGAGCCATATTTGCGTGCTCATGAGCCATAGCAATAGCTTCATTGAGAGATGCAATCTGTACGCCAGAACCTTTAATTACTTTACCGGTTACAGCGTCAAATACAACGATTTCGCCGATGGTTGCAGTATCAGCTCTGGAAGTTACTGCACCATCAATGTTTGTCTGAAGAACAATAAAGTCATCATCGGAAGCAGAACCTTCAACATAGTCTTTTACGCAAAGAATAAGGTCGCCAACTTCGCATTCAACGCCAACGTAAGTTCCCTCTTCTGCAACGCGGAAGCTGTCGCCTGCTTTGTATCCAGTAGGAATATCATTTTCTGCATCAAGAATACCAGGTGTTGCACATCTTTCTTCAAGATTTGCAAAGAGGCCTTCTACGTAAGATTTAAGAGCAACCTCTTCTTCTCCTACTTTTACAACACCGCTAAATACAGGGTTTTCAATGGGAGCTTTAAGAGCTACTTCTCCTTCAAGGTCTTCGATTTCCTGCTGCATTGTTTCAAGAACAGGCTGTACATCACGGAATACTTCTTTCCATGCGTCACCAACCCAGATAGAACCAGTAGCTTCTTCTGCATTGATATAAAGAATGCCCTCTTCCTGAGCGGTTTCGGGAAGTTCTTCTACAACCTGGACATACTGTTTAAGATCTTCAGATTTTACTGCGCCAACTTCTTCAAGAACATAGCCAGCATCAGAAGGCTGAAGAATATATTCATGATATTTGCCATCGTCAAGAAGAGCTTTAATAGTCTGACCTGCGTAGGCAATCGCAGAGCCAGCATAGTTTTCTGCTTCTGTAAGAGAAGCATGAATTTCAGATGCGTCAAGAGGCAATGCCTGACCTCTTGACATCGCTTTTACCCAAACCAAAAGGTTTTTGCTGTCAATAGCCATAGTCAGTTACCTCCTTAAATTACTACAGTGAAAGTCATAGTTGCAGCAGCGGGAACAGCCATCTCATAAGTGTAAACTTTATAAGACATAAGACCATTTTCGCCACCGCGAGCATCAGCAACGTTGATAGTATGTTTGGTAAAGTTGCCAGCCATATTAGGATCGTTTGCTTCAACGTAAGTTACTTTATTTACATCCCTGAGAGTTGCAGGATATGCAAAAGCAACATACTGCTGGCCTACTTCAACATCAATGGTAATGGAAGTGCCAGCTGCTGGTGCAAGTTTCTTATCGTTGAGACCGCGTACAAAAGCAGAAGTTACAGCGGGAAGCTCGCCAACTCCTGCACCATAGAAAACGTTTCTCTTACCCGTAATGGAATACTCAGAAGAATTTACAGTACCTGCATCGAACCAGTTGTCTTTTGATTCGTTGCCAAGGTTGTCATTCTTAACTGCGGCTGCACCGTAATCTGCAGTTGCTTTGAAAGTAATAGTTTCGTCACCGATTACAATAGCATCACCAGTGTGAACAAGAGGAGAAACCGTACCTTCCTCTACTGCAACTCCATTTTTAAGAATAGAAATTGCAGTAAGAGCACCAGCATCATTCTGAGTGAAGGTTGCTTTAAGCTTGGGAGTTACAGAAGTACCCGCTTCAACATTACCGGATGCTTGTCCGCCATTATTTGCAATAGCAAGAGTAGGTTTGGTATAGGTTGCGGGAACTGCTTTCTGAACAAGCATTCTTACAATCTCGTCGAGAGATTTACCGGAAGGGATTACACCACCATTCTCGATACCAAGACCAGTTACGCCATTAACGGTAATTTCATCCTGAGTTCTGGTGGTGGAAATTACGGGATCACCATTTTTGTCGATCCAGCCAATTTCCTGGGTATCACCAAGGTAGAGAATGTCATACTCGTCGATGGCACCTGCCTCAAGGGCAGCTGCGATATTGCCTCTTGTACCAAAAGCGTTTTTGGACAAATTAGCCATCATATCGACCTCCTTCATTTTTAATATAGAAAAAGGAGCCCGTTGGGCTCCCTCTTCAAACTTCATTTAATATATATCTTTTTTCTTCAGCAGAAATCTTCCCTTCCTGCCTAAAAGACTCTATCATGTCCCGGTCGATAGCATGGCACGCATAAAGTCTTTTTAAAGATTCAACAAATTGTCTCATGCTCAAATTACCCCCTCATTAATCAGTGTGAGCACGAATGCATCAATAATTTCTTCGGGAGTTTTGCCGTTGAGCATTTTGAGTTGTTTGTACTCGTGCTCATCAATTTCAACTACTTTAACGGTATCATATCCAGGCACAGGAATCTTGTAAAATCCTTCCAAATGCCAAATAGTGTTTTGGTCAGAAGAAAGAATACCTTGAGCCTCTTTTTCCGAACATAACACCATCTTATTGTTTCTGGCTTGATACTTTACAAAAAGTAAACAATCGAGAGCGTCTATTATTTGATTATTATATAAAACTTTATAAAACATTGTATCAACCCCATAATATTACAAGTTAATAATAATGGAGACACCATATGCATTATACGAAGCCCGTCCACTAGTATACATATTGCCAGTATCTGTAACGGTGTTTACTCTATTTTTATAAGTGCCAGTGACGAAAGGCGTTCTAAGCCAATATTCACCAGTGGTTCCATCTGGGTAGTAGAAAATTCTATCTGAAGCATTAGCCATTCCAGTCATGCCTTTATTTGTAGAGCGAGTATTGAGCTCTTTTTTATAAACATCCGAACAATTTTCAAACATATCCACGACAGCAGGAATAAGGATTTTTGAAGTAGTCGTAATAACTTCTTCGGACTTTTCTCCTGCTAAGCATGGATAAGAAACTTCTTTTACTATTTGTTTTAACTGCGTTGGCAGCGCATTATACACTCTAGTATTCAAATATGAATTAAGATAAGACTCTGCCCAACCTCCAGCCGTCGTTGCGTTGCCATCAGAGTCAGCCTCATTCCAGACTTTTTTCTTGGAAAGCAATGTATTGGAAATCAACGTAATGGAGCTCAAACCATTGCCTCCATCTAGGAAGTATCGATCTAGCCCACCAATCTCCATATTGAGAGGTTCATGAACCCATTGAGCAAGCTTCCTACATTCTTCTTCACCAATGTCTCCCCACCAAATCTTACACCAATGAATCTTTCCTTTGGCGTATCCATCAAAAACCTGTTCTCCAATTTTTGCAAATCCAAAAACTAAAGTATCATCAATTTTTGTATCTTGCGCTTTGGATAGTGACTTAGTTGTTACAAAATCCCCATTTAAAGAAGATTTAAAAATTTCAAGATCTGTTTTTCCTTTACAATGTCTTATAACCAACACTTCTCTTTCGCTTTGAGATGCCAACGTTTCTGGAGTACCAGCCCCCCATTGACAACAAACATTGTTCTCATTTGTAAATCCGAGTTTTACTCCGCTGGAGTTATGGCTATTATAACACTGCATTAATACTGCTCCATCTTGGTTGCCTTGACTGAACTCATAGTCAATCGCCAAAACAAAATCTTTATCTTCATCGAAAAGTTTAATATTCGTATCTCTAATACTACTAGATGCCGTTCCATCAAAAACAGTGGTGTGTTCAATCAAGAGTTCCGAATTAACGTCTTCATAATCTACGTCATAACCTAATTTTAAGGTATAAGGATCTCCGACAGCAACAGCCCCTCTTTCAACAACAGTCCCGCTGGTATCTTCTTTTTCTTCTAAAGTTACAAGACCCTGTTTGACCAGTTGACATAAAGCGTATAGTTCGACATATGAGAGATCTTCTATTTTATTTTCGTAAAAATAATTAACATTGTCGTAAAAATTAAATTCGTCAAAAACTGCCTCTATTTTTTCTTTTTCACCATCTGCAAGTCCAGAGTCTTTCCAGTGGCTGAACAAATAGAATTTACCTACGGTTTCGTCATTCGTATATGCTGGAATGCCATATGTCTCTTCATCATAACATGCAACTGTTCCATAGGGCACCTTCTCGATGACTTGTAACACTTTTTCATGATTGCCAGTAGGGTTTGAAACATATTGAATCGTATAAGTGCGAGGAGATGACTCATATACAGCCTTAAATCGTTTAGGTTCTACAATGTTAGCTAAGCTTCCGTTCCATCCAACAAAATGATAGTCTTCCGCTTTACTAGACGGTTTCTCCAAAAGCATAGCCACATCTGATTTTTTAGAAGGATCTTCTGCCGAAGCACCTCCGATAACATATTGAGTATCCACTACTTCGTCTTCCCAGTTCACGAAAACGACCTCAAATTGAGGTTTATCTTCTCCATATTCAATTTCCAAACTGGGCCAAATTTGTTTATAGTCATCCCAATCCTTTGTTCCTATTACAGAAACATATGCTTTACCCGTTAATGACGCTAAATCCGTTTCTATGCCAGAAGAGTCCAAGCCGCCTACATCAGGTTTGCCATCTTGGTTATTGTCTGCAAGAATGTCTTCAAAGATCGCATCGTCTGGAATTTCATAACTTGCAGGCCAATTCATATCTATAAGCCTAAGATTTCTTAAGGTGCCATTGTTCAGTGCGGTTCTAACAATTTCATAAGTATTTACAGCAGGGCAAGATTCAACCGTCAAGCTGCGAATATTGTCATATCCAGCAATTTGCAGATCTTTTAAATAAGATAAGTTTTTCATTGACAACGAAGATATAGTTTCAGGCAAATGTGCAGTTTCAAGCAAGCCACCATTTGAAAAGCTAATGCTAGAAATCTTGGTTCCTTCTGCAAACAACTCCTTCAAATTATTGCAACCTTCTAAGTTTAGCGCTCCATCAAAGCCCGAGACATTTCTCATATCTAAATGCTCTAAAAGTGGGTTGCTACTAATATCAAGTTTTTTCAAAAACGTATTGTTATATCCATCTTCAGCGCTACCTATTATCAGTTTTTGCAGACGAGCACCCTTGTTAAATCCGCCTTCGTTAATATAACATCTAGACAAATCATTGATTTCTTGGATTCGACTCAAACCATAAAAATAGACAAAGTCCATTTGCTTGGCATTATTAACAAATTTATATGATTCTCCGGCTTTAATACGTTTAGGCTTGCCTATTAGATCAATATCAACCCCGTCGTCTATACCATATGTGCTATGCAAAGGATCAGAACCCGCGCTACCGTATTTAATACAAAGATACATATCAGAATAAGGGGTAATTGTTATTGAATAATTAGGGGTTGGGTTCAAATTATCGTTACCCAGATAACCTCTAATATAACCTGAATCCAGCATTACTTTATTGCCAAAATATTTGCTGGCAAAATAAATTTCATTATCTGACTCAAATGCTCTTCTTGCATATTTCTTACGTCCAAAGAATTTACCTGTAAGAAATTTTTCATCCGATTTAGGTTTACTGTTATCAATGGATTTACCGGAATAAGTTCTATAATATTTTCTTTGATAGTCAAGTCTCCAAAGTTCTTCCGGGAACTGAGCCTGAGCATCATCCCATTGTTTAATTAGCGATTCAGAAAGCCAGGCTTCTGCACTCTCACGATCTTTAAACATTGTTTCTAGTTCGGAAGCAAATAAATCTCTCAATCTGCAGAAGAAAACGCTGTTATAAACTCTAAATACTGGAGTGCTATTTCCTTCTTCATCACCGTAATAATCCGTATCTTCTTTACCATAAGGGAACACAAAATTACCGGTATTGTCAATACCCAAACAAGTATCGAAGTCATAGCCAAAAGTAAGGTCATATCTATAACCGTTATCAATAGCGGCTTCTTCGTCGTCAATATATTTAGCTACTCTTGGATCAGTAATATCCAGACCATATTGCTCTGCTTCCACATGGCTGTAATATGCTTTACCGTAATGCCAGAATGAGTTTTTAGCACGGTTATCAACCATCGTGTATCTTTCTGTGAATAGATAAAAATACAAAGCTGAATCTACAACAAAATAATGTTTAAGGTTTTGATGGAAGTCTTCATCCGAAGAGGTTACAACAAATTTGTAAAACTTTCTCCAAGCATTAACGTTTGCTTCTTGTTCTTCTTTAGTAATTCCTTTTTTCTCATATCTAAATTCATATGAACCATTACCAAAAGATTTAATCTTATCTTCTTTGAGTTTATATTCAGAGTACAAGACATCAAAAGCTTCATTGCCAGCTTTCCAGTTTGTCTCAGGGCAAATTTCATTTCCGGACAAGCCCGTAGGGAATTCCGCTAAAGCTACATCAGCATCCATGATTTCAACGACATGTTCTTTAACATCGTTTTTATCATTAACACGAGTGTCATCCGTCTTCTTGGAATCTCCAACATTACCAATTGCATAAAAGTGCCATTTCGTATCATTAAATTCTCTATGTGAAGTAATATCCTCGTCTGTTTCACGAATAAAAACAACACAGTTATAGAATTCCATAGTATCTTTAACTTTGTCATTTTTGAGTTTTGCATAACGGACAAAAGGCTGGTACTCATTAAACCTCTTTGCCATGCCTGCATTATTAGCATTTTCAGAAGAAGCAATGTTAACTTTTATATTCAAATAATCTGTCGGGACTGAATTATCACTTAATGTAATGGTGGAAGATGTAACAGTCTCACCTGCTTCATTAATCCACTCAAATTCACAGTCATCCCCATCCATAACAAGATCCATATTTCTGCCAGCATCGCCATACTCATTGCTTGACGTGCCCTGCCCATGATGTACCATATTCCTGCACACCCAGTTATCTTGCGGTCTTTTGCCTGCAGGATATCTAAAATATACCGTGCTTCCAGCTATGTCTTCTCCTTTGTCTGCCGTAAATTTAGGCGCTTCAAGAAAAATATATCTTAAATCTGGAGCAGCTTTCATTAACGCATCAACAGAGAATCCACCTGACGCGGTTGTAGTAATCAAGGCATTGTTTTCATCAAAAATTTGGTTTCTGTCATGTCTATTAATCATTTCACTTGCATTTCTCGCATCGGCAATAAAGTTTTTCAAAATTTCACTGTCAGACAATGATTTTGAATAAGCTTTCATACGATAAATATGTATATCACAATCATCACTTCCAATTGTGATTGGCTGAGCCGTCTGCTGCTTAAATGAAGTGGTTGCGTCATATTTAAACGGAGTGCTCGGAGTGCCGTCTTCGTAGGACATGACAATTGTCATATCTTCAGCTTTATTAATATTAAATTCGTATTCTATAATAGCATCTTCACAATAATTAGATTTCAAGGTGCCGTTGCTGCACTGAACAAAAGCGCCTTCAATCTTCATATCAAGGCCTATGCCATCATTAAGGCACTGAATAAAAGAAGTATTTCTTCTTCGCACATTTTTGCTTCTGAAAATAACTTTAAATTCTTTACCGGTTGCTTTGGGGTCATTTTCAAACAATTTATAATTTATAGTAGCTCGAGTTCCTGCTTTAACACAGAAATATTGGTCTTTATTTTCATCTCTCTGATAACCACCATTAATCCAGTCAAAATTGTCGGAAACAGATAAAGTTACAGCAGGATTATTAGCGTCCGTCCACAAGCGGTTGTCTCCTTCATTAGAACGCCCTACTGGATTGAAGTCAAATTCTAATCCCGTCAAAACAGGAGATGCATCAATATCAAGAGGTATGATAGTTGCGTTTAAAATTTTTTCTGTATCTCTGCACTTAATTTTAATAACACAAGATTCAAGGGAATCTGATTTAAACGCATAAATATTTGTAGGTTTTTCCAACGTAAGAGTGGAAACGATCTGATCATTTACAAAGATTTCAACAACAGGATTTTCGCTGTTAAGAGGATCATACACCGTATATTCAATATTCGTTGTATCATATTGTCTTGCGGTGAACTCCTGATAAACCGTACCAATTACAGGCGTTGTATTAGAAGCATCCAAGCAAATAATATCTTTAAAAATATGATTAGATTCAGTAGGTTCGCTATTCCCTTCAAACTGAGCAGTCATATACATCTCAACTAAATGAGATCCATGTCCCAATCCTCTTACAACATACGGAACAGAACCGCCAGAACTTGAGTCGGGAACAATGCTTTCTGAACCATCAACAATAATATGAATATCTTTTGCGATAGAGCCATGCGGAATATAAGAAATTGAAACATCTCCAGCAACATAGCTTGTTCTATCGTTAAATTCCGATTCAATTTTAAATTCTACTAATTGAACGCTCCATGATTTCTGAATATAAGCTCCGCTATCATCTGAAACCGCAATTCTAACATCGTATTTACCAGCCGACAAAAATTCGCCGATGTTAAAAGTATTTTCTCCCTCATTAACATCTCCAACAAAAACCGTTGTCCATGCGGTAGTTCCCTTCTTTTTAATAGCCCATACCGCATTTGCAGAAGGAACAGGGTCACCCATTGGGTCTGTACCGGCGAATTCGAATTTAATAAAAGATTTTTCTTCGGCAACGTTATCATTTGTAAAAACATAAGAATTTATATTTTTTCCCGCTTGATCTTTATCATAATAAATCTCTAATTTATTAGCGGTTGAAGCACCACCGCCGCCGCCACCAGAAATTGGGAAACGGCTTGCAACTTCAAGCTCGCCCGCTGCATTTTTTTGCCAGAGAACGAAAGTATCTTTTTGGGTGGTTCCATCCTCAGCTTCGAAATCACCAAAACTCGCCTCATAAGTATAATGGGGAATGTCTTTTACACCATCAACTTCTGTTTTAATACTGGAAAACTCCCTGCTCAGATTACCGATACTCTCTGTATGTTCTGAAACAGTTTGATTAATATTTTGCAGGGCTGTTACGGTTGCATAATTTGTCATTTTATCATCGACATATTGCTTAACTGTTTTCTTTGAAGTAACGGCCTCATCGCCCTCGCCCGTAGTGATTTCACCGAGTTCTCCAAGTCGGCCTTCAACATATTCTTCACTGGCGAGCCCTACAAGCTGTTCTTTTACATTGACATTTTCTACCGCAGTATCAACATATTCTTTTACAGTAATAGTCTCTTTGACTTCAACTGTTTCCCCAGTTTCTTCATCTGTTTTTTCAGAAACAGATACAATTTCACCGAGCTTTTCATTAAACATAGCTTTGACAGCTTCAGTTGTTGCGTAAGGCTTAAGCTGTTCGGAAACATTAACAGAGCCCACTTTATTGTCGACATATGTTTTAACTGTATCTTCGCCGATCTCGCCAACCTTTTCATTAATTTGGGCAGACACATCAACTTTCCCGATTTCCTGTGCTACATATGCCTCTACGGTAATATCATTGTTTCCTTCGTCTTTGATATCTCCAAGACGTCCAGAGATATCAATATTTGCTACAGCAGTATCTACATACTCTTTTACAGTAACAGGAGTTTTCGTCGTGGTGGTTTCTCCTGTTTCTTCGTCAGTTGTTTCAGAAACAGATACAATTTCACCGAGCTTTTCCGTTACAAATTTTTCTGTAGCATACCCATCCAGGCTTGGAATCTCTGTTTTTAGAGCATATTCCTTTTGAAGGTCTTCTGTCTTAGTATAATTTATAAGACTATTTGTAAGATCCGTATCAACAAGATATCCCTTACCCTCTACGTAAGAATGAGTTTGCTCTTTAGTATAATAATTTCCAAGTTTGCTTGTGATATCCGCTGCAGCGATTGCTTGTGCCACCCCGTCGATAGTGGCGTATTTTGCATCATTAACAAAAACAGAAACATTATCACCTTTTGCGGTATAATTGCCTTCCTTAAGAGCAGCTGCTACAGCATTTTCTGCAGCGGATGCTGCGTTCTCAGCGAATGTCGCTGCACTCGTAGCGTGTTCTTCTGCCTCAGAGACATAGGCTTCTAATTTTGCTTCAGCTACCTGAGTAATAACCTTGTCAACAATATTCTGAACCCAGGAGTCATCGAACTCAATTTCCTTGTCACAGTCAAGGCAAAGGGCCTTATTTACAACTATTTTATCATAAGGTTTCGTCTTCCAACGATAAGCTTTACCCTTGGAGTTTGCGCCCTCTGCATGTATAGAAAGAACTAAATTCCCCGGAGCCTGTGTTGCGTCACCTTCTACAAGCCAACCAAAACGAAGCTGGTTTGTAGTTCTGTTGTACATTACGTTTACGGGAGGATGGCTATAATGCTCACGTTCTTTAATAGTACCATCTTCCAATGTCTCTTTAGGAATAGGCGCATCATAATGAATCGTAAGAGCAGTTTTTGACAAGTCAAAGCCATCATATTTAAGAGGCATCGTAAACTGAATATACTGTGAGTTCTCTTCCTGCTCAAGGTTCAGTTGTTCATTATTTCCAATTACAATATTCTTTTCTTTATCAACGGTAGAGGGGTTTTCATCGAAATATTCGTCACCGTATTGGTCGTATGTTTCGTCAATCTCCCAAACGCCCTCATTAATTTCTGTTTCTTCTGAAAAGGCTGCTGCCGCAGGCACAGCTTCAGAAACTACTTTTGCATTCCCAGTGACTGCTCCAACCTCGCTCAAAGAGTTAGCATAATTAATGCTCATCGGTAATCAGCCTCCTTTCAATAATTAAAATTCAACAATATCTTTGCCATCCGAAGAATCCTCTTCTGAAACAATCGTATCGAAATCTACGATAGGATCTTCGGCTTCGTAGGTTTCTTCAACCATATCTACCGCTTTCTCTGCGGCAACTGTAGTAATTTCTTCAATTTCCTCCGGAGTAAAATAGTCAACACCCTTTACCGGAGTTTTTGCCTCAGCTCCACCAAAGGTGAGATTGATGACATGGTTCCCCGGACAGGAACTTACATGAAGAAGATTATTAGAAAGAGTAACTGATGCTTTTTTATTGTTAGTTGCCATATTAAATCACCTCTACATGCAAAACATCATAAACGTTATAAGTGATGATGTCTGTTGCATAAGCATCATCGTTCATATCTTTAAATCTAATTTGAACTGCCGCAATCTTATCGGGATCAAGCAAAAGCGTATCTACTTGAGAAAGCTTCCCTGCAATTGTAGCAGTAACATCATCTACCGCCAGTTCATTGGCGGTGAGTCTCTTATTTACAACTTCTCTTCTATCTTGAGATACTGTAAGATAAGCCTCTTTAATTTGATCTTTTGTAATTTCAATCGGGAGAGTAAATGCAATTAAAGGAGTTGTCCCTCTTGTAATCGCCAATGTACCTCGCCTCCTATTTAATAATGTATAAAAGAAGAGCCTCCTTTTTGGGGAGGCTCTGATAATTAAACCATTCTCGGAGAACGTGCAATTCCTCTTCGACTCATCGACTCGTTAAGGCTTCTAACCACTTCTTCTCTGATTTGTCCGGCAATCTTTCTGAAACTGTTTACGGTATCCGCATCCGCGTTTCCAGAAATATTTATATTAATGTCGCCAACCGTAGGATTCATACCTATTGGATCGGCTCTAAGCTTAGGACTTTCAACCATAATGCTATCAAACGCTGATTTTAACAAGTTTGGGGTATTAACAACGTAATCGTAAAGCTTGGCAGCTTGATCGGCATTAAAAACAATCTCTGGACGAGAAGCAGAACCATGTACCACTGCAGGCCCCGTGTAATCAACTATGCCACCTTCTGAATACAAGAGAACTTTTTCTCCCATAAGATTAGGGTTTCCACCTCCAGCTGCGGGATTTCCGCCACTGCCAAGCCCATTCATCAGATTATAAGCTTCCTGCGATACTGCGCAAATATTGTCCATTATACCCTGAAGAATAATAAAGGCGTCTTCATCCATGTTAAGCATTGCTTGTCTAAAGTAGTATGCCATTTCCGCGAAATTAGTACGACCTGTACTCATCACCTCATTGTAATACTCAAGCATTTTATTAGTAGCCTCTAGACATTCTATATCCCCTGAGATTATCGCATCCTGCATTGCCTTCAACATATCATCACTAAGTTCTATACCATTTGCAACGGCATTAGATATATTTTCAATTAGATTTTCTACCATTGTCGCTTCGGTTTCTAGTCCTTGATCCAATAACCCTTGTTTGTAAATGTCAAGCTGTTTAAGCACGTCTTCAAGTAGTGCAGTTGTAGTTTCAGCCACCACACCCGCCGCCTCTGCAAGCTCATACAGATATTGTGCAAGGTTGTTACGAGCCTCTTCAAACGAATTACCCCAAGCTTCCCAACCTTCAGCTTCTGCGAACCATTGATCTACAGTAGATTTTCTTCCATCACCGTAAATTTGATTCCATTCGAGAAGTTTTTGATAAAGCTCTTCTTCACGATTCTCTATCCAGTCATAAGCCTCAGCCCTCCATTGAGCCTCGGTTTTTTCTGCATCTCTTACTGCGTCAAGATAGTCCTGAAGTCTATCAATTCGTTCTTGATATGCTTTTTCTTCTGCCTCAGATTGTTTCTCAATTGCTTCAATTTTAGCGTCGATTTCATCATTATAACGATCTTTTTCATCTTGCAGAGCTTGTTCACGAAGTTCATATTCTCTGTCAGACTGAAGTTCGTCAAGTTCATCCTGAGCTTCTTTGAGCTGTTCTTCAAGTTCAAGACGCATTTTTTGTGCTTCAATGCTATCATCGTCCTGAATAGCCAAAAGTTGTGCCTCAATATCAGAAACCGCTTTTTCTTTTTCTGCACGACTCTTAGCATAATCGTCTGCGTCTTTTTGGCGTTTAAGAAGTTCAATTTGAGCGTCTATAATATCATTATAGGAATCTTTTACATCTTCAAGCGCTTCTTTTTCTGCATCCCAACGTTCTTTGGCTGCGTCTTTAGCTTTTTCTAAAGAATCTATTTGAGAATCATAGAGTTTCTCTTGTGCTTCTTGAGCATCGGAATATTCTTGCTTAAGCCAAGAAATTGTTTGACTCAAAAGCGACTCCATGCCAGACTGAAGATTTGACAGCTGAGACTTCACATCTTTTGCAGCATTTGCGACACCATAGAGACCTGCAGTAATATTAGAAAGATCTATTTTAGCAAAAGCCGCTAAAATCGCATTTGCATCTGTAATACCTTTTTTTGCTGCAGCCGCTGCTTTCTCAGCTTCTTCTAGGCTTCCATACACAGCTGCTAAAGTTCCTGCTGCCTTAGCTTCTTCGTATTGCGCCAAAGCAGCTTCATATGAAGCTTTAATATTCTCCCATTTTTGTTGAGCCTCTAGAAGTTCAGCGCTTGCCAAAACTACATACATGTCGGCATTAAGTTTAACTTCCCCTGTTGCTTGATCAATTGCCAAAGCTGCTCCATATCCAGCTTCAATAACATCGAGAATCGTATCAACACTAAGAGAACCATTTTCATTTTGTTCTTTAAACGCATCAGCCATTGACTTACAAGATGAAGTAAGGCCTTCAATCGCCTCTTTTGCTTTATCCAAATCTTCAGTGGATACAGTTATAGGAACTTCGGGAGGGTCTTCAGCTATTTCATTTTCAGTTGCATCTAAAGCTTTTTTAATTTCGCTAGTGTCAATATTAAACGCATCCATAATCGCCACTAAGGCTGTAACTATAGTTCTGCCTATTGCCCCTACCTCAGTGCTTAAATAGTGCATTGCTTCTGCAACTTTGCTGGCACCTTCGCCAACAGACGCTAGTAACCCTTTTATTTCTTCTCCGTCTTCAGTTTTGAACCCTATGCCTTGAGCATCCAATTCAATGAGGTTTTCAATGGTAAATTTATCTCCATACTTTTTTTTTGCAGCATCTATAAGACCAAACATATACTGATCGACTGTATCTTGAGACAATAACTTAGGCCCATTCTGTGTTTGTAAAATCGGAGAAAAAGCAATTTCTATTCCTTCATATTCCCCAGAAGTTCCCAATACATCAGAAACAGTGCCCTCGAGTTCACTTGGGTCTAATCCCCATGATTCAATAGCGTCTTTATATGTCTTTAACGTTTCTTCTGTCCATTCAATAACTTGACGATTCTTCAAATCTATATTTCCAAGCACAAAATCGCTTTTTACAAGATTTTCAAGGCTAAGATCTTTATTGTCTCCAAATTTTTTTATGTATTCAAACAATTGAGCAAATCTGGAATCACCGAGCAATCTAGTTACTTTATCTTCTTTTGAAGTGATTCCGTATATAGCGTTCTCAATAGCTGCCACCATAGCAATTGCTTCCGTGTCGCCTTCATCAGCCAAATCCGCCAAATCATTTCGCCATTGGAGCAAGTTTGCTCTCATCTCAGTTGTTTGTGTTACTGCATCGTTTTTGAATTCCTCATATCTAGCTAGCTCTCGTTCGTATTTTTTACGTTGAGAATCAGTTAAATCTTCTCCAAGCTTTTCCGAAATTTCGAGTATTTTAGCATCATATGATTCTATTTGTTGCATAAGATGCATATAACTTCCTAGATATGATGACCCTAAGGCATCTGATTTCCCATCTCCATCCGCGTCATAATTATCATATCCCGATGTTTGAGAAATAGAACTTGTTAATCCAAACCAATTAAATATATCCTTACGGCCATAGTCTCTAGTAAAAGAATTTACAGAATAGCCCATCGTATTCTGAAATGCGTCTTTAGTTTCTTTTACAATTTCTTGTCTTGCCAGTTCTTGTTCTCTTTCTTTTATTGCGATATTGGCTTCTAAAAGCTCGTTCTCACGCTCAAGTTTATTTAGTTCTTCTTGCTCAACTAAAGTTCTATCGTTGCTCGGAATTGCATAAAGTTCTTTTAATCGAGATATATTCGTTTCAAGTTGACTATTATATTCCTCTAATTCACGAGTTGCTATGTCATATGCATCTTTAGCTTCTTTAATATCTTCAAGTTGATTTTCAATACTTATCTCTTGGACGGCTTTCGTACCTGCAACAACAGCCCCTATAGTGACAGCTGCAACTGCACCAATAGCGCCTGTAACTAATGGGTTTCCTTTTATAAATTTAAACAATCCAGATAAAGCTTTTTTAACACCGTTAATTCGCCCCAGCAATGCCTTAGACTCTGTCTTAGAGAGAATCAAGCCGTTTGAATTTGCAAATTTTTGAAATACCTGAAAATTCGCAAAAGCTTTTTTACCAATGATGGCTTGCAATGCTATTTTTAACGTTTTTAAACTTTTAATTGCTCCTTGTACATGTTTAAAACCAAAAACAGTATCTAATGTGATTAATGCCATCGTTAACGAAATAACCGCGCCCGTTGTTTGACCAAACGTTCCTGCAACTTTTTCTCCTGTTACAATAATTTCATTAAAGAAATCCAATATTCCTCTAAGAAGATCTATCACGGTTTTAACAAATTCACTGTCAAGAAAATTTTGTGCAAAAGTTTGGAAAGACGCCGAAAGTTGATCCAAATGTCCCTGGATAGATTCGAGGTATTTTTCGTTTTCTTCTAATGCCGAGCCAGAACTATCTAGAGCAGTAGCCAACACCTCATCCGCTAATTCAAAATTCTCAAGTATTGCCAAGCCGATATTTCCCTGCTTTTTCCCAAATAGCTTTTCAGTAATAGCAGCTTGATCCTTATCGCTTAATTCATCCCAAACCTCTGAAATTTCTTTAAGCATTTGATAAGTTGATTTATAAGTTCCATCATCAAGCTGGATGTCGACACCCGTTAAAGCAAGTAATTGTTCTCTTAGGTTGGACACTGTACTTGCCATTCCTTCAGTGTCTTCTCCGGCTTCCTCCATCTCAATTTTTGTAGAACGAAGGCGCATGCTAACCGTTTTTAAAGCAGTACCTACAACATCTGCATCTCGAGCGATAGTGTTAGCAGTGGTAAATAAAGCCACCGTCTCTTCCAATGAATTCCCTGCTGCTTGCATTGAAGCAGCAGATTTTTTAATGCCAGTACCAATATCCGCAGCCGTTACCGCGTAGTTATTTGCAACCTCGTTGAAAATATCCACAATATGCATTGAATCACTTGCCGTATAGCCAAAAGCCGTCATCGTGCTAATCAAATGAGAGGTTGCCTCATCGATATCTTGCAATCCATCACCGACATTTTGATATACTATTGCGCTATCGGCTAATTTAGTCGCATCCGCCAAGCTAAACCCCATTCTCGAGTAATCGGCCGTAGCATTAATGACTTCTTTTAAAGAAGCACCTAAATTTTTAGCGCGCTCAGAGGCTCCATCAAGAAATTCTACGTATTCTTTTGAAGTTAGTTCTGTAACCTTTTTTAATTCTGTCATCGCCGTATCGATTTCAAGAACGTTACGATACAAAGTTCTAAATCCTTGTATTACAAACATTGTTGCAAAACTACTAATCAAATGCCTAACTTCTTCAAGCAGCTTAGCATTAAGGCTTTGCGTAAAGCTTCGCATCCCCGCTCCAGCATCGTAGGCTCTATTTTCTATATCCTTTAATCTCCTCGCATAGAGCGCTGCTTCTTTATTATTAAGCCTTGTTTTATTGGTAAGTTCGTTTATTAGACTAACATAATCTTTTTTAATATCTTGGAATCTATCAATCCCCGGAAATTTGTTAAAAGAACCCCAAACTTGGTTAAGCATTTTTGATGCCGACAGATGTTCATTTGCGCTTATTTTTAGTTTACGAGTTGCCGCATTTGCTGCGTTTATTTTTGCGGGCAAAAGATCATACAGTTGTAAATATTGTTTAAGTTTCGCAACTTCTTGAGCACCCATATTAACAGCAGGAATTACTTTCCCACGCATTGTAAAACCTTTTGCTAAGTTTTGCAATTCAATTAATACTCGTTTATACTCTTTTGTTTCCGCTAATTCTTTATCTAAACTAAATAATTTTGCCTTCTTACTTCCAAAATTATTGATTAATCTTTGAGCTTTCTTAATTTGTGTCTCTAAGCTCACTACAGACTTTCCATATGATTTATTAGCTTTCGTTGCTGCAGCCATAGCCGCTGGGAGTTTCTGCAAATCAGATGAGGACAAAAACGCCTTCATTGCATTACTGTTAGCAAGATTATTCCCAAAAAAATTTATAGGCTTTACTGTTCCGGCCGTTGTTTTAAACTTTACAACCTCTGCCTCCAAAGAAGCAATTAAGGTTTTTGCTTGTTTAACCTCTGGAATCGTATCATCCATATTTAACAGCTTTGTTTTATTTCTACCAAGGCTATTTACATTAGATTTCAAGCTACTGTACATAGCCCTCAAATTCGCATCTGCATTTTTAATTGCAAGATTATGATGCTTATTGGCAGTAGCAGCTGCTTTTACGTGTTTAATGTACTGCCCATAGGCACCTACTATATTGCGCATTTCATCAAGATGAGTCTTTGCACCGCTGAAACTGATTAAAGTTCCTTGTTTATTTAAAAGGGGGCCTATAAGGCTTTTTACTCGCGTTAAATCTGAAGCAACTATTTTTGTTTGAGCTAGCTGTTTATTAAACCCAGCTACCCTAGCTTCTGCTGCCGGGAGCCCACTAGAGATTCTCTGTATTTGTTTGTAGAGTGTTTCCGCTTCGCTAAGCACTCCACCGCTATTTTTTATATTAAAAATAGCATTTCCACCAGCAGCTATCTTTAAAGGCTTTGCATTAATAGCATCTATTTGCGCTGAAAGTTGCTCGAGTTGTTTATGCACCCTTAATAAGGCAGTATAATTGACTTTTATCTCAATTGGTTTTATACCGCCTACTATGCTGTTTATTTGGCCTTGTATTCTTGCACCAGAGGCTCCGCTTGGATTGCCTCCACCTTTAACCCCAAACAGCAAATCTATCTGTTGAGATCCAGCCATTTAATCACCTGCCCTTTGTTTTAACTATTTCCGCCCCACTCTACGGGCCACTGAAATATCACATCAGGATATCTTGTTTTATAAGAATTAATAACATCATTAATAAAGGGATTTGGGGCCAAATAAGTTCGGCCTCGAATCCAGCCATTATCATATTCTTCTTCCAAGGCCTCCCAATAACCATATACTGGCTTACTACCGGGATTTCCTTGGGTAAAAAAGCCGATAATATCATAAAGCCCCGTACCGACTTGCTTACCGCCTCTTCCGAACAAAGAAGGCCTCGACAAAACGTAACTATGAAAAAGAATCCTCATTCTCAACTGATTCTTTAAATAAAAAGCTTTAACATATATTAAATCTTCATTTAAAAGTACGTTGGCATTAGGATCTTCGACTATGTTCAAATATGCCGCAACAATATCTTTCTTTAAATTCTCAGCTATCATCAATGCTTCTGCTTCTGTGTATCCAACAATAATATTCTTTTGTGTTTTTAAAAATTTTCTACCCGCCGGAGAATTGACATATTCTTCAACCATTCTTTGATAATCCATAGCACTATAAGCCATTGATTTCACTCCTAAAATGAATAAAAGGAGGTAACAGTTTCCAGTTACCTCCCAAAAAATTATTCTTCTGTATTTTCTTTTTCAGCAGCCGCTGCAGCACGAGCACGCTCGGTTTCAATAATTTTTTCAGAAACCTTTTCAGGAGCTTCTGCTACAGTTTTTACAGCATCAAGAAGCTCGTTGAGTTTATCTTCTCCCATATAGCCGCCCACCGAATCCACTGCCATATCAATTTTATCAAGAAGATTCTCAAGTTTAATAAAAACGCCGTTAACCCCATGATTGTTAAGCATCTGGCGTTGTCTCCATTTAAGTTCATCTTCACACATTGCGCGCATAAGTTTAATTTCCTCCAGCACTTCTCCTGCCGTTTCATCGCATAAAAATTGCGCAATGTCAAAATCATTAACGAACTCAACGAAATCTTCTTCTTTTGCTCTCGTTTTTATATCCGTGTAAAATTCCACAAGAGCCATTTTAAATCCAAGGTTTAAATTAGTTGGATAAATCTCATCGAAATCTTCATCTACACAAAAACCAACAGCTCTGTTTACAAACATAATCTTATCCTCTGCAGAAAGTCTCTGTTTGATTGTTACCGGAATAAGTCGTTCTTTGTCTCCATCCATAAAAGCAATATTTGCTTCTACTTCTGGTTTCTGTTGAGATTTAATAAAAGCGTGAAATTCTGCCTGTGCCGCTTTAATTTCTTTTTTAGTCATAATTACTTCTCCTCTAAATCCTTTAATTCCTTTAAATATGCACACCCTATCGAGATAGCCTCAGCTACATCCTCGTTAACAGGTTCTTTCGTAATTGTTTTTACAAATTCTAAAGATTGAGCTTTCAGTTCTGCTCTTTTAATGCCTTTACCTTGTCTGATTCCGATTAATTTACGCCACTGTGTAGGTAAATACATTTTCCAAGGGATATTCTTTTTAAAACAATATCCAATGATGGCACCTTGCAACCGTGCCAACATTATTACGGCTTGCATATTCGCCTGACTTTGAACATTCTCAACTACAACAAAATCAGGTTTAGTTAAATCTATAAGCGCATAAATTTCAGAAATCATTTTTTGAAGACGCTCATCTCCAGATAGGTTATGGCAATCTATAAGCCCGAACTTTTTCAATTTTGATTTTGTAAAAACTGCATAACCAGTCAAATTCATCGCCTGGTCAAAACTTAATAGTTTCATTTCAATTTCTCCAAACAAAAGGGAGAGCAAAAGCTCTCCCTTTTAAATAGCTATCAATCTTCATCAATAGCAATGAGATCGATAAAGTTACCTTCCTCGTCTGCCATAAGATCGCAGGTAAGAGTGATAGTGCCGGGATCGCCAGAGTTTGCATGAGTAAGAGTAAACTGAGGCTGAGGCTGGCATTTATAAACACGAAGATGCATTGCGACTTCATCTTCATCTTCAGTTTTATAAATCGTATCTGCATCAATAGAAAGTGCTTTCGGGAAAGTTTTGGTATCAATATGAAGATATTGAACAGAGCCGGCAGTTCCTGTTACAGTTTTTTCATGATAGACAATATATTTTTTGTCAGCTTCAACAGTTGCAAGCTGAACTTCGGTACCAAGATCGTCCCCTTCGGCAAAAATGCTGAAAAGGTCAGCGTCGGTAATGCCCGGAAGTTTGCTCGCTTCTACGCACGTGATTACTTCACGTACAACAAGTTTTGCTTCATTCTTGACTTCTGCACCAGACATAAGAGCATAAAGCTGGAAAGGTGCTACCTGGAATTCAAAAGCAATAGTACCGCCTTTTTCACCGCTGAAAATAATACGTTTAGGATGGCCCCATCCGCCATAAGCGGGAGTATTTTCGCCGGTGATTTCAGTGGTGGTAGTGTTTGCATAGTCTACATAAAGAACCGGTTTTTTAGTTGCATAATCTCTAAAGATTGCATTGCAAACTTCGCGGTTAGCCATATTAACAGACATGTGCGTTTCCTCCTTATAAAATCACATAAAAATAAGCCTCATCAAACGAGGCTTTTATTTCTCTGGAACACTGTACCATGGGTCATGGTCGAATTTATCTTCTCCCCATGCGCACCAACGTGTTGCCATAATATCAAGATAAAAACTATTGTTTATACGAGCAAATTGGTCATATAACTGCAGAACCGTCAGTTGCCAGATATTTGTAAGATTATATGTGCTTGAGCAGGCCGCGACTGCTCCAATAATATTCCAAAGAGAATTTCGCTCCTCTTCTTTCTTGTTCCGCTTTGATGCCGCCAACTTAGCTCTACCTTTTGACAATTGCTCCATAATCTTTTTAGTTTTTTCATTTTTTGGTTTGGTGTTCAAATCATCTTTAACTTCCAAACCGCTTATTTCCATTATTGCGTTTCGAACTAATGAAAAGTTTTCTCTATCAATTTTTCCAAGAAATTGTTTTTCTGAGTTTGTTGAAATAGAGACTATTGTTTTATGTTTCTCAGAAAATTCAAGCTTACTGACAAAAAACGGTCTTAACGAGTTTAAAAGAATTTCCATAGTCTTAGCATTAATCGAGAAAATATCAAAAGGTACTAATTCCGCTGGAATTTCTCCCTCTGGAAGCTTAAAAATTTTCACAAGTGAATCCATATCAACCGAAATAAGAGCAAGACAATTTCTATAATTATCGAATCCCATTTCTCTAATCTCCTCGAGCCTTGGCTGATGTATAACCCCTATTCCATCCAAATAAATATCTCTTGCAGAAATTGAATCAAAGCTGGATATAACTTTCAAAGGAGTATTACCCCCTGCCTTTAAACATTCCAGTATTTCTACCAAAATCAACAGGGCTATATGTGAGCATTACACCTCTGAACATTTTTGGGGTATTAACAGGACGAATATCTTTCGGCTTAAGTTTCCCTATACCAAAATCGCTGTTCCCATTAAGACATTTATCAACGAATCTTGCCAGATTATCCAGCCTGTTCCCATTCATACCTATAAACTTTTTATGATCAAGTTTTATGTACTCTTTACTTACAACTACTTCAACAAATATATTAAAATTCTGCAAAGTGCTGTTATTATCACCAGTACGGGAAGCTTCAACCATAATATGAGCTTTTGCCGCTTGAACCGTTTCATCCACATATTCATAATCCCAGAGGTACTTAAAAACTTCTAAAGCTTCTTCGCTTTCCATATCAATATCGGGGTTATCCAAAATTAAGGCAACAATTTCAGGACTATTCCCTAACAAGTCAATTACTTTTTCCTTATACTCAATAAGTTGATCAACGTAAGTATCGTAGGGAGGTTCCATATTAGCCATAAGCTTTCACCTCGATTTCTTTGTAAGCAACATTGTATTTGTTGTCAACATCTGTAAGTGTTACAACAACACTTGATCCGACATAAGTTTGCTTAGAAGCTTTAAGAACAATGTTGTTACCATCGTCTTCTAAAACAACCCCGTTGGGAACATCGCCAACAACAGTCCAAACGGGCTCAATTCCTTCTACCGGATTGTCATATTCATCCAAAAACTCTGGTTTCAAAGTACATTTTCCACCCGTTCTTAAATATCCTCTACCTTTAATACTGCAATCGAGTTTTTTAGCACATGGAAGAATAGGTTCTTGTTCGATATAATCACAAATCCCAAGCTCAAGATTATCAGTAGAAGCGTTATAAGCGCTGCTCCTAAGGTTGAGAATAAGTAAATGAGCGCCTTTGCCATAACTTCTGGAAGTATAATCGACGCCGGTAACTGAATATACAGTCATAATCTTTTCACCGTGAGCATCATATGCATATCCAGTCGCAATTCGTTTATCAACAAATATCTTTTCAGTGTCTTCATTAAACGGAAGATAAACTTTAAACTGTTTATCTAAATACTGTAACTGCTCGTCACCGTTTTTAGTAGTTGAATAAACACCAGAGTCTAAAACTCCATACGAAGAGCAAATTTCCGGGGAAAAATTCTGCCATTTGAATTCATAGTTACAAAGCCAAAGCAAACCAGTTTTTTGAATGACATTCATTACTCTTGTCTCTATACATATCCAGTGCTCTCCATATACTTCAACAATATCTCCAGGAAATAATTCGTCTCCAGGCATCATTGTAGCATTCACTTTATATTGTACATCGCTTCGACTAAGTAACATCGGCTGTTCTATTCCGTTTCTCTTCGCGTGAGCTTCGTATCCGGGGCTTTCTGCAACACTATCCATGAAAGCTTCTTTCAAGTGATTGACAGATCTTTCTTGTTCGCTTTTACCTTCTACGGTTAAAAGATGGTCATATCCTCTCCAATTAGCCATTTACATCACCGCCATATCGAGCTTCTACGTCGTTAAGAGCGTGTGTGGCTTTAAAGATTTCTCTTTTCCACGTGGCATCATCGACAAGATTATTACCAAGATATGCAACTATATTGAGCACTGTTTGAAAATCTCTATCCTCGCAAAGCACGGGGTTAGACATCCTGAACCCCATTGCATCGATATAGACGCTATTCATATGTTGCATCAAAAAGTCAATCTCAACCCCATCTTGTCTCATTGGCAAAGCTTTGAAAATCTGATTTGTCAAATGTTTTATATAGTTCGCTATTTCCAACTTCATCACCGCCTTAATTCCCAAGAGCGGAGATGTTAGCTTTAAAATAGCCATACATAGTCATTCGACGGTTATACTCTTTCCACGCCATTTCTTTTAGTGCTGTCATTTCTCTAAGCAAATTCGCCGGAGAAAAATATGTATAATCTTTTGTAGACATATAGTTTCTCAAATTCTCGCTGTTCATAATTTTCGCATCAAGCCAATAGTAAGAAACACCTGCGGCGAGGATATTAATGACAGCATTGGAAAGAGTTATGTTAAACGCTCCCTTTTCGTCATCATAGTCTTCAAGATTTTCCAGACATATAGGAGCAAAATCACTTTGAGCAAAACTCAAATAATTTCTTAGCAAATACGCTTTATCTTCGTCTGAGTATTTTAACCAAGTATAATCTTTAAATCGAGTTATTGCTCTGTCATAGATTTCTTCAAAGGAAGTCCCTTCCATGAAAGTTCCTCCTTTATTCTTCTAATTTAATCTGAGTAGCTTCCTCTATTGCGTCAATTCTTTTTGCAGAGTCAAGAATATTTTCTTTTCTGAGTTCATATGCTCTCTTTGCTACAACTTCTTTGTTATTGTAAGAAAGATTAGAAATTACATCTTTCATCTCCTCAGTCTCAACATCGAGAATAATCGCATCGACGTCTTCTACGGAACGAATCTGATTATAAAATTTGTCAACACCGAGAAGCTTATAAACTTCATCTGCCCTTGGATCCTCAATGGTGATTAGGTTGCGAGTAAAAAACTCTCTGCTTCCATTTCTCATATCAAAAAGATCTCTCACGGTAAAAGAATTTCTTTCACCGAATTCATTCCATCTCATTTTAAACCCAGTGTTTTTAGATTTAAAAATAAGCTGACCATGAAATGCAGACGCCACCTGAACCACGTAATCATTAGTGATCGGAGGGAGAACTTCTTTAGCTACAATATTATCCGCAACAGATTTTGCTTCTTCAATGAAAGAAGCCTCGGCTTTTTCAGCCGGGGCTTCTACTGCAGCCTGTTCGGCTACTCTTTTAGTTCTTTTTTTGGTTTCAGCCATTATACTTTAACTCCTTTTATTCCAAAAATTCAAATTAGACAATGCTGTATTTGCCGTAGCAATGATTTACAATAATAAGGCCAACACCATACTGTCTCTCCATGAGATATTCAACGGTGCGGTCTGCGTTAACTTCATTGCCTTTTTCAAGGATATAAGTTTCGCCTTCATCAACAAATTTAATGAATTTCTGGCCGCCAGCAATAATATGGAGAATTTTGTCGTTAAATGCAAATTCATCAGTTTTGCCTTTATGAATCTGCGGAACTTTAACCATGTCATAGCCATAGAATTTGCCATAATAGCCACCATTGTACATTTCCTGTTTAGCCTGTTCGGGCATATTCTGAACCTGGCAATTTTTAAGAGCAGCAGTGGTACCAACAATTACAGGAGCAGCGCCAGTTGCAGCTTCTACATGAGCACAAAGAGTAAGAAGTTCATCTTCATCAAAGTTGCCAGCATAAACATATTTTGCACCATTGCCAGCCATACCACGAGTTGCTTCGGTTACACCTTCAAGAGCTGCATAAATGGAAAACCATACATCTTTGAGGAATGCTGCTGCAACTTTTTCGCAAAGTGCATTCCAGTCAATACGACCAGCCATAAAACGAGAGAATTCGTCATACATACGAATAGTGTGAAGACTGGTGGAAAGACTGGTTCTACCGCTGGAGAGTCTCTGTCTACGAGGAGTGTTAATACCATCAGCAGTATCACAAACGATAAAGTCAGATTCTTCGGGAACGATAAATTCATTTTTGTCGCCTTTTTTAATATTGATCCAATCAACGCAGTTGTTGAAGAAGTTGTTTTTAGCAAATGCATCTTCAGTGATAACGTCTACAAGCTGTTCAATAATTTCAAAGAGTTCAGTTTTGTTTCTACGGAAAGTACGATAGTTAAATACAGTGGAACCACCGTTTGCAGCAACAAGTGCTTCACGGAGGTTATTGACGGCTTCTGCTCTTTCAACAGTTTTGTCGTCTTCAGAGAAAGTCTCGTAACCTGCATTAAGGTCGAGAGCAAGATTGATAATTCCTTCTACAGTCATTTCAGTTTACCTCCTTTATCAAAGTACACGATAGACGTAATAAACATATGCGCCTACGGTTTCAATAGCGATAAGCTCTGCAAATGCGTCTGCTGCGTCTGCTGCAACAACGTATTTAGTGGTATCGCCTACTGCAACGTATTTGTTTGCTTCTGCGTCGGGAGTTCCTTCGATGTCAGGAGCGGTTACAGAGAAAACATCGCCCTGTCTAAAGATATAAACGCGAACGGGTTCGCCTGCTTCGTTCACCCACATATCAAGGGGTCTTTCTCCCTCTTTAAAGAGTTCGGGTGCTGCTACAAGAGCAAGTTTGCCAAGTTTCTGGCCCGCTGCAGGTTTTACTGCTTTGTAAACATCTGCACCGAGATATTCGTCGAGAGATACGATCATACCGTTGTCGATCTCTGCATATTCTGCGCCGTCAAAATATTTAACGGCAGCAAGTCTTGCACCGTCATAAATACCAGAAAGGTTATCGGTGCGTACAACGCCATGTACTACTGCCATGATAATTACCTCCAATTTTTAATTATGTTCGGATATAATTCCGCCATATCTACGTCCTTTATTTGCAACCGTAAACGTTTCTATCGGCGCAATTGGGACACTAACAACTTTGTTTTCACGCTGCTCCAAAGAGAATACGTGTTTGCCTTTGAGAGCAAAGAACTTCTCTTGGGCTGCGTCGTAATCAAGAGTTCCGCCATTAATAGCATCAACAATAGAACTAAATCCCTCTACTTCGGAGAGATTTTCAAACTCTTTGCAAAGAGACATAACTCTTTCTTTCTGATACTGTTCATACCATTGTTTCAAGTTAGCCACTTCGGCTCTTTCCTTGTCCAAAGATGCAGATTCTGCTACCGTGAGCCAACGAACAATCATAGGTTCAAACTCGCCAGAAAGGTCTGCTTCGCCATTCTCATTGATCGTATAAGCAAAGCGACCGTTGTCTCTTTTGTCTGATTCTCCACTTTCGGCAGTATAAATTCGTCTGCCAACATAAGCGTAAGAATCATCAAAATCTTCTAGCCAATAATATTCGCTATATACAACTTGATTTTCTTCATTTGTTTTTCTGATTTCAGGAAGAGCGCCTTCAAGTGCTCTTCTGCGAGCTTCGTATGTAGCAAATACAGAAACTTCGTTTTCTGCAAAAGTTTCAGAGACTTCTGCTTCTGCCGCAGTTCCGCTTTCGTCTTCTGTTGCAACTTCCGCATCTTCTACTTCTTCAAGATGTTCGTCCTGTTCAAGCTCATGCTCATCGCTATCTTCTCCAGTTTCTTGAGTTTCCAACTGTTCAAGATTCTCTCCATGCTCAATTTCATCATCGTGCTCAGCTACTTCCTCAGTCACCGGATCGCCCTCATGTCCCTGCTCAACAACTTCTGCATCAATATCTTCACATTCATGCTCAACACCTTGTTCTGCAGGGGTTTCAACAACCGGCTCAACCGGATCGTTTACTTCTTCCATCGTGGGATTCATCTCGTTAATGAGATCTTCTTGCATTACTTCCAACCCTCCTTCTTTTACTTGGAATTTCTTAATCGAAAAGTTCTCGCTACCGCAAAGTTCTTTCCAATCACTTTTCATAAGGGAGAATTGTTCTTGCAATGCAGAACTCAGCACATCCACTGCCGCGCTCTCAAAACAAGGCTTGGCGGATTCCAGTAGACAGAAGGCTTGCATGGTAAGTTTATCTACTATTGTTGCGCCGTTCTCATCGACATGAACCTCATCAAAAACACATTCCATGCTTTGCGCAATACTCTGAGCCTCTACGATATGATCTACAGCTTCTTGCCTTCTCCAAAGAATTACAGGCATAACCAGATATTCGTGCTCATTCCCATCATCTTCCTTTACGGTTTCCCAAAAATACATATTGTTCGTTGGGATAACGCCTACCGGCTGGGTCGCAGGAATTAATTTAAGCTTGCCTTTTTTAGAAACAAGCTCCATATCATGAGCACCAACTTTGTCTTTTTTTCTATCGTATCTTGCGACAATCGGACAATTAAAAAAGGTTGGGATCGCTGCTTCCAAAGTTGCCTTCGGAATAACCCAACCATTTCGATTCTTGCCGTGATAACATATTCGCATCATGCCTGTTGCAAAGCTAGGGTTTAGTTCCTCAACTTCTTTTAGCTGAGAAACAAAATCTAAGGTTTTTACTTCCAAGATTCTCACCTCCCTTACAAATAAATTGTTTTGGGACAAGTGTTAACAATTATTTTGTCTTCTTCAACTAAAGCCCCTATATCAAGGCTGTCTCCATCATAGGAAAATTCCCATATAGGAGCCCCATTGATATCATTAAAAAATTCGAGCGTATATCCCGCTTCTTTAATTTCTGCAGCCGTATCAGGATCTAAAATAAAAATTTGCATATTTTACCCCCTTCATCGGTTGTCATTTGCGCTGGTAGCCCTGGTTTCCTCGCCAGATTCACTTAAATCCTTTTCGTCGATTTCCGGACGTCCCGCCTCTCCTTCCGGAGCATCTTTTTTTGCTTCTTTTGGAGTCTTTTCATCCTCATCTTCATCAGTATTGCCTCCCATTGTATAACCACTTTGCAGTGGAACAAGTTCATCAAACTGAAGATATTCAAGCTCGGTCATGTTAAGTCCAAGAACATCAAATGCGCCGGTACCAAGAATGGCGGCGTAAGCCGATTTTGCACCTGGAATTCCTAAAGTTGCGGCTTCTTTGTACAATTTCAACATTTCATCAAAGTTAAAAATAGTAACTGGCAAAATGTTGATCTTATATTTTTGTGTCGCAGACCCTTGGTCTCTCAAGAGTCTGTTAGCAATAAGCTCTATCTGTCTTACCATAGGCTTGATAAAAGCTTCATCTGAACGGATACTTAACTTAAGAGCACCAGCGCTATTATTAGAGGCCGACCCATGGAGCAACGCTGACGTACCGTTAGCGGCCCAATAACCATCTTCTGCTCGAGCAACAATGTCAACTTGGTCAGTCGCTCCGCTGTGCTCAAAGTCAAAGTCTTCAAGTTCCATCGGAGAAATGGTCACACCAATGTGAGCATCTACATTGTTGCATAGCTGAGTATAATATTGGTTTGCAAGTGTCCAATCAACTTGAGGAGTTCCATCCTCATTTAACGGAATCTTCATGTTGAGCAACTTGTAGTTATTAATAACCGTGCTTGTTTCTTGCAACGCTTTATACTGTTCAATATCATAAAGAAGCCCAAGAGTAGCTGCAAAAGGAGGAAGAGCATAAGCAACAACAGTTTCATCTGCTTTTACACAGAAACTTACTTGCGAAGGGACTTCCTGCCATTTAAGACCACTGCGATTATACTCATTCCACATAGCTGTAAATTCCGGAGGATATAATTCAAGCCTATTCTCTTTAATCTTGCTCATATCCACACTATACTGCCATGTGCCATCCACGATGTGTGTCAATCTGCAATAATCCGGATTGATTTTCTGTACATAAACAACATTTGAACCGATCCAAACAACTCCAAAAAAAACACCCTCACGCAGCGCGGTTTTAATAACCGACGGTGCAGTGTGGGCGAGATTCATTTTTTCAAGGAAGGCCAAACTATCCCAATATGATTTCTGGGCAGTTTTCTGAGAAGCTCCAGAATAAGCCACAGGAGATACTGTGTAGGCCCAAGTATAAAGATTTGCGTAATGTTCAAGAAGTCTATTGTACTGAGTTGAAACATCCGCCATATAATTACTTGCATCTCTAAGCTGCTTTGCGTTGGCAGAAGGATTTTGCATAAATCCCATGATCTGCTCTTTTGTATATCTTGAAAAAGCAGAAAATTCAGCGTTTACGTTATCATTGGGTTTTGAAATTATCTGTCGAGTTCCACGTGCTTGTGCTGTTCGTGCAAAAGTTCTAATCGCACGCTCTTGAGCAAGCTCATTCTTCTTCTTTTCTTCCGACAAGTCAAATGCCTTTACAGGCTCATTCATAGTTCACTACACCTTCCTTCTTACCCTAAAGTGGGTTTTCTAAAATTAAACATTGGGGCATAGCCCGCAAAAGTAGATTTTTTAGATAGTTTACGCTCAAGTTGATTCGCAACATAATTGTTATAGGATAAACTTGAATATCTATCCTTTCTCATACCTGAACGTTCTTTTATTTTTACAACATTCCCCTTTGCTTCATACTCGAGTTTAACAAGCTCATTTATGAGTAAGGATGTTTGTAAATATGGCAACCTTATCTGCGTTTGAATATCCGGATCAAGTTTAGAAAAACCTTGAAGCTTAACCAATTCATCGTCACAATCATAATCCGATATCAGTAATCTCATACTGCCATTGCGGAAACTTTCTCTAAGTGCTAATGCGCACTCAGAGTTAAAATTAGGTGAACCAGCAACCGGCCACAAAACTTTTGCAGCTCCAGGTTGATTACGGTCAGCCATCAAGTCATTACAACTTGCAAGAGCCGGGTATGTAAGCCCTGTTTGGGGGTCGTACTGATCACGCATTAAAAGGTCGACAATACCGTAGCCGACACCTTTGCAGTCGATGACAATATAATCGCAGTCATATTCTGCAAAGAGTTTTCTAATTGTCAGTGCTTGGTCAGATGTATGCCATCCTTCCCATGCCTCTGTATAAACCACATTCCTTGCGTATTTCCCCGCAGTTCCCGGTTGCAATTGTGTTATAAAAATAGATGTTGCGTCATTTCGTTGACCTGGAGCAACAGCTAAGTCAGCACTAAGCAATCTTTTTTCGCCTTTTAATTTAGCAGGAATTGAAAGATGTTTGCCTGCTGGCCCAAGCTTTGTAGCCAAAGAATCCCTATGCCATGGATAAAGAATTTTTCTAGTAGCATCAATCTCGTCAAAATGATAAAGTCCAAGCTCTCCTTCGTTCCACCAAAGAGCTTCCATCTCCATTTGGAACGTCAGCATGTTAAACGTGCTCTCACTCATATCATTTCTAACGGTGGACTCTTTGAGCAAATCTTCCTTAATAGCAATCTGATATGGCAAGCTACAAATAAAATAGTTTCTCTTTGGATCAAGCATGTTTGCCATATAGTCTCTTGCCAAGTTATAAGACCAATGAGATGTATACCAACACGAGCTGGCATAAAGCTGCTGCATCGGTTCGAGTAAATCTTTTCTGCCCTTATACTTAGGCTTAGTAAGAAAACCTGGCTGACGAGAAGCAGTCAAGAATCTTTTAAGAACATCATTGATAATATCAAGAGGAGTCATTCTATACTCATCGATAATTAAAACGTGAGCCCTGAAATGTCGAGCATTCTCGTTTGCTGTAGCAACGGTGATCTTTGAACCGTTGCGGAACATAATATAGCTATCTTGCCCTCCGACCTTTGTGTGTTTCATGTCGATTTCAAGCATCAAGTTTGGAGACTTTGTTCCTATGGTTGTCATTATTTTTTCAAGAATTTCATTTGCCTGTTTTCTTGTTTTAGACGCAATAATTATTTCAGTCCCGGGCCACAATATAGCTTTTACACAACAGAATACTGCAAGCAACCAGGATTTTCCTTGCCCTCGCTATCGGGATGCCAAATACATCGCATTTTCTACATGAAAGAAAAGATAAAGAATTATCTGCTGAAACATCTTCAAGTCCAGACCAAGATAATCTTTCGCAAAACGATGAGGATTTGCTCTGTAGAAAGAGACCCAGAGAGCAACCCTCGACATAGTAAAATTAATCTGCGCTGAATCAGTCATCCGGCACCACCTCCTCATCATCGGAGGAGTTCTTCGCTTTAAATATTACACTTGCAATTTCAGAACCCATGTCCTCTTCATCATTTTCCGGAGGTTCAACTGAATACTTTGCCTTTTCCTCTCGATAAAGTTCTGCATATTCATTGTCGAACCCAAACATTTCACAAAGGTGTCCTAAAATCCATGTTGTAAAATACTTCCAAATTCCATCAACGTCTTTCCATTCGGGAGCCGGTTCTGGAATTGGATCATTGTCTTCCCAAAATTTAATAAGAGTACCAAGAGTGTTTTGCTCAGCAAGTGCATTTTCAGCCTGCTGTTTAGGTTTCGCACCAGCGCTTTCCATTAAATCCTGATAAACCTTAAAATCCTTCTCGGTGGCAGTACCTTCATAAATTTTCAAATCCATAAGGCATATATTTTTATAAAGGTCTTTGTCTGCTTTCTTTTTCGGTTTATATTCTTCTTCCCATTCAGCATACTCGTCAATAAGATAATCAAGTTGATCTTCAGTGAATCTTCTGCCAAAGAACCTTGCCGCCTTTTTCCGTTTTGCTACCTGTTCTGCATCTTCTGAGTTCTCACATAACACCTCAGGAGAAACAGACGGAACATCAACGAAGAACGGAACGGCTTCGGTTTCTTCCATTTCCTTTTTCATCGTATCAGAATAAGAAAGACCAATTGTGTATTTTGCATTGCCAATAATGGCAGCATAACTTTCTACGAGATGTCCTCTGATTCTTGTCTTTTCTGCAACAATATCAAAGTTCTCTTCATCATAAGGCCAATCCAACTCATGACAAGTGAGTCGCATAGCTTTATGTAAATCATTATCTGTTTGTTTACAGTGCTCATCGAAAAGATTTTGAGCACAGCTCTTGCAAACAGTAAGGTAACCATTGTTTTTCTCGTATAAAGGAGACGGAGTTTTGTAAAAATTTGCTTGGCTTATATACCAATGTCCACAATGTGAACATCGGTAGATACCAAAGTACGGTTCTCCGCCTATTTCTTTTTGATAATTATTGAGCTGCGTACATAAGTCGCGGGAGTTAACATCCACTTTGGAATCCGACGGCGTGTACGCTTTTTTACCTCTTGGCATATAAGGCCCCCTTTACACGAACAAGTCGTCTATCTCGTCACTTTCGTCTTTCATAACGTAAATACGAGTAGTATCGGAGCTTTCATGCCCAAGAAGGACACGAACACTTTCAATATCTATACCATCCTCTACAACCGCTTGAGACGCTCTACTTCTTCTAAAGCTGTGAGGAGTAACTCTTTTACCGCAGATGGGAGTAAATACCTGCTGAGCCCACTTATTAAAGCTGGTCATGGAAATCTGCTCGTATTTACCATCAATCTTCGCAACGAACATATACGGGCAATCATCTTCTCCTCGGACTTCCAACCACTTTTTGAGTGCAGTCATGGCTTCCTCACCAAACATTAGCTTTCTGACTTTGCCGGTTTTGCCCGCTCCCTTGCATCTAATGTTAGGAGTAAGATAATAAGTAACGGTCTTACCGTCCTTTTCTTTTACAATGGGCTGAGCATTTACAATATCTTTAAGAAGTTGTCTGCTTTCAGCACGCCTGCAACCAGTTTCAAAAGTAAAACGAACGTAAGCAACTTTTTGCCATTCCTCTCTTTCTTCGAGTACAGAAATAAGATGCTCAAGCTCTTCATGGTTTAGATATTCTTTTTCATTGACGAATTCTTTTGTCGGTCGTTTAATACTTTTGTTGATAAAGTTTCTGAACATCGGATATTCGTCGTTCATATAAATCTCAATGAAATTATTAAGACTTGAAATCGCCGCTCTTTTGTTTACCGTATCGGATGATGAGCAGCCTCTATTCATAAGCCAATTCTGGAATCGTTTATACTCCAGTGGCTTAATTTCAATTTCGGGTTTATTATTTAAATTATCTTTTACCCAAACAAACCAAATACGAAGATTGCTCGTATAAGCCTTTAAAGTTTGAGGAGATAACTCCACAGAGTTAGATATAAACTCTTCAAGTAAATCACGGTTAATAGGGTTGACTTCAGCCCATTCCTCTTCCGTGATTTGTTTCAGTTTTTCAACGGCCACTGCCAGCCCTCCTTTTTAATTTGTAATAAAGAAAAAGAAGACGAGGATATATCCCCGCCTTCATAAGTGATTTCATATTCATTCAAGTTCATCTGCCCATGAACTGACCCAACCTCTGTGGTTTGTGGTTAGTTCGCATACAGCACAACGCTCTTTATCTTTAAAATGTTCAATGTATGCCGCAAATCCACTGTGCTCAGGGCAATGATAAAGATCGCATTGTCCAGTATGTCCGATTACAATTGTTTTTGAATTTTCGCAAACTCTGGTGAGCGTCTTTTTAAGCTCATCTTTATAGTAGTTCTGTGATTCTTCCACAACAATTATTTTATTTTCGAGATTGCATCCTCTGAGATAAACATGTCCTATGCAATCAATATATCCAGTACCTTCTTTTTGTGTCCAGATAGAACTCTGATTAATTGCATGCATCGGATCAACATTAATTTTCATCAGGGCATCATAAAGCGGCGCGCCGTATGGCCCTATTTTCTCGTCAGCACTTCCAGGCAAAAATCCAATTCTTTCTTCTTGCACCGGTGACACGATATATACAATACCATCGTATTTACCATATTCAACCATAAGATTAGCTGTTGCAATAGCAATAAGAGTTTTTCCGCATCCAGCTACAGCATTACAGAATATAATATCGTTGTCATCATTATAAATAGCATCTCTAAACGCTTCCTGTTCGGGGTCTAATTTTAAACCATAAAAATAATGGCCCTTAAGGGTTTCTGGAGCATCTTCGTGCTCGTGCTCAAAAGATTTCGGACGTTTTTTGCTCATGCTCAAAAGACCTCCTCAAGCGTGCAATCTTCACCAATAATATAATCAACAATACCTTTTTCTTTTGCTTCATCTGCAAAGAGGTACCATTCTATTCTTTCTTTTTCTCCAAGTTCCTCTGAAGTCAATTTTGTATGTTCGACAACAATTGCTTGCAGCTTTTTGTTAATCTGATCGTCAAAAGCAACATAGTCTTTTACCTTGCTGGTAGAAGTCTGGATACCAATGCCTCCATCGTGAATTAGATAGGTGGACTCGGGGAATGCAAATCTCTTTTTACCGCTAATTCCAATATAGAAAGCCATAGAGTAAGCTTGACCAACTACTATTGTATAAATTGGCGTAATACTAGATTTAATAATATTGATAAGAGTAAGTCCTTGAATAACACTTCCTCCGTAACAGGCAACATAAAGCTTAATAGGTTTTCTTTTATCTGCGGGAAGATTTTTATCCTCCTCATTAATTTTCAGAATATGATAACCTACCTGTCTAAAGGTATCTTCGTTAATTTCGCCCTCGAGAAAAAGTTTTCTTTTTTCAAGGTCATCCATAAACATTTCATCCTTCGTAACAGAAGGTACTTCATTAACAATTACAATGGGTTCACCAACATCTGCCATTAAAAATCCAGTTTAACCTTTCAATTTTTGAATTTTATATTATATGTAGCTTCTCTCCCATACTGGGGGTCAAAAATAAATAGCGATTGACCTGCACTGGAATAAAGCCGGTGCTCATTTGCATAATCATCCGTTCCACAGAGAGAACGAATGAGCACGCTTTCAATGTCGTAGCGCTCAAGCTCTTCTAAGTGATGCTTGTCTGCCGAAAAAGTATAATCTATCGTTTCACCAAACTTTTTTGTAAAAAGAGTATTCAGCGTAACACCAAGATCTTTGAAGTTATCCAAATCCCCATGAGTACAACAAACGTTATATCCTGCAACTTTAAACCAAATAAATTCTTTATAATCAGCTTCTACAATATGCACATCAATTCTGTCTGCGAATCTTTCTGCCAACCACCACGGGAGAATTTTTTCCATGTTGTCAGAATGAATACTATCAGCTTTATTTTGAATTGTTCTCATGTGATTGCCATAAGTAGAATAAACATATACGTCTTCCACGCAAGAAGAAAGTTCATTTATTGCTTCAGCCATCAGTTCTGCTACGTGTATAAGCTGATCTACTGTATTTTCTTCAGAAGCTACTCTGCAAGTAGAGTGAATTGCGCCATGCGCGACGTCTCCGAGACAAACTATATGCAACTTCCGAACTTTATGGGATCTTAAATAATTTTTCGTTCTCCAAACCAGTTCTTCTACTCTCTCCCGACAAATCTTAGGGTTATACTTTTGCCAAATGTTGTCCGTTACCATTCCATAATGCCAATCAGCAAAACAAAGGACGGCCTCTTTGTCAGAATCAAAAACCTCTGAAAAACAATCAAAATCCATCGGTTTTTCCTCATTGATGTTCTTAGCTACCTCACGAATAACATCATAGAGATGTTCAGTTCGGGCTTCCTTTCGAATAAGCTTATTGAACTCTCTGCGCTGATCGGCAGTTCTCATGCCTTCTTTTTTGATAGCGATTAGCTTTTCTTCGAGCTCTTTCATATATTCCCGATCTGCAAAACCGCTGAACACATCTTCGTAGAATCCTTTGGCGTATTGATATGGTTTACGATAGGCGCTCTCATCTCTGTATTCGGATTCATCTTCACGCCATTCTGCGTTAATAATGGGAGCTACATCTTTCCAAGAAGATATTTCCCCTTTATCAACCATCTGCCCAATGCGCCAGATATACTGACGTTCGTTCTCACCATCCCGTCTTTTTGTATCAACCACGGGTGGTCACTCCCCTCTTTTCGCGGAGATATCTTTTTACTGCGCCATTTTCTTCAACCCAGTAACGTTTATGATTTGTCTGTTTGCTGGTAATGTGAATATGCGTTTCCGGAAATCTTTTCCTAATTTCCATGGATTCTTCTTTACTTACTTGTACCAAATTTTTACCTTCTATCCTTTTCATATTTGGGAAAATAATATTTTTCTTCCCTTTAGCGTCCAGCTATTTTTGAACAAATGGCTTAACTAAGCCATTTTCTGAATTTTGCCTTATTCACTGCAAGTCCAAAAAATGGCTTAATTATGCGGGTTTGCAAGGTTTTTTAAGAAACTGTCGCGGAACCTTCATTTGCTCTTTTTCTTTCTCTATACTCTGCACACCATTTTTTGTTAAAACCTTTAGCGCACTCTTCGCATCTAACTTGATTTCGAGCAGTCTTAATAATTCTCTTTCCGCAACATTCACACATGATAGTATTCTCTGGAATGTTACGGCAAAGATTTTGATAGATTTCTTCTCCGAAGCACTGCCATAATGCAGTCTTGTGTTTGCTTCGTTTTACACAAAAAGTCTGTTTTACCAGTACATCAACAAGATGGTTGATGTCCGGGTCTATATCAAGTAGGGCCTGTCTGAATTCCCCGAATACTCTATCGTAATTGGCCCCGCCGTTTTCATCTACTACGATTCGACCATTTATCGTAGAAGATAAATCATAATAAGCTTTTATCAGAACGTTGTCCTCTGGGGTTAATTCAAGATCCCCGTTATCCATCAACATACGATAATCGAAATATCCAAGTTGCTTTTGGTGAAAGTTAAATTTTCGGTGTTCAATGATATGTTCAAGCCTGTCAACGCATCCGTTGCCCACAGGCATTACCTGCGACTCTCTTTTGCCCTTTGCATATATAAAGAAATGTGGAAGCTTATTTTTGGTAAGCTCGTTCAGGCGATCCGCAATGTCGTCTGGAGGCAAAGGTTTATAAAGAGTTTTTGCAGCATCTATAGTAAAGTTGTTTAAACAGCAAAGTTGTTTGATAGCATCTAAATCTGGTTCCGGCAGATTCCAAATTTTTGTTATTTTGTTGCTTACCGCCCCTATATTTCCGGAAGTGTAAGCTGTTATCATTCCTTCATATAAAGCATCTGGAGTTATTTCTCTGGCAGGAGCTTTTGCCATATTGTAATAAAGAGGCACTATTCCTTCGCAGTCACGCTTTGCTACTTCTATCAAGGTAGGATCAGCGACAACTAAGCTTTTATCTCCGTCAACCGTCCCGCTATCGCGGGGCAGACTATATCATCACCATGCCCTTGCAGGTTTAGGTGCTTCGCGCTTCGCCTTTCGGAGTTTCACCGAAAAGCTACTCTACTCAGTTACTCGCGGCAAAGCTCGTGGTTTTACCGCTACCCTTTCGATAGTCGTTATACTTTCGTAAAATAAAAATATCGTTATTTTTCTCTAATTATTGTCCAATTTTTATCGCCTCCAAAAGGCGATATTTTTATTTTACGCTTAGCACGGGATTCCTCTCGGTTCCCCGTTAGCCGGCCATAACCGACACCCTGGATTTCCAGGTTCACGAAGTTTTCATCTCAGCGTTTCCACTGAGCGCGACGATGTTGTTCATCGAATTGGAGCACCTTGGATATCATATCGTGAGTGCTTGTATAAATACCGTTCGTCAAGAACCACCGCTTCGCTTCAACGTGTTCATCAGCAACATTGGTTCTTACACAGTGTTCACGATAAAGGTGCGGCGATCTTAAACAGTTAAGTTCTTTTTTATTTTTATAAGCGGAGCAATACACTTCTCCATTTTTAAGAAGCCCCTCTGGCTTCTCAATTCCTTTAAACCAATATTCACAGGCTGCATACAAATCTGGTATCAAGAAAAGATATTTCCCATCAATTTCAAGTCTCCCGGCCTTCCCAAATTTTTCAAGGCTGTTTTTCAAATCTCTGAGTGTTTCTCTGCAATAAGGGTCTTGCAAAAGCTCTGGGTACATAAGTAAGGCTTTTTGGAAATAGGTTTTATGACAATTGGTTTTCGTTGCTCCGAAAACTCTGAGCATTGTTTCTCTATCGGAAGAAACATCTCTCAAAGTTTTATTGGTTCTTTCTGCAATTTTTGTAAGTTCTTCATCGGTAATGCTTGTAAGAGTTTGAAGCATCTGGTAGTTAAATCGAGCGTCTTCTATAAAGTCTTCCTCTTCATTGCATTTACAGGCTTCGCAGTCATACTTTTTAAAATATTCTTTGTATTGATCCCAGTTCTCATAATATTTCCATAGCTTTATTTGGGATTTTGTAAAAATAACCTGGATATCTTCGCCGAGCACATCATGTATCTGCCCATATATATCTCTGATAAATCCGCAGTCTTTATTGCCGTTTCTTCGTTCTTCTCTGATGAATTTATCAAACGGGAAAACTGCTAAAAGTCCTTTTATCCATGGTGCTCGTACCATGAAATTCTTTTTACTTAACTTAGGGAGAATCATTCCGCAGCCATCTGTATGCGGAATAGGAACATCCATTTCTTTTCTTTGAATGGAATAATCCTTTTCATCTATAAAGTCTACAAGCCCTCTTACAGTCGTTTCAAAATCATCAACAACAATACTCTTATCTATATCAAAGTCTTCCCAGACGTCCGTAGCACTTGAGCACAGCGCCTGGTACGCAAGGTACTTATTCGTGTTAACACCTCCGGCCTCATTTATAGTCGGGATGTCAAGCCCGCAGGAGAGCTTCATATATATTCTCTCGTAGTCTTCCTCCCTAATAGCTACAAATTTCTTTGTTCTTATTTGCCCGGCGCTTGCCGAGAAAAATTTATATCTTTGACCATTCATCATAAATCCGTTTTTAACCATTGATTCAGCCACACCGAAGTAATAAACCTTTACAATGACCAATTGCTCATTTACCACATCGGACTGCATCTCCAATGCTCTCGTTAGGGTTGAATCAAAAACGGCGACCACGTTACTTCTGGTCAACTTTTCTTGTCGCACCGTGCGAACAAGATGTGTATTTTCCTCAATTATTCTTTTAAGCTCCGACTTATACATAACCGCAAGTTCGTTGAGCTTATGAATATGTTTCATTCTAATTGCAGGGGATGTTTTGTTATCAGGCTGAGCGTAACTGCCCTTCCTTTTCCCCAAAATGTTTCTTACCCGTTGCAACTTTCTTTCCATAACAAGCTCTTCGTCCGTAAAAAACGCTGACGTGTCAAGGGCGTAGAGCGAGTATTGAACCGAAAGTGGCGTGATTCCTCACCTCAAACCGTATTAAATTTCTTCATCACTATCGGAATATTCCGCAATAATTTCGTCGTACTCATCTTCTCGTTCTTCTAAATCAACAAGATACTCAACTTGCGGAGCCAGTTCTTCCCAAACTTCATCCCAAGTGCGAAGATCCAAATTATCCACTGTTTCCAATTTACCCCCTTTCGAAACGAGGACATTTATGAACACAGTAACTGCGTTCGTTGTAAACGCTTCCGATAATTTCGGTTGGCGTTGCTTCCCAGCCTTCTACAGGTTCACCGAACATACTCCAGGAGCAACCTCTGTCTTCCGTATTTGGAACTGAATGTTTGCATAGCCAACAAATTGTTTCTTGATAATCTTTAGTCATTTTAGAATCCTCCTCAAACATCACTTTCCAAGCTATTCCATGCCATAATTGCTCTTTCTTTTGAACCTGTAATCGGGCCCATTTCAAAATCGCAACAATCGCACCTAATATAAAATAAATGCTCTCCGATACCCCAGTCTCTAATATCAAACCTTTTCTCTTCGCCACAGTTGGGACACCATTTTAATTTTTTATTTGACACATTATTTTTAATGCCATATTCGGCCCAAGCATGAGCCAATTCAGCGTGTTCTCTTGTAAACCCCCAAGTATAGCCTTTTTGAATAAGTTCTTCTTCGAAAGATTCAGCATCCTTTCCACTAGAAAAATTATACGTTGAAACGAGTTCGCCGTTATGATAAAGATTTATAACCCTTGCATATCCTTCATGGTTCCACAAAGTTTCGTATTGTTTTTTTGTTTTCATAAAATTTCTCCTTTAATCAGAACATATGTTCTTTTATTTTTTCAATGGAAGCCTTTTTGCTTCCATTGTTTTTAGCCACTCATAAATATTTGCTGATGTAGCATTTTCTGGGCATTCATCTCGAGCCACAAATGCAAGCCAACCAATAAGTAGATTTCTCATTCTTTCGCTTGGAATATATATGTTTATACTTTTGTCATCGCGAATTGCCGATCTCCAAATCCACTGTAACATTTCCGCCAGTGCAAAAGCCTCATTATCCACTGACACACCATATCTTGAAAACATAATAGAATAAGATGGAGACATAAATCTGTTTGTTAAGTACGCAAGGTTGCTACACTTCCGATAGTTGTTAGTTGCACGCTGATTGCAGGTAATAAAGTTTTTTCGAAACCTATTCTTTGCCGCTACCCCCTCATAAGACAGAAAGGTTGTCCAGAGTCTGTCTTCGCTTTTGGAAAACGTTATGTTTTTGAAATAATTAATGAGGTTGTTCGAAAGAATATTAAATGTTTCTTCCTTTGCTTCGTTGTACCAAGACTTGCTCAAAGCATATCGCCCATCGCCGATACGATTAAGTTTATCGTTTCCTTTTTCTGTTACTCCGTATATATTAATTAAATCTTTATACAAATACACAGAGTCTGGCTGAAAATCTTCTGTAAACTCATATTTTCCATCTTGGCTTTTTACATACCAGTAATCGTAGTTGATTTTTTCTGTTTCCAAGTAAGCACTAAAAATTTGCCCATGCAATAAATATGTCAGTAAGACTACTTCTTCAAATTCTTCAAATACGGCAGATGGAAAAACCTCAAAAAGACACTTAGATATTTTGTCGGTATCTTCAGCTATATACCCCCGAAGCCTCCCAGCATCGGCCAGTTCCTTAATATCTCCAAATCTTCCAACTGGAGGAGCAGTCTCTTTCCATATTGCATATTTATTTTCATCGAGAGAGATAAATTCGTTGAATAAAAACCTTGTTTCTGCTTCTGTAAGATTATCAACATTACGAAAAGCTTGCTCTGGAGTTTCATCGATGATAAGTTTATACCCCCTATATTTTTCGTAAATGTTATCCGACTGCATAAAAAACAAAACATGCGTAGTGACGATATTTTCCTTCTTATCTAAAAGTGATTCAAAAGAATCTGATTTATTTTGGTTCAATTCTTCACAACGTTCGGGCTCTCGGAACTTATGAACCGGGCATCCTTCAACGAATCTTTTTATTTCAGTTAAATATGGAGTAATTACTATAAATTTATTGAAAGGGTGAGCATTGATATAGCTAATAGCTCCTTGCGTTTTGCCACTACCCATAATGCTATCAACTACGTGAAACTTTGTTTCACTTGTTGCCTGCGGTTCAACTACATGAAACTTCGTTTCATCCATTTTAGCCATTGCAAGTTGGGGATCTGGCTCAATAAATTTTGGAATATGCATCACTTCTTTCGAAAATTCTTATTTTTTGAAGAAAAATTTTTTTGACGAAGTCCAAAAAATGGCTTAGTTATGCGGGTTAGCCACGATTCGAGGCAATCTTCGTCTCATTGGAATTACTGTCCTATTTCTTTAACGCCAGTACAGATAAGTTTATGAATAGTTATATTATATATATTATATCTTTAAGGGAGAGGTCTAAAAAATGGCTTAAGTAAGCCAAAATTTAATACAAAATATCCATTTTAGCCAAAAATACCCTAACTTTTTGTCTGAAATTTAGGCTTGGACTATTGCTCATGCTTTGCATTCGCTCGCTTTCCCAAGCCTTATCAGGCTTGTACAATTTTATCTTTAAGTTTTTCTCTGGCATCAGAGAGATTTACAACATTATCATTCTTTACAGGGCCATCCTCAAACCCAAGGTCAAGACGGAAACAAGTATCTAAAATTTCATCTTGGGTTATACCAATGTATCTAAGAGTATAGGCTATACTACTATGATTAAGTTGCATTGAGAGTAACTCTAGTGCTCTATTTCTATCTGGTGCTGCCATCAGGAAGTGATAGGCGAAGGTTTTACGGAGCATATGGGTTGAAGCGTGAACGGGGATGTGAAGTTCATCATTCACGATGGATTTGAGAAGACGCTCGATGGAGCGAACTGTGAGCGGAGCTCCATCCTTGCCTTTGCGGTTGGAGTTGGAGGTGAAGAGGTAATCTCGACGATCAACGGGGTTATCTCCATATTCACTCTTCAAGTACAGCGTAAGAGCCTTTAGAACACTCTCATTCATTGCCATAGGTCTTCTCTTTTTTGTTTTTTCTTCGATAATTTCGAAGGTGTTCACAATTTTTCCTTCCGGGGTAATAACATCTCCGATACGAAGTGAAGTAAGGTCTCCGCAGCGGAGGCCGAAGTTTATGCCCATTACAAAAAGAAGAAGATCTCTGTATCTTTCGTTTTCAGTAAGGTAATCTACGATCATGGTAATGTATTTTTTATCTTTAATAGCGTCTGCAGCATGGGAGTTTTTGATTGGGGTTTTGTATCCTTCGGACTCGGCCAGTACGGTAACCATATCCCCTTGTACTGGTATTACATTGCAAATATACCCCTGGTCGATGTATTCTTTTTGCCTTTCGGCGAAGCTTTTCTTCATGATTTTTTATCTCCTTCTAATAACAAATAGTATAACTTGTTTCGATGGTTTAATTATACTATATGTAATCAAAAATGTTAATAGGTTCTTTAACCATTTACAATTTATTTACATTTATATATAGGTATAAATGAATAATAATTTATTAAAACTCTTTAAAAGGTTCAATATTTCGCTTATTTATCGTAATTTCCGGTTATTTTATACTAATAATTTTACATTTTTTGTACTGGAATTTAATAAGAGGGGTGTGGAAAAGTGAGGATCTCAGAAAAATAAGACATACAAATAACCTTTTTAAGAGTGCTTTTGAGAGACTCTGAGAGGCTGTGTAAAGGCTTATTTGTGATGGTATAACCGATGTTGTAAAAGCGTTAAAAATGGCTTAGTGGTGGGATTAAAGCGGTGTGGTAGTGGTGTGAGTTTGAGGTGACAACTACGTAGAATTTTCCGAAAATGGGCTTTTTATCTTTGTAAATATACCCGCTTCGCCGTTTTTCCGAAAGTCGTTTTTTGATACTTTCGGACTTTGCACATTATAATAATGTTATATAACATTATTTAATTAAAAAATTTTTCGCTTCTTCCGTTTTACTTTTGTAAAATAGCAGATAAAACAAAAGCCGAAGCCGCCGAAAGTGTCGCGCGTTTTCTCTTATTTAGTTTTACCTTCCGTAAATTTTATGGTTGACTTTCGCGGATAAAGTGATATAATAATACTGCGGATATTATTCCGCAAAGTTAATTATACACTTGTAAAACAAAAGAAAGAAGGTCAAAAAATGAAACTCTACACCACCACCACCGAAGCCGAAGCCGCCGCCGCTAAAATTGAAGCCGCCGAAATCTCAACAGCAAGAGCCGCCGCCGTTCAGCAAAGAGCCGCCGCCGCCGATATTGCGAAAGAGTACAAAGCCGCCGCCGCCGCCGTTTCCGAAATCTGCAAAGAAGAGAAAGCCGCCGCCGCCGTTCTTCGTTCTTTCGGCGAAAAAGCCGCAAAAGAAGCAAAGACAAAGAAAGCCGCCGCGAAAGCCGAAGCAATAAGAGCCGCCGCCGCCGTTCTCTATGCTTTTTATGAAAATTTGGAAGCCGCCGAAATTGAAGCCGCAAAAGAAGCCGCCGAAGCCGCCGCAGATATTGCGGCAAGTGCTGATAACTTTGTTTTCGCGCTGAATATAAGAGCGAAAGCCGCCGGAAGAGCCGCAAAAGCCGAAGCCGCGAAAGCCGTAACGCTTACGGAAGAAGAGCGCGAAAGTATCAAAGCCGCAACGCTTGAACGCGAAAAAAGCCGCAGAGAAGCCGCCGCCGCGTATGAAGCCGAAAGAGCCGCAAATATTGAAAAAGCGCGCGCCGCTTTCTCTTATAAGTCATACAATAACGCAATAGCAGACGCAATTTTCCCCGCCGTTCAGTATGCGTTGAACGGTCAACGGAAAAATTTTGACGTTGAACATGCGCCTATTTGGGATAGATATTTTGCGGAAGCGTTGAACGAAAATAGCCGTTTTTGCCTTCCTTCGTTTCCGTTTTATGGTGACGCTTTTTTGAAATTTATTGAAAAAGAAGCCGCCGCGGACGTTATAAAAGCGCAGAAGAAAGCCGAAGCCGCCGAAAGTGTCCGCGCGGCGAAATATAGGGAATATATAAGAGAAGCCGCAAAAGCCGCCGCAGAAGAAGCCGCCGAAGCCGCCG